TGGCGATCGAGGACTACCTACGCTCAGCCTGGGGCGACAGCGTCTACGAACAAAGCCTGTTTGCGCAACTCGCCCGCTCCGAAGCCGAGCGCGAACACACACTGCGTGCCAGGCCCAAAAAAGGCAAACAACGGTGAAGCCATACCCGCAAGAGCTGCGCGAAGAAGCACTCCAACTGCACGCGCTCGGCCTCCGCCCGATCCAGATCGCGCGCGCGCTAGGCGTTTCCTCAAACACCATCTTGCGTTGGACCGACCCCGAGTACTACGAGCGCAACCGCCTCAAGGCACTCGCCTACAAGCGCAGCATTCGCGGCGTCTGCGAAATCTGCGGAGGCGTCACCCGCTGCTGCCGCAAAACCGGCGGCAGAGCGCTGCCCTCACGGATCTGCATCAACTGCGCACGCGAACAAACCAAAGCACGCAGATACTGGACGCGAAAGAAGGTGATCGAAGCAATCCAAGAATGGGAACGCCGTCGCGGACACCCACCGCTGTCAACTGAATGGATCAGCAACGTCCATGATCCCGACGGCTATGTTTTTCCGGCTAGATCAAACGTCTACCAAAGCAGCTCCAAACGAAACTCCCCGTTTCTGAAATGGGCTGACGCGATCGAAGCGGCGGGGTACCCCCGTCCCTGGGTCGGGCACAAGAGTCACGGGCTACCTGCCGCAGCAAAGCAACGCAAACAGCCACCGAAACCACGCAACGCGCAGGAGCGACGCGAACGGGCAATCGCAGCCCTGCGCAGCGCACTCGCAAAGGAGAACAACGATGGAAATCGGAACAGAGAAGGAAACGATCACGATCGAGCCGGTCACCGAACCAGTGCCCAACCCGGCCCCCGCACCAAGCGAGCCTAACCCCGAACCAGCCGAAACACCGCCGGTCGAAACGCCAGTTGAGGAGCCGGTGCCTGCATGATCGTCCCCGACTCGATCCAGCCGGTCACCGGCTGGAAAGCACTCGTGATTCGTAACGGCTGGCTTTACTCCCCACAACAAGCGACGCGCTGGCCGCTACGGCAGCCGCTCGAAGCAGCCTGCAGCAAAGCTCAGCTCGAATACGAATGGGAGCTGCACGACACACCAGCGGAATGGGACGAAGAAGAGTTTTGGATCCCCGCCAGCTTCCTACGTGAAGGCGGCACCACAACCTTCTCCTGGCCAGCAAGCCCAGCCCCGACAGGCAAAACCTGGAGGCCAAAGCGGCTGCCGCACAACATGCAGCCCTGCAGCTGCGGCATCTACGTCGTCGAAACACCACAACAGTGCAGCTACTACCTGCAAGGCGAAAATCGGGTGCTCTGCGAAATCGCGCTCTGGGGACAGACCGTGATCGCCTCGCAGGGCGCCCGCGGGCAGTACGCCTACCCGCAAAAGATTGTTGCCGCCAGACAACAGGAGGAACTCGCACGCCCCGTTGCGGAAAACTACGGAGCCGAGATCGAGATCGTCACCTTCTGGGTGGAGGGACGATGAGCAAGATCATCGTGCCTGACTCGATCGAGCCGTACATCGGCTGGAAGGCACTCGCGATCGTCAACGGGTTTCTTTGCTCCCCACAACAGAACACCGTGTGGCCCAAAGCGGCAAAGCTCGAAGCAGCCTGTATTAGCCCAATACACCAGCCGCAACAGGACGTGAAATACAGCTGGCAGCTAGAAAAAGGCGACCCGCCGCCATATGCGTACTACTACGTTCCCGGCCTCGACACGGCCAATTCAACCGCGCCCGTGGAGATCATCGACTGGGAACAAGAGATGGGCATTTGCTACTCGCCGCCCGGTGTCTACGCACAACCGCCCGACGAGCTACCGCCAGCGGGTCACTACTGGCGCTACGTCGACGAAGGGACGGAATGGATCGAAGGCAGACCGATCGCGACGAACTACTGCACCTGCGGTATCTACGCCGTCAGCACACCACAGGGATGCAACCCATACTTCCGCAGCAACACCATCCTCGCGCAAGTCGCGCTATGGGGCACCGTCACCGTCGCGCACAGCGGCTGCCGTGGCCAGTACGCCTACCCACAAAAGCTGATCGTCCCCAAACGGCTCGAACGAGTGGCGCGGCAGCTAGCCGAAGACTACGGCGTGCCCTACGAAGCCGTCGGCCCCAACAAGATGACAACGTATCTCGGCTACAACAAACACATCCAAAACGACCAACTCAAAGGGCGCTACGCGGTTCTCTACATCTCACTCGCCGCAGTCATGTTCTCGCTTGCGTCGCTGATCATCTCGATCACGAAGATCGGCCCGAAATGGCTTTCGGGTGGGCTGAGCGGAGCTGCGGTGACCTTCGTCGGGATGATGATCTTGGCCCAGTTCCTTACCAGGCGCTAATGGGTAAACGTCCCTTGCCCTTGATACAACCCGTACGCAAGGAAAGGAGCTGTGATGGTCAAGGATGAGGCGCGTTGGCAGCAAAACGACGACGGCAGCTGGTCACGCCGGATCGGCGACATGACACCCGCGCAGCCAGACGCCACCCAGGGAGCCGTCGATGCGGCGGCAGAACTGGGTGTTGACCTTGCTTCTCTAACCGGCACCGGCAAGGGCGGCAAGATCATCAAGTCCGACGTCGAAGCAGCCGCAAACACTTAGGAGGAACCAATGCCCGCACAGCGCGATGACACAGCCTGGACGCCGGTCGAAGGCGACCACGCCGACGACCAGACATACGAGCGCATCCATCGTGACCCAACCGAGCCGCCAACCGATGAGAAGCGCACCGCCGAAGAGGCGAAGGACAAGGCAAAGAAGAAGAAGTAGTGGTTGACGTTCCGAGCTGGTGGGAATTTCTTCTGCTTGGCCTTGCGGCCTGGCGGATCTTCCGCTTACTGGCCGAAGACGAAATCCTCGATCGACCCCGTCGTTGGGTCCTCAACCTCGACCCTGACTGGCAAGAGGGCGAGGACCCCAACGACGACTACCGCTTCGAATGGGGCACCTTCCTCACCTGCCCCTACTGTGCTGGCTTTTGGATTTCGCTTCTCTGGTGGGGAGCCTGGATGCTGTGGCCGCACGCCACCGTGCTCGTAGCGGTTCCACTGGCGATCAACGCTGTTGTGATTGCGGCCGCGAAACTCGACAAGTGATTACGTGCTACTGGAAGACATGCGGGAAGACCGCCAAGCTCGCTTACCGCGGTGTGCACTTGGCCGATGGCAAATACCTTGGCGAGGTCTATCTCTGCGCCGAGCATCTGCATCGTGCGAAGATCACCGCTCGCATGTTGATCAAGGACGAGATCCTTGTGCAGCGCCTGATCCACATCACGATGCCGCCGCGAAACTAGACACGCATCCGATCGTCGCCCTACACTGGCGGCGTGACGGAGGAAGAGAAAGAGACCTTCCTGACGTGGCTGCGCGCTGGCAAATCTCCACCAGAAGCCGCTGAACTCACGCACGAGAGCTACACCGCCTCGATGTTCAGACGGCTGCTCTCGGAGAAAAGCCGTGACTACGACCCATTCTTCGCGGCCGATTACCTGCGTGCGCGCGCCGAGGGACGCGAGAAAGCACCAGCACGCGTAGACGCAGGCAAACCGCGCACAACCACGCTCTCCGGGCACGTCAAGGCCGACTACCTGACGCCCGAAATGCTGGAGCAGTTCTGCGAGTACATCGAGGCGGGTGTGCCGATGAAAGATGCCGCCGAGCTGCTGGAGCCAAAGACAACGCTGACGCAGATCCATCGCCGCGCACAGAAAGACGCGGCGTTTGCCGAACAGTACGGCGAGGCGAAGAAGATTGGCTACCCGAACTATCAGGAAGGGCTGCGGGCCACGATCCATCGAATGGCGGAAAACGGTGACTATCGCGCCGCACGCGACCTCGCGATCATCCACCTGCCAGAGTTCCGTGAGGCCTTCCTGACCAAGAAGACCGAGATCATGGGCGGCACAACCAACGAACTGAAGCTGCTCGTCGAACAGGTATTCCCCGAGCTGACCGACGGCGATCTCGACAAGCTGATCTCCACCGTTGAGGCGCGACAGATCGGCGAAGCCGAAGTGATCGATGTCGACGACGAGTCAGCAGCTGCCTGACCTCACGCCCGGTCTCAGCGACGAGACCAAACGGCTGTACGAGGCGTTGCTTGCCGAACGCGCGCGGCGCGACGTCTCACGCGAGCGTGAAGAACTTCCCAAGTCGCTCTCGAAGTTCATCGCCTCCGGCTGGCATGTGCTCAATCCAGAGGTGCCCTACCACCACAACTGGCACATCGACGCGATCTGCGAACACCTGCAAGCGGTTTCAGACGGAGAGATAACCCGTCTACAGATCTGGGTGCCCCCAGGATCAATGAAGACGGGCACCGTCTCCGTCTTCTGGCATCCATGGGAATGGACGACCCGCCCCTGGCTGCGCTACTGGTCGGCTTCCTACGAGACACGCCTCGCTGGACGCATGTCGGCCATGAGCCGCACACTGATGATGAGTGACTGGTACCAGCTGCGCTGGGGCCACATGTTCCAGTTCGTGCGCGAAGGCGAGCACTACTACGGCAACGACCGTGGCGGCACACGCCTCGCGACCGCCCCGAAGTCGACCGGAACCGGGGAGCACGGACATCGGATCATCGTCGATGACCCGATCAAGGCCGACGCCGCCGACGCCACCAGCCGCGCCTCGCTTGACGAGGCAAACACCTGGTGGGACGGCACGCTCTCCACGCGCGGGATCGACATCGGCTTCAAGCATGCGCGTGTGATCGTGATGCAGCGTCTGCACGAAGACGACCTTGCCGCGCACGTGCTTGACCTCGAAGACTGGACCGTTCTTTGCCTGCCCGAACGCTACGAACCAGACCATCCGTTTGTCTGGCCCAATGACCCGCGCACAGAAGGCGAGCTGTTATGGCCAGACCATCGCGACGAGAAAGCATCGGAGGCGCTGGCACGATCGCTCGGCAGCCACCGTGCCGCCGGACAGCTGCAGCAGCGACCAGCCGCCCGTGAAGGCGAGATCCTCAAAGTCGAGTGGTGGCGTTTCTACGATCCGCGTATCCGCACGATGGAACGCTGGAAAGAACTCGACCGCTTCGACCAGATCGTGATCTCGGTCGACACACCGCTCAAAGACAAAGAGACATCAGACAACGTTGCGATCCAGTGCTGGGGCGTCAAGGGCGCAGATCGCTATCTGCTTGACCTTGTCTGCGACAAGATGAACTACGGCAAAGCAAAGCGGACGATCCGCGACATGGCCAATTGGGCGCGACAGACCTGGCGAACGAGCTATTTCTCGGTTCTGATCGAGAACGCAGGCTATGGCGTAGAGCTGATCGTGGACTTGAAGCGGGAAATTACTGGTGTGCAGAAGATCCCTGCTGGTGTAGAAGGAAACAAGGAGACCCGTGCAGAATCAGCATCAGATGCCCTGGAGTCAGGTAACTACTTCCTGCCTGGATATGGACCCCCCTGGCAACCGGCCTACGACGAACATCGAACTCCCGCCGACGTGGCAAAGTTCATCGCCAGCTGTGCCAGCTTTCCCCATGCCAAGCATGACGACGATGTGGACGCTTGGAGCCAGTTCGGAAACTGGATTCGGAGTCGTCAGAATGCCCCGATCAAGACCAGCGGGATTCACAGACTTCGTCGTCGAGCAGCCGCATAGCCGACGCTGACCGTATCCTTTCGCGCCCATGGAGACCATTCACACGCGTAAGCCGCCAAGACGGGTGTCGATCCGCTGCACACAGTGCGGTGATTTCGACCAAATCAACGACCGCTCCGCTCGTCGCAAAGTCGCGGAAGGCAGGCCACATCTTTGTCGTATGTGTCGCGCAGTGCAGTCGATCACGCCGACCGAAGACGACATCAACTACTGGCAATCACGCTTCACACCCGAAGAGCTATCTGAGATGCTGAGTGCGATCCTGGCGTGATCGCACTGCTGATTCCCGTGCTGGGGCGCCCCCAGCAGATCAAGCCGCTCCTCGCCTCTGTCGCCGAAAACACTAGTAGCGCACATCGGGTCGTATTCATCTTCTCGCCCGGGGATACGGCGATCGAGGAGGCAAAAGATTCACAAGCACTGCTCTTAACAGCAACGTGGCAGCCCGGAAAGGCTGATTACGCCAAAAAGCTTGCGCTTGGCTTCGAGCAGACAGATGAACCGTGGCTCTTCCAGGGAGCCACCGACCTTGTTTTCTATCCGGGCTGGGATGTGTATGCGCTCAAGCTTGCTGAGCGCACGGGCTGTGGTGTCGTCGGCACGAACGACCTTGGTAACCCGCTTGTCAAGCGCGGACGTCATTCGACGCATTCGCTCTTTGCTCGTTCCTATATCACGCACTACGGCGGTACCTCCGATGGGACGGGGCTGATCTTTTCCGAGGCCTACGATCACCAATGGACAGATAGTGAATTCATCGAGACCGCAACGCGAAGACGTCAATTTGTCTTCTCAAAGCGTTCCATAGTCGAACATTTGCATCCGCATTGGGGCAAATCGGAGATGGATGCAACGTATGAGAAGGCACATCGCTCTACATCACACGATCAGCGAATGTTTATGCAACGCCGCGGCAAGATCGCGCGTCTTGACCAAGAACGGCTACGCATGGAGCGGCAGCGTTGATCTCCATTGTCATTACAACCTACGGCGCAGATCACTGGCGCGAGGTTGCGATGCAACGCGCCATTCCCTCAGCGCAAGAACAGAACGCCTATGAAGTGATCTATCACCACGATCGCGGTGGTGAGATAGGCCCAGCTCGCAACCGTGCTGCGTCACGGGCCACAGGAGAGTGGTTGCTCTTCCTCGACGCCGATGACGACCTGCATTACGACTATTGCCGTGCGATGACGGAGGCAATCTGCTCCGATGCACGGCCTGAACCAGCGTTATTGCAGCCATCTGTCTGTTATCACCGCAAAGGACGGCCTGGCCCGGTGTATTTGATCCCGGAAAAGGATCTCAGTACAGATAACTACCTCGTTGTTGGCACGGTACTGCGGCGCAGGCTCTTTCAGCAAGTCGGAGGATTCAGCAACTACCCGCACGGTTTTGAAGATTGGTCACTGTGGGCCAAGTGTTGGAAAGCAGGCGCGCGTGTCTTCCCCGTACCACAGGCGATCTACAACGCCCACATCAACCCGCAGTCTGCGCATCGAACAATGTGGCGCGACCGCAAGGCGCAGGTAGAAATGCATTTGCGCGTGCAGGCTGAATTATTTCCCGAGCTGTACCAAGAGCGGGTCGTATGAGTGTATTTGAGGATGCTGTCGCGCAAGAAGATCTTACGCATATCTACGCACTTTTCTCTGGCGGTCACGATTCACTCGTTTCGACCGCACTTGCAGCACAACACCCGCTATTTGCCGGTGTTGTGCACATCAACACGGGGATCGGTATCGAAGAAACGCGCCAGTTCGTGCGCGACACCTGCGAGCGCCAGCGCTGGTCGTTGCATGAGGTTCACGCTCCGGAGGGGCGTTACGCAGAACTTGTGCTCACGCGCGGCGGCTTCCCCTACGGCAGCGCGAGCCACAACACGATGCTCTTCTACTTGAAGCAGCAGCCGTTGCTGCGCTGGCATCGACGAATCGAGGGGCGGCACGGTTTTGTGACCGGTATTCGGAAAGACGAATCTGTACGTCGGATGGGCGCTGGCATCAGCGTCCCGATCCGACGCGATTCGAAAAACACGCGGATGACGTGGATTTCTCCGATCCTTGACTGGACGAAGCTTGATTGCAACGAGTTCATCGAACGAAAGGGACTTCAGCGCAATCGAGTTGTTGATCTGCTGCATCGATCGGGCGAGTGTCTCTGTGGTGCGCTGGCACGTTCGGAAGAAATCCATGACATTGCCGCCTGGTTCCCAGATACAGCGCGTCAGATCAATGCACTGGAGGCCGAGTGTGAGAAGCGCGGGATAGTCGCAAGCGTCTGGGCGAGTAGACAGGCAAGGGATCTCGATGCAGGCCAGACCGCACTGTTTGCGAAATCGGAACTTGCTCCGCTCTGTACGTCCTGCGAAGCACGCTGATGCACCTTCACTCGGTGATCATCTCGTTCAACCGTCTGGAGCTTCTCCAGCAGTGTTACAGGTCATACAAAGAGACTGTTTCTGTGCCGTACTCGCTCGTGATCGTCGATAACGCGTCAGATAACGAGACTAGACGCTGGCTGACACTCGATGTTTCACCGCACGACACGGTCATTTTCCTTGAACAGAATCGTTTCCCCGGCTTTGCCTGCAACCGGGGCTGGGAACAGATGCCGCCGCAGACGACATTCCTACATCGCTCCGACAACGACTTCTCATATCTGGGCGGCTGGTGCGAAGCGATGCTCGACCGCTTCCGCGATGTCCACGTTGGCCAAGTCGGACTGCGGACCAGCAAAGAGGAACTCAGCGCCCCCAGCAACGTCGGCGGCAACAACGTGATTCGACGCGAGCTGTGGGACAAGGGGTTGCGTTACGACGAGCGTCCCTGGGGTGTCGAATACCCGCCTGGTTGGACTGAAGACTCGCTTCTCTCGCCAGCGGTAGTCGAGATGGGTTATCGCTGGACACGTGTGCGCAAATCCTGCATCGTCAGCCTCGCGCGCGAAGATCCAGACGACGAGTACTACCAACAAACATGGGCGCTGCGCGGGATCACACCGCCCGTAAAGGAGTAGGACATGGCTGAACCATCCCCGCAACTCCTTGGTCGCAAGCCATCACCACCAGACCTACGCGACTTTCGGCTCGCAAACTTTCAAGCGCTCGGCAGCGAGTTGGTCGCTGGCACAGCAGAAGACTTGGCGCTCTACGCGGCCGCAGAGCTGAGAAAGACGACGATCACCTACAAGCAGTGGGCCGCCCGTTACTACAGCGATGTCACCGTGACCCACTGGTGGAAGGCGTTCAATGCGCTGGCGCAGATCGCTGGCGGCCCGCCGCCTGTGCCAACGACCGACAAGTCATGGGACGTCACTGGTTTTCAGCTCGACCAAAGCAACACCGGGCATTGCGTCGGCTTTAGCTGGGCAGGCTGGAGCGATGCCGAGCCAGTTGAGAACACCTATGGAGACAGCGACGGGCACGCGATCTACTACGAGTGCAAGGTGATCGAAGGGCGCCCCGGTGAGGAGGACGGGGCCTACCCGCGTGACGGAGCAAAGGCAATGCAGGCTCGTGGCCGTCTCACCACATACGCCGCGGCGGCGACGATCGCAGACGTGCTCGCCTGGCTACGCCAGCATGGGCCGCTGGTCGTCGGCACCGACTGGACGTACGACATGTTCGAACCAGACGCGAGCGGATACATCAAGCCAACCGGAGGCTACGCGGGCGGGCACGCATATTTGCTCTACGGCGTCCAGGGCGACACGCTGATCTTCAAGAACTCATGGGGTGGAAACTGGGGCCTCAGCGGTTCGTTCAAAATGAAGCTCTCTGACTGGACAGGCCTATATCAGGCCTACGGTGAAGCGTGGACATCGGTGGAGCTGCCCTTGTGAGCAAGGTCTACTTCGTCGCGACCAAACACGCGCAGTACACCGAGATGGACTTCGGGCCGGGTAGTACGGTGATCGACCCATGGCGCTATATCCCCGAACAGACTGATGTGACAATCCGCCGCGTCGGTGAAAACAAACCAACCATGATCTCGATTCTCGTCCCTTCGCGGGGGCGCCCCGATTGGCTAGGTCGCACGATCCTGACCGCGTTCCAAACAGCAACCCATACACGTCGGATCGAGTTCATCGTGCGGCTTGACGAGGATGACCCCCGCGTCGAGGACTATTTCTCACCCCACTTCCGTGGCGTTGAATATCTCGTGGGGCCACGGGCCTTGCTGTCAGCATGCTGGAATGAATGCGCAGCGAAGGCCCGTGGCGAGATCATGATGCATTGCGGGGATGACCTCACGTTTGACACGCCTGGCTGGGATGCCGTCGTCCGCAAGGCGTTCGCGGAAACACCTGACAAGATCCTGTTTGCCTACGGCGATGATCGTGGACCGCACGGAGAAACGTTCGGCACGCATGGCTTCCTGCATCGCAAATGGGTTGAAACAGTGGGATACTTCGTGCCTCCACTGTTCTCGTCCGATTGGAACGACGTGTGGCTTAACGAGGTCGCGAAGATGATCGGGAGACACAAGCTCCTGCCGTTCGTGACCGAACACTGGCATTACACGTTCGGAAAGGCTGAGCGCGATCAAACTCACGCCGAGCGTGAGGAGCGTGGTCTCAAAGATGGCGTTGTCGACCTCTACAAGAGAACACAACAAGACCGAGAGAACGATGCGGCGAAGCTCAGGGCGGCAATGTCGTGAGCATGAGCTACCCATGGATGATCGAGACCCTGCGCGAGTTCGAACTGATCACGGATGAGCAGGCCAACAAAGCATTAGACCGGTTTGAAGCGGAGTGGAACCAGGGCTGGGAGGATGCAGAATGGTGGCATCGGGTCGCGGACATTGCCTGGGAGAACGATGCTCCATGGTGGCGGAAGCTCTTATGGGCTGGCATCGCTCCGATGAGCTGGAAGGTGCCCTGGATCAGAGCCAGGCGCGGTTGGTGATGTCCTGAACATCAGGATCCACACCAGAGGCATCACCGGTTCCGAAACCACCAAGCCCGGACAAACGCCCGGCGTGCAGTTCGGACTCGTAGTTGAGATCGACGGACGCATCTACGACTGCGTCAACAGCATTAGCGTCGACCATGAGCGGGACTCGTTTCTGGCCGTCAACATCTCATTCATCCCCCAAGCATTGGAGATGGTCAACCACGACAGCGACTCGTGGGAGAAGCTGCTCAAGACGAAGCAAACAACGATTAGGCTCGTCAATGGCTGAGACTCCAGAGCTGTCTGTGGCGACGATTGCCGAGATCATCCGCCGCCTCTCTGTTGAACAACTCCTTGAGTTACGTCGGCTGCTCAATGAAGGTGGCGACCCGGCTGGGGTTGGTGCTGTTATCCCACCAGAGCTGCCGCTCGATGAGGGGTCGGTCGCCCAGCCGATCCCACCCGATTATTGGGAGTCAGCCGAGTGACGCTCGTTGAGCTGCTGGTTCTCGTTCTGCTTGTTCTGCTGATCATTTACATCGCCCGGCGACTGTGATGTTCGATCAGTGGCGCTTCGCGCAGAAGGCCGAGGCCGAGTGGTGGGGCGACTGCCGCACCACCCTCGTCGAGGACATGAAGCAGATCGAGTTCGCGCCGCTGATGGACTTGCACCCGAACCAATGGATGCAGATCGATCTTGAAGGACGCAACGTGGTTGACCTCGGAGGAGGACCATCCTCGCTGCTGCTCAAGTGTCAGAACTTGGGCCCGAACTGTGCCGTAGTCGATCCGTGCGAGTATCCGTACTGGACGCGGATCAGATATTCGGAAGTCGGTATCAGCCTGCTCAAGATGCCCGTTGAGGAACTGCCTGACGACGCGGGTGGTTACGACGAAGCATGGTGTTACAACGTTCTCCAGCATGTGATCAATCCCGAAGAGTTCATTCGTGTTGCGCTTCGCCTCGCTCCAGTACTGCGCCTGATGGAGTGGTGCTACCAACCAATTGACCGCTGGCATCCGCATAGCATCAGGCCAACGCTGCTAGAGCAGTGGCTGGATCAACCAGGCAAGGTCACTGAGCTTCAGACATTCCTTGGCCATTCCGGGATGGCGTTCCATGGCGTTTTTAGAGGGCGTGTATGACGATCCCGTCCTTCTCAGAACGACGCAAAGCATGGTCGTCGCCCCCGGTCGACGATATCGGCTACTTCCCCGCTCAGGAGATGCTGACCTGGGACGACGAGACGCTCAATGATGTGCTCGGGAAGATGGCCGAATCGCGCTATGGCGGTTGGCGAAACTTCCAGATGCGTTGGCGAACGGTGCTCGGCCTCGACACAACACGTGGCAAAGATGTGCTCGACTACGGTTGCGGCGTCGGCCTTGAGGCGCTGCAGTACGCGAAGATGGGCAACCGCGTTTACGTTGCTGACATCACCGAGTACAACATCATGCTCGCAAAGCGCACGCTGGAGGCAAGCGGCTATCGCGCCGAGCGCTCCTTCCGCATTCATGAAGCGCCGCCCTTCATCTTCGACGCCCATCACGCCCAGTTCGACGTGATCCACTGCTGCGGCGTGCTACATCACATTCCAAACCCGGTGCCGGTCGTTTCGCATATGGCGCATTGGCTCGTCCATAACGGCGAGCTGCGCCTCATGGTCTACTCGGACGAAGCGTGGCGCATCGCCACCAAGACAGAACCACCAGAATCAGTCGCTGACTCAGAGCTGTTTGAGCGCTACTGGACGCACTGGGACCCGATCGGCGGATACGCCGACTGGTATGACCAAAAAAGACTCGAAGAACGGTTCGGTGCGTGGTTCGATGTGAAAGAATGTGAATATCTCACCAAGCACGGCGAGTATCTTGGGGCGGTACTCGTCAAACGGTAAAGGAGAACAGCATGGCTGTCACCGAAGTAGATCCAGCACAGGCAGCGAGGTTGGAGCGCGAACTCATCGTCGCTGTCTCGCGCCGCGCGAACACCGTCGATTACCTGATGAGCGAGATCAAGAAGGGCGAGCGTCGCGCTGCCCGTCGTGTGTTCAAGCAGTTGTTGGGCGACAAGATCCTGATGACCGTCGAGGGCAAGTTGCTGCTTCCGCCTGCATGACCGAGAAGGAAGAGCACTTCGAGTCCCTCTGCGAGTTCTTCGACTTCGATGAGTTCGAGCGGATCGCTCTTTGGGAGTTACTACGTCAGATTGACGAGATCACCTTCCCACCAAAGCCAGAGGATGAAGAAGCCCTGATGGAGATCGGGCGGCTCTGCTCGGCGAAGATGATGGACGCTTTCTCGTGAGAGTTGGCTTCATTGGCCTGGGCAAGCTTGGGCTTCCCGTCGCGCTTGCTGCCGAAGCCGCCGGACATCACGTGTGGGGCTGGGATACCAGCCCCACAGTCCGTGCCTACATCGAAAAGCGCGAGCTGCCGTATGTCGAAGAGGGCGCCCAGGAGCTGCTTGATGTCAGTCATCTGCGGTTGATGCCGCCGGATGCAATCTGCCCATGGGCCGACATTGTGTTTGTCGCTGTGCAGACTCCGCACCAGCCAGAGTATGAGGGCGTGACGAGGCTATCTGAGACGCGCGCCGACTTCGATTACCGCCACTTGTGGAACGCCGTAACATCAGTCGTGGATGCGCAATGCCCGATCGTCGTGATCTCCACGGTGCTCCCCGGCACCGTTGAGCGCGTGTTGTTCTCTGGCCATCCCGATCTATTGTCGCGCTTGCTTTACAACCCGTTCTTCATCGCGATGGGCACCACCATCCCCGACTTCCGCGACCCAGAGTTCGTGCTCGTTGGCACCGATGGTGCGCACACAGAACCGCTGCGGGAGTTCTATGGCGTGATCCATAAGCGGCCGATGTTTGTCACCACGATCAGAACGGCAGAACTGACGAAAGTTGCCTACAACACCTTCATTGGCTTGAAGATCGCGTTCGCGAACACGATGATGGAGCTATGCGAGAAAACAGGAGCGGACGTCGATGACCTTGTGGACGCCTTGTCTCTGGCCGACAGGCGACTTCTCAGCCCGGCCTATCTGCGCGGAGGGATGGGGGACGGCGGCGGTTGCCACCCCCGCGACAACATCGCCCTCTCCTGGCTGGCAAGGGAAGTCAATTTGTCCTACGACCTATTTGAAGCACTCATGGTCTGCCGAGAACGACAGACCGAGTGGCTCGCAGACCTGATCGCCGAAGAACAGAACGCGCAATCTGCCTTTCGACCCGTTGAGATCCTCGGGAAAGCCTATAAGCCCGAGACTGCGCTGACTGTTGGTTCCCCAGCAACGCTACTTGCAAACATTCTGCGCGAACGTAACATCGAGTTCACGCACACAGATCCTGCCGTAGACGTATAATCCTCCTTAGAGAAAGGAGGTGTAATGGCTAAGAAGGAAGTGTTTGTGAGTGATCGCTCGGGACAGGAAATCCCCGAGGGCACAGGTGCGTCGGTGACGATCAAGTTCCACGATCCCAAGAAGGGTGTGCGTATCCTGGACATCACCGATTCAGAGGCAGAGGAGCTTGGAGGCCGCCAGATTAAGCGTCGCGGGCGCCCTCCGAAGGCTCCGGTCGCGGCCTGATAGAGTCTCATGCGGTTGGGCCGGAGAAGCATCGGTTATCTCCTGATAAGAGGGATACGCGGGTTCGAATCCCGCCGTGGCCTTCGGGCTATGTCGTCTAGTGGCCAAGGACGCCAAAACACCGATCTTCACACCACGCCCGCCACATTTTTGTCCTTGGGCCGGAGCTTCGAGGGTTACCTTCATTGGAGAACAGACCCCTCAAGCACAACACGCCCGGGATTGCTTAAGATGATGTGTGCCTCGGCAAGAGGCGCACAGAGAGGGTGGGCCGGAGCGCTTGGGTTATCCAGCACATCGCTGGGGTAGCTCAGAGGTAGAGCATCGGCCTAGAACGCCGAAGACGCCGGTTCGATTCCGGCCCTTCCACGGCCCATCGCATACCACGCCCCCCTCTCATTTGATACGCTCGTAACGTAGGTCCTTACCGGTGAGTGAGTGGGCCGGAGAGGCTGACGGTTATCGGGACAAACCAGGTTACGACCTGGGAAGGCGGGTTCAAACCCTGCGAACGTGCGAAAGCACGCGACCGTTCCTCACAACACGCCCCTCGCCTATACTCATTTGTGAGGTGGGCCGGAGGGTTTCGGTTACCTACCAAGCTGCGGGTCGCGGGTTCAAGTCCCGCCACGCTTCGCGTGTAGCTCAGTTGGAAGAGCAGCAGCCTCAAACCGATCTCGTTCACACGCCCCCTCTCTGTTAGACTCTCGCACTCGCGGTTGGGTCGAAAGAGACTCGGTTATCTCGTTGACTGGTTCGATTCCGGTACCCGCCTCTCATGGCGGGTAGGCGACAAGGCGTCGCAAGATCGCTCAGCAGAGCAATCTGATGGGTGTAAACCCGACCTCACCACACATCCGCCGCGAAATACCTGCAAATAGGCACTTGCATTTCCTCCGCAGTTCGCTATAGTTGTTTTTCCACTTGGGCCGGAGGGCCGGTCGGTTATCTTCCAGCAGGCGGCGGTAAGCGCTGTAGCGGTTCGAATCCGCAACGCTCACCCGGGATCAAGGCGAGAGCCTCCCACCCGACTCCCACACCACGCCCGGTGGACGTTAGTGCGTCTCTTGCCAAAGGAGGTTCAGCATGGCCAAGCAGCGGAACGCTTTGCTGCAGCACGGGGGCACCCGTCGGACTCCGCAGTCGGAGCCGATGCGGGCAGATCAGGTCAAGAACGAGGCCGGGGGCTACGCCTGGCAGGCTGACAAGTGGGCGCGGCTACGGCGCTTCCTTGTGCTCGGCACCGAGGGTGGCGCGTACTACGTCGGCGAGCGTGAGCTGACGAAGCAGAACATCATCGCGCTCGGCGAGTGCCTCAAGGAGGACGGCGTCAAGACCGTCAACGAGATTGTCACGATCTCTGACGAGGGGCGTGCGCCGAAGAATGATCAGGCGCTATATGCGCTCGCCTACGCGATCTCGCATGGCGACAACGTGACGAAGCGGGCTGCGGCTGAGGCGCTGCCGAAGGTCGCGCGGATCGGCACGCATCTGTACTCGTTCGTTGCGTACGCAGAGACGATGCGCGGTTGGGGCCGGACGATGCGGTGGGCCGTTTCCAACTGGTACGACCGTAATCCAGATCAGCTTGCCTACCAGGCGATCAAGTACCGCTCGCGCGGCGGCTGGAGCCATCGTGACTTGCTTCGGCTTGCACACCCGGCCCACAAGGACAATGCCGCGATCTTCGAGTGGATCGTGCGCAATGACAAGCCTACTCCGACCCAGTCCGATCGATCCGGTTCTGATCAGCTTGACAAGCCAGCTCTACTCGGCGCGTTCGAGGCTGCACAGGATTCTCCGTCCACGGCTCGGACGGCTGAACTGATCCGTGAGTTCCGTCTGCCGCGGGAGGCGCTCAAGACCGAACATCTCAATTCGACCGACGTCTGGGGCGCCCTGCTGGAGGCGGGGATGCCGATGACGGCGTTGATCCGCAACCTTGCGACGATGACTCGTAACCGCACGCTGGAGGACACGGCGCTACTCAAGATCGTGCTCGATCAGCTCGCGGACGCCGAGTACATTCGCAAGTCGCGGATCCATCCGATGGCGGTGCTGTTCGCGCTACGCACGTATGCGTCGGGCCACGGCTACCAGTCGCGCGGCGAGGGCTGGACGCCGAAGCCGAAGATCACCGACGCACTCGATGCTGCGTTCTACACGGCATTCAAGAACGTTGAGCCGACCAACAAGAAGCTGTTGCTGGCAGTCGACGTGTCCGGGTCGATGATGGGCATGGGCTACGGCATTCAGGGCGCCCCGCTGTCGCCGCGTGAGGCAGGGGTCGCGATGGCCCTGATCACGCTCAACGTCGAGCCGGACGTCGAGGTGATCGGCTTCGATACGTCGGTCTATGCCGCGGGCATCTCGTCTAGCCAGCGGCTCGATGACGCGCTCAACTCCTTCCCGGCGACGGGTGGCGGCACCGACTGCTCGCTGCCGATGGAGTACGCGATCAAGAAGCGCAAGCAGTTCGACGGCTTCGTGCTCTACACCGACCATCAGACGTGGGCCGGGCATCGTTACCACCCGGCGCAGGCGCTGGTGCAGTACCGCAAGCAGAGCGGCATCAACGCCCGCTGCGTCACGGTCGCGATGGTTTCATATGCAACGCAGATCAACGATCCGCAGGACGCTGGTCAACTCGATGTCGTCGGCTTCGATACGGCGACGCCGAACTTGATTAGCGACTTCATCGCTGGCAAGATCTAAGTTCGTCCATCGTTAGGGCGCTGGCGCCCTTCCCTTGGAGCCTCCCCCGCTCCACGCCAGCGCCCTAGCGCCGTCCCGTGCGATATGCCCTAGCCCAGCTGTACCCTCCTACGCGTTGAGTCCTTTGCGCAAAGGAGTGATTAGACGTGGGATGCGGGTGCGGTAAAAAGGGCAAGATCCCGAAGCAGACGCCGAAGCAGCCGCCAGAAGGCAAGCAGTAGGCGTCAATGGCTCTGCCCAATCGGCGTCTTGGACGCAATCTTGTCGCGTCTGCCTACCGAGTAGGCGACCGCGATTCTGATTACGCAAAGCGAAGCAAGCTGCCGTGGCAAGAGAGGGCACTTGCTGTCTCAAAGCTAGTACCGGAACTCGGCTTCGCGTCGCGTTTCTATGCGCGCATGTTGAAGCCGCTGCGCATCTTTCCTTCCATGATCGATGCGCAGGAGCAGAAGGTTGAAATCAAGGACGGCTTGCCTGTTGATCTTCTGGGTCGGATTCGTGATCCGGGCGGTGGCAAGTCGCAGTTGCTCTGGAACTACGGCCGCCTGATGTTCATCACCGGCGAGGGTCTGCTCTTTGGGCGCGAGCTTGAAACAGAGCGTGAGCGTTGGTCGTTTGTCTGGAACGGCGAAATCGATGTCGAAACGAACTCGAACGGCGGCGTCAAGAAGATCATCCACAAGCTGTCGGGCTCGACGACACGTGAGTACAGCCCAGACCAGGCGGTTGTGTATCGCATGTGGACACCAAGTCCACATCGTTCCTATGACGCTGAATCACCGATGCAGGCCGCACTGGAGATTGCCGAAGAGCTGATCTTGCTCACAAAGTCTGTGCGTGCAACCGCCACTTCGCGCCTGACCAACGGGCTGCTTTTCCTTCCGACCGAGATCGCTCCGCCTCCCGCCGAGGCTGGCGGTGACGAGGACGTCTATATGGACCCGTGGTCGGAGGACTTCCTCAACAACATGATCAAGGCGATCGAAGAGCCTGACTCGGCAGCCGGTCGCGCACCACTCGTCTCGTGGGTGATGGGTGAGTACATCGAGAAGATCCGTTACATCCAGACGCACGACACGAAAAACGACTACATGGAGCGCGACCTGCGCAAAGAGGCAATCGATCGCCTCGCGTACGGCATGGACATGCCGCCGGAGGCGCTCAAAGGCCTTGGCAACACAAATCACTGGGCGTCGATGCAGATTCTCGGCGACATGTGGAAGTCGCACGGCGCTCCGGTCGCCGAGCAGTTCTGCGACGAACTCGGCGCCGCGTATCTCCAACCAGCGCTCCGTGATGCCGGATACCCCAATTGGGGGTCGGTAGTCGTTGACTACGACGCATCAGCCGTTGTTGTCAAGCCGGATCGCTCGGACGATGCAGACGACGCTGCGAAGTACGGAGTCGTCAGTCGTCGCGGCTACCGCCTGATGAAGAACATTCCTGAGGAATGGGCACCGGACGACGAGGACGAGCAGTGGTGGCTTGAGATTCAGGGCCGCAACAAGCAGCCGTCGCGACAGCAGATCTCGACAGCCACGACAAACGGGCGTGATCCTGCGGTGGATGGGCCTCCGACGCCCGGTCCGGAGGGGGATTCCGGGCGTCGGACAAGAGTCGTTACCTCGTCGGCAGAGTCTTACGAAGCGATGGGCGCGGCGATGATGGCACTTGCGCGCTGTCGTGAGCTAGCAGGGATCAGGCTCTATCAGAAGCATCGCAACTGTCCTGACTGCTTCGAGAAGGCAGACGGACAGCCGCATGCGCTGGTCGCATCGATCATCGGGCCCGGTGTCGTCGAGCGACTTGGCTGGGAACCCTTGCGTCTCGTCCGGGGCGGGACGGACACTTTCAAGGACATGCTCGTCTACTGGGACTACACACCGAAGCAGGCAGACGCGATCTGCGAGATGATCGAGTCGTTTGCTGCCCGCACGTTGTATGACGAGCGGCTACCACAGCTACCGGTCGGGTTCGCCACGCACCTTGAACGATCCAAGGATGCAAACGGCGGGAGGTGATCCGTGCCCTGGAAGGTTCACAAGAGAGGAAGCAAGTACTGCGTTATTCCAGTCGGGAGGCGGACGCCGGTGCCCGGCGGTTGCCACGACACAAAGGAGAAGGCTCGCGCACATCAGAAGGCTCTCTACGCGAGCGGAGCCGCTAGCGCAGAGGAGGAAACTATGGCGACGGTCGAGCCTAATCCGCTCTGGACATTCGTCGGGCCAACGACGGCCGTATCCAGCACCGCAGACGGAACGATGACGTGGACGTTGACAGCCGCACCAGCAGTTGATGACGAAATCGTCGAGGACGATATGGCCGAGGAAGATAGCCCGACCTGGGAGGGCGTGCTTGCGGTCGAAGGCATCAAGACGAGCGACAACCGCTATCTGATGCCAGGCAAGATCACTCATCGCGACCTGCCGCTCACCTTGATGGCGCAGACAGAGACGAACGATGGCCATCAGGGCGCGTGGGTCGCAGGGAAGATCACCAACATCTGGCGTGAGGACCGCCCTGATCTCGGAGACGGGGCGGTCGCCATTATGGGATCGGGCGTCTTCGCCGACAACGAGGACGGACAGCGCGCACACGACCTACTTGAAGAGGAAGTGCTACGCGGAGTCTCGATCGACTTCGCGCAGAGCGCCACGCATTTGCTTGATCCAGAAACGCTAGAGCCGCTCGACGAGGGCGAGATGGATCTGATGGATCTGCTCGGCGGCAACTTCGTGCGCGGGTTTGAAGGCAGCATCATGGGCGCGACCCTGTGCCCGTTCCAGGCGTTCGAGGACGCAACGATGCAGATCGTCGAGACGCCCGACAAGGTTGTTGTCGCGTCGGCGTTCCCGATCCGCCGTGTGCTTACTGCTTCGGCCGCAGGGATCGCACCACTGAAGCCGCCGAAGGACTGGTTCTATATGGAAGAGACGGATGGCCCGTGCCCGTTGACGATCACCGCTGACGGACACGTGTTTGGGCATCTCGCACTCTGGAACCAATGCCACCGTGCAGTTGGTGCCACCTGCGAGATGGCTCCGCGCTCAAAGTCAGGCTACGCCTATTTCCACACCGGCTCCCTGACTACCGCAGAGGGCGAGAAGGTCAACGTCGGCCGCATCACTGTCGGCGCGGATGGTCACGCCAGCGTTAGCCCGTACCTCGGCACGCAAGGCGCAATCGAGCATTACGACAAGACAGGCACAGTCGGCGCGTTTGTGCGCGCCAAGGACGGCAATTACGGCATCTGGCTTTCGGGCGCTGTTCGCTCTGATTGCCCGGCCGAGCGTGTCCGTGACATGGAAGCAAACCCCCCTTCCGGGGACTGGCGCGAGGAAAACGGGCGCTTGGAGCTTTGCGCCGCGCTGTCTGTACCCGTGGCCGGGTTCCCGGTTCCTCGCTATGAGGCAGCGCTTGTCGCCTCTGGCGTGGACGAGCGCGTCGTCGCTCTCTTCGCCTCCGGCTTCGCCGAGCCGGGGGCGCCTTCGCGGGCAGTACAGCGTCGCGTTGAAACGCTGAAGTCAGAGGCTCGTCGCACGATCCAGCTGGCAAAGAAGAAGCCGCGCAAGAAGAAGAAGATGGATGAGGACACGTCGATGGCGGCAGCCCCGCAGATGATCGAGGTGTCTGAGGACGTGCTTGACGAGATCAAGACCGTGGGAACAGTGACGGAGGACACGATCTGGATGACCGCCGACGAACTCGAAGCTGAGTTCGCGCCGACCGCGGCACAGCGGAGACGGTGGGCTAAGAGTGGAGTCGCATTGCCGGATGGGTCGTTCCCGATCACGAAGTGCACAGGCGACGGAACGTCGGCGATCAACGCGCGGCGGGCAATCGGCCGAGCACCTGCAGCGAAGCGCAACAGGGTTCGCGCACATATCTCACGGCGGGAAGGCGTTCTTGGGTGCAGCAATGACTGAAGACGAAGTGCGCACAGTTGTTCGTGAAGAAATCGCTTCTCTTGCGGGCAAGGCGCTACGACGTTCCCAGGATCAAGAACTCACTCGGTCGCCCGACCGCAACATGATGGTGGACATCGCCAACCGCGAGTTGGCCCAGTTTTGGGGGGAGGTACTTGCTGAGTACAGCAAGAACTTCCCACCCGAAAAAGTTGCAGAGCTGGTCGGTGGCGACGTCATCGAGGATGGCGAAGGTAACGCCGTTGGGTTTACGCTGCCCAAGGGGAGGTCGTGAAGAAAGAGATCTGGCTTCCGAAGTGCGAAACCCGCGTTCTTGTTGATGAGAAGGGTAACGTGCGCGTGTGGGACGAAATGATGATGGAGTTGAAGCCGATCAAGGCCAACGGGACGACGGGGTTCGGGGCGAAGAAGTAAGAATCGCGTATCGCGTCCAGCACATGGCTGGACGCGATGACGCCTTGGGGCGCATTCTTCCGCTACTCCCCGCTGGCGCGGAAGTCATTACCGATCATCCGGGGAGTGAGCGGCGTAGACCAATGCGTGGTTATCTCAAGTGTCTTGAGAATCCACCTTCGGACATAACGCACCTTTGCGTTATCCAAGACGACGCGCTACCTTGCCAGCAAGCGGCCTCGCGCATCAGGGAGGCCGTCGACGAGAGACCGGGGGACGTGGTCTCACTTTTCGTCGGCGGCCTCCCTGGCCGCACACGCACGGACTTTCTAGGCGCGCTTGCTACCGGTGACCATTGGTCGCCGGTCTACTTCCGCGACATCCACCATGTCGTCGCGCTTGTCTGGCCGATCCAACAGCTCGCTGACTTCCTGGCCTGGTACGCGACCGCCAAGATCCCGGTTCCGGTGCCCCACAGCTCGGACGATGCCGTGATCGGCTACTGGGCGCGCACGCAGAAGCGTTTGTTCTGGGCGACTGTCCCTTGTCTCGTCGAACACCCGGACGATTTGCCTTCGACGGTGCATCGTGACGAACGACGTGGTGACAAAGGTCGCCGCGCCATCGCCTTCATTGACGATCTGCTGTAAGATTCCGTCTGCGCAACATCGGGATCACTCTCCCGAGCCAGAGTCCCCCATCGGCGGCTGGCGCAGTCGGTGGTAGCAGGCCCGAGCTTCGGCGTTGACGGCAGGGATTAGGGTCAGCCCCGTGAGCGCACAAAAAGCCCGGACGACTCCGGGCTTTTTGTTCGTTCTTGAAGCTGATACGTTCGTCGCATACCCCGTGTGATGTGGGACGAACAGGAGGGCGTGATGCCCGTGGAATACGTGCGGAGTTCCGAGAACCTCTCTGAGGAATCGGAGGTTCTCGTTAAGGTGGCCTGGGGGAGGGAATACGTTCAGGTTGCTAGCGTCGGTCGTGCGACCGTCACCCACGATGCTCTGGAGATTCCAGAGGGAGACGGCTGGTACGTCACGCTCGATCGACGAGGAATCAACGAGCTGATTCGAAACTTGCGCCGCGCGAGGGACCGCGCCTACGGACGCGACGAGTAAGCTCAACTCGACAGGTAGTCGCTCACACAAAGAGGCCCTTCCTGGGCCTCTTTGTGTTTCGTGAGCAGCGCGTGGCTGCTTGCGTTCACATTATGGATTACGGGGATAGTTGTGGTCAAGCCACTGCCGCCCGCGTACCTGGAGGATGAACGCGATTTCGTTCGAGCCAAGCCGTTCGCGTAGTGCAGCCCGCTTCTTGAGCCGCAATACGGGATCGCGCACACCATCGACCAGCCGGTGACACATCTCGCAAAGCGGCACGATGTTCGCGTTCGCGTTGCGGATACCGCGCAGATGCGAACCCTTTGGCGAGAAGAACCATGACAGCGGCACAAGGTGATGACGTGTCATGTCCTCTCCGGATGCGCAAACACGACAAACCCGCTCCTGTACGACCTTTTCACGTCCTGACATGCGGTTGTCAGTCAGCGACGGGCTGATTCTGATGTATCCCTGCTTAACGAAGGTCGACATCAGCGCAGCACCTTTCGGACGGCCTTCTCAGGCAGCCAGTAGACGCGATCAGACGGGGACTCGACGGCAGCGTGAAGCTGCGCCGCAAGCGTCAGATCGCGGTCGAGCACCGCCGCCTCGTACAGCGCATGGCCGTAGCGGCGACGAATCTTGACGGGAACTTCCGAGAGCCGAATGGCCACCGACCGCCCCGCCGTAGTGCGGGACGTCGTCATGACCAGCCCGCTTTCTTAGAGGGGTCCCTTGCCCGTGACGTTGATGCGCGGGCAGGCGTACTCGAAGGCATCCAGTTCGGAGTGCCTTCGCAAGGAGGCCGATGCCTGCCAGCGACTCATCACCATGACCTTACACAATCGGCCCTGTGGATTCCAGTAATGACGAGTCATTTGTCTTACGTCCGCAGCAGTATCTACTCTGCGCATAGCGGGTCGGCGCGGGGCGCCCCCCGGTAGCCGGGTCCAGGGGACTCCAGGCGTGAGTTAACACGTCAAGAAGGAGTCGAAATGGATCCCCTTTTTCCGGAACTGCCTGAGGATCTCGCCGCTCTGTCGGATGAGGAACTCCAGTCTCTCTTGGAGGACCATGAGGTCGCACTGTCCAAGATCGAGGCTGACGACCCGACCTACATCGGCGACATGTCAGCCGAAGAGGTTCTTGCTCAGCTCGAACTGGGCGTCGAGCAGATCAAGCAGATCACCGAGCTGCAGCAGGCGCGTGTAGAGGCTGAGGCCGCCTACCAGCAGGCGAAGCTCGACAAGATTCACCAGGTCCGCCCGCCGGTCGCTGAGGCTGAAGAGTCCGATGGTGACGACGACGGCGACGAGGGCGACGACAGCGGCGACGAAGTCGAGGCCGAGGCCGAGGCTGAAGAGGTCGAGGCTGTCGAGGAAGTTGAAGAGGAGGAGAAGGAGGCCGTTCTCGTCGCATCGGCTGACGAGACGCCGGAGCCGAAGCCTGTTCCGGCCGCCCCGCCGCGCCCGTCGGCACCGCAGGTCGTTTATCGACGGCCTGTTCCGGTTGCAGACGCCGACCGCACCCCTGGCGATGCTGGCCCGACGCGGCCGGTGCTTGTCGCCGCCTCTGGTGTCGAGGGAACACGCGCAGGCGTGCATCTCGATGCTTACACGCTCGCGAAGTCGATGATCGACTACGTCTCGCGGCGTTCCCCGCCGACCAAGCATCAGCATGGTGTCGAAGAGAAGCTGCTGATTGCCTCGGCGCAGTACCAGTTCCCGGAGGATCGCCGCCTGCTCGATGGCGATCACGCGGCCAACGTTCGCAAGATCCGGGCAATTGGTAACCCGTACCTCGGCGTTGACGGCCAGAAGGCACTTGTTGCTTCGGGTGGTCTTTGCGCACCGCTGACGCCGCTGTATGACATCCCTGACCTCGCGGTCACCGACCGCCCGGTGCGGGATGCGCTTCCTTCGTTCCAGGCCGAGCGTGGCGGCATTTCGGTGCCGTCGGTTTCGACGATCGGTGACATCTCGACGGCGATCACGGTGATTGAGGAAGAGGGCGACGCGGCTGGCGGAACGTTTGCCACCAAGTCCTGTCAGGACCTCACGTGCCCGACGTGGACAGATGTTGCGATCGGGATCATCTCGCATTGCCGCGAGTACGGAAACCTCAACGCGCGCGCATGGCCGGAGGGAATCGCGCACGAGAACGCGATCACGATGGCAGCCCATGCACGCACGGCTGAGGCCCGGCTGCTCGATCGCATCAAGGCGCTCTCGATCAACGTCACGGGTGGCGCGGCAACGCTCAGCGCGTGGTCGCACTTCGTCTATGCCGTGACGCGGACGCGGGCCTCGATGCGGTACGTGCTCCGCCTCGACCGCAACTTCCGCCTGCGGATGCTGGCTCCGGAGTGGCTGCCTGACCTTCTGGTCACCGACCAGGTGTCGGCGCAGTTCGACCGGTTCATGGCAATGGAGGAGGCAACCGCCAACCTCCGCGCCTACGGCGTTGAGCCGACGTGGTACAAGGACACGCCGAGCACGGGCACGACTCAGGGCTTCTCGGATGAGACGGCGTCCGCGATCGACGACTTCCCGGATGACGCGCAGATCGCGCTCTTCCCGGAGGGCACGTTCCTGCACCTCGACGGCGGCGTCCTGGAGCTGGGCATCGTCCGCGACTCGACGCTCAACTCGACGAACGACTACCAGGTGTTCGGCGAGACGTTCGAGAACGTGGCACGGATCGGACCGACACAGGCTGCCCGCTGGGCGACTGTGACGATCTGCCCGGCCGGATCATTCCCGGCGGCGGGCACGGCGATCTCCTGCTGATTGAGCTGAGGATCGACGTGCGGATGGCAGATGACTACGGGGAGGCGGGCAACCGCCTCCCCGGCCATGCTCATAGGAGGGCTACGTGAGCAATCTGACGTTTGGCCCGCCCGTCGTCCTTGACGACGGTCATCTGCCGGTCGCACCGCCGCACTCTTTGCTCAACACGCCGGGAGTTGTCGTACCGCCAGGCGATGAGCATTGGCTCAGCGGGGCGGCCGTCTACCCGTACCCAGAGGATCTTCCGGGCGAATGGGACCCGTGTTCAACAGGGACATTTCGCACGAAAGACGAGGGTTCGGGCGTGGATAGCCCGCACTTCGCGAGCTTTGTTTCGTACTTGCCGATCACATGTTCTGCGATGTCGATTGGTGATCCCGAAGAATTCGCGAATCGGGCTGAGATCGCAATGAACGCTGTGCAGTCATACAGCGTCGAAATGCAGCTCTCCCAGGGAACCGGTGTTGCCACGAATCCGTTTCTGGCGGACGCGGCACACACCCTCTCGGACGCAGGAGCGACGGCCAAGCCGCCCGCTGTTGCGCTCGCGTACCTGGAAGAGGAGATCGGCAAGACGGGCAAACAGGGATTGATCCATGCCACACCGCCTGTTGTTTCCCGTTGGTTCGATCCGGAACCGCTCGATGCCCTTGTCACCGCCAACGGAACAAGGGTTGTGGCAGGCGGCGGATACACCGGTGCGACCCCTTCGGGTCGTGCCGAGGCAGGAGCCGGGGAGTCCTGGGTCTATGCAACGGGGCCGGTGGAAGTGCGGCTCGCCCCGCTTGCGGTGCTTGACATCAAGGACGTCCTCGACCGCTCAAACAACGACGTCACGTTCCGTGCCGAGAGGTACGTGCTCGTGACCTGGGACACGCAACTGCAGGTCGCTGTCCTGGTGGATTGGGATTCGTGATGGTCGTCATCACGAAGCGAAAGTCGGCGACAGACGCCGAAAGGAGGAAGTAAGCCATGGCTGTGAACTGTGGCGTGAGTTTCGGAATCTGCCGCCTGCGGGTGACGACCGTCGACGCGAGCGGCAACGTGATCGGCACGGCGAACAACTCGTACGTGACTGACAAGGTCACGTCGGTCAGCCTTACCCCGAACATCGAGACGGGTGACACCTTCTCGCAGCGCAACGGGTGCGGCTGTTCGGTTGCTCGCTTCAAGGCGAACGACACCTTTAACTGGTTCGAGTTCGCGTTCCAGAACGCGGCACTGGAGCCTGCCCTGATGTCACTGATGCTCGGTTCGCCGACCATCGAGGATGGGGCAGACATCGTCGGCCAGGCCTTCTCGGGCGCCCTCGCGTGTGATGAGGACGAACCGGCGGTCGCGCTTGAGTTCTGGACGAAGCACGTGGTCGGCTCAGGTCAGGACGGGACGTACCCGTGGATCCACTGGGTCTTCCCGAAGACGGTCTGGCAGATCGGCGACAACACGTTCGAGGAGGCAATTGCGCTTCCGACGCTGAACGGGTTCTCGCGCACGAATCTGAACTGGGGCGATGGCCCGTATGGCGATGGTCCGCCTGATGCCCAGGACATCTCCGAGGGCGGCTGGTGGAAGACGGACGTCGAGCCTCCGGCAGCTGATTGTGCCTTCGCCAACGTCACTCCGTCCAGCTGAGAGGAGGCAGGTAGATGGCCCGCACCCCGAAGCGACTCGCAGGCCCGGCGCAGGTCTCTAACGCGGCTGCGACGAAGTACACGGTGCCTGGGTCAACAACGACGGTCGTACGGCATATCCACATCTCGAACCCATCCGGGTCGCCGGTCGATTTCACATTGTCGATCGGCACTGACGCGGCGGGAACGAGATTGTTCGATGGCCTCGCTATCGCGGCCGACTCGGTGTACGAGCACTTCTGTTACCACGTGCTCGCCGCCGCCGAAGTGATCCAGGCGTTCGGAGGAACGAACAACATCCTGACTCTCACGATTTCAGGAGATGAATACACGTAATGAGAGCGGTCTACGTCAAGGAGTCCCAGCTACAGGGGCGTAGCTATCAGCTGAGAAGCTGAGGAGGCCAATAGGTGGCTTCCCTGCGAGTCATCAGGTTCCTGCGGAACCTCCTTGACGTAGACAACTCTTCCCAGGCTGCTGGGAAGATGTTGCAGGTCGACGTTGACGGCCTGACGCACGTTTATGTCGATCCGCCCGCAGGTGGTGGCGGAGTTGGTGCCACCGGCGTTACCGGCGTTACAGGCGCGACAGGCCCCACCGGTGTCACGGGCGCGACCGGCCCGGGCGGCGGAGATACCGGAGCAACGGGCCCGACGGGTGAGACGGGCGTTACCGGAGCTACGGGGCCGACAGGTGCTGGCGTCACCGGGGCAACCGGGCCCACGGGGCCGACCGGCGGTACAGGAGCAATCGGCGAGACCGGCGTCACTGGTGAAACGGGCGCAACGGGACCATCTGGTGTCGCTGGAGTAACTGGTGCCACTGGCGCAACGGGCCCGACAGGCCCAACCGGGGCTACTGGCGCTGGAGTAACTGGCGCGACAGGAGTCACGGGTGTTACCGGGGCTACTGGCGTGACCGGCCCGACCGGTGCTGGTGAAACGGGCGCGACGGGCCCAACTGGCGTGACGGGTGCGACGGGCCCCGGTGGCGGCGACACAGGCCCAACTGGGCCGACAGGCGCTACTGGTGTCACCGGTGCAACTGGCCCTACGGGCGCAGGTGTCACAGGCGCGACGGGCGCGACCGGTGGTACTGGGGCAGCTGGCCCCCCAGGCCAGGACGGTGACGATGGTCAACAGGGCGAGACCGGCCCTAGTGGCGTCACTGGCGCAACGGGTGCTGCTGGCGAGACTGGTGTTACGGGAGCCACTGGGGCAACAGGGCCAACAGGAGTCGGTGCGACTGGTGTCACAGGTCCCACGGGACCGACTGGTGTCTCTGGCGTTACCGGCGTTACCGGCGCGACTGGGGTGGGAGAAACCGGAGCGACTGGCCCGACAGGCGTCGGAGCCACTGGCGCAACTGGTGCTACCGGTGAATCGGGGGCCGCAGGACCACCCGGCCAAGACGGCGATGACGGGGCAACGGGAGCGACCGGCAGCCAGGGCGTTACTGGTGTAACTGGCGAGACGGGCCCTACTGGTGTTGGGGAGACAGGCGTTACCGGTGTTACTGGGGTTACCGGTGCCACAGGGCCAGCAGGCACGACGGGTGTTACGGGAGCCACTGGCCCGACCGGGCCAACAGGTGTCGGTACTACCGGGGCGACTGGTGTTACGGGCGCGACTGGCGCGTCGGGGACACAAGGCTTTCCTGGTGTTGACGGTGCTGACGGTGAAACGGGCGCAACTGGGCCAGTAGGCGCAACTGGTGCGACCGGTGCAACCGGCCCCACTGGGCCAACTGGGCCGACTGGAGCGGGCACCACCGGTGTCACAGGCGTCACTGGAGCGACCGGCCCAGGTGGTGGCGAAAGCGGTGTCACTGGCGCAACAGGTGCGACTGGTGTCACAGGCCCGATCGGCCCTCAGGGCCTTGACGGTGATCCTGGTGATCCTGGTGCTACCGGTGCGACAGGCCCGGTGGGCGCTACAGGCGCTACCGGTGCTACCGGCCCAACGGGCGCTGGCACCACCGGTGCGACTGGAGCCACAGGTGCAACAGGAGAGACTGGCGCGACAGGCGCGACAGGGCCCACAGGAGTTGGTGTCACTGGTGCAACTGGCCCGGCAGGCGCAAGTGGGAGTGCTGGCCCGCCAGGCCAAGACGGTGATGATGGTGCCGCAGGGGCTACGGGAGTTACCGGGGCCACTGGTACTGCGGGAGTCACTGGAGCAACAGGGCCTACCGGCGTCGGTGTAACCGGGGCGACCGGGCCCACCGGACCGACCGGGCCAACTGGTGTCGGAACTACTGGCGCGACAGGCGTCACCGGTGCCACCGGAGCAACTGGAGTCACTGGTGTCACCGGGGCGACGGGCGCTGGCGATCTCAGCGAGGCCGTGATCATTGATCCAGCGCTCTCGACGCGAAACGTGATTCTTCCGACAGCAGGCGACGTGATCGCACTTGTTCTCAAGGATCACGCCGCGCAGTCGGTCGATCTCATGCAGTTCCAGGATTCGTCGGGCAATCCGATGCTGACCGTCGATCAGTTGGGACAGATTGCGTCGGGCGACCGAATTGGCGCAGCGATTGCGCAAATTGATCTCAACCCGGCAATTGTACCGGTAACAGGGCAAACCGATATTTTTGGCGCGACCTTCTCGAATATCGCATTCGGGACGCGCATTCTCGCGGACGGGTCGCTTGTGGCGGACGACACAGTCGCGTATTTCACGGCGCTTCAGGCGGCAGTCCGAGGGCCAACATCAGCAGCCCAGCATGCCGTGATGTTCGGCATCGACGCTGGCTCGATCTTCCGCGGCACGAAGACTCTGGGTGGCGCAACTCAGGTCAACGCGATTTACGGCGGCAGACTCTTCGGGCTTGACTATGACTACAGCCCCGAGGGGAACGACGCCACGGGCACCGTTGGGCAGATTCTCGGGCTTGAGGCGTACGCCTCCCACGCAGGCCAGAACAATGCGGGAGCCATCTACGGCATTTCGATCTACGCCGAATCACAAACACTGGTCGGCGTCGCGCCAGGGCCGGTGCAGGAAATCGCCGGGACTACTACATACATCAACACGGACGATCAGTTCGGCACGTTGCCAGCGCTTTACGGCCACAAGGTGTTGCGGTCGAACTGGTCGCCAACGCCCGTCACGCTCGCGGCGGGAATCAGAATCCAAAACTTTGGCCTGACGGGGACAGATCTTTCGTATGGGATTCTGGTTGACGCGCAGTCTGGCTCGACGGCTACCTATGCCCTAGGGATTCTTGGTGGGAAGAGCCTCTTCACCGACGGTCTTGTCATCGCGCTAACTGCCGCTCCGGCTGACGCTTCGTACGCAAATGGTGAGGGCGGCTGGTGGTGGGACGAGTCGGGAGAGATCCCGATGTGGAAGGGCAAGAAGCTCGACGGCACGGTGATCAACTTCGCGCCCGGCGAGCGTGAGCCGTGGCGAGAATTGATTTCAGCATCCGACGCGGCCACTGGCGACGCCTTCGGCCGCGTTGTTGCCATCTCACGCGATGGATCAACCATCGTCGTTGGTGCCTACAAAGAGGATGGGGCTGGAACTGATCGCGGCGCAGCGTACGTATTTCGCAAGGACGCTGGTGTTTGGGCGGAGCAGATTAAGCTCACCGCAAGCGATGCTGCTGACAACGATAATTTCGGCAGCTCGGTTGCCTGCTCGGCCGATGGTTCCACGATCGTCGTTGGCGCAAACGGTGAAGACGGGGCAGGCACCGATCGCGGGAAGGTCTACATCTACTCCGGGACTAACTGGGGAACAGAAACGACCCTGGTCGCAAGTGATGCGGCCGACTCCGATTTCCTCGGCACGTCGGCGGCATGTTCTGACGACGCATCTGTCATCGTTGTCGGTGCGACAGGGGTCGATGCAGGCGGTACCAATCGTGGCGCGGTCTACGTTTTTTCGGGCGCATCGTGGACGACAGAAACCAAACTGACTGCGAGCGATGGACTTGACAACGGCTGGTTCGGTACTTCCGTTGACTGCTCCGCTGATGGATCAATCGTGGCCGCCGGTCAGTACTTCGCTTCAACCGGCTTTGTTTATGTCTACTCGGGCGTGTCGTGGGCAACTGAAACGAAAATTACTGCGAGCGATGCCCAAAACTTTGATGCATTTGGTTGCTCTGTTTCGCTGTCTAGCGATGGGACAATCCTTGTTGTCGGGGCGCTTGGTGAGGATGGGGCAGGATCGGAACAGGGGAAAGTCTATGTCTACACCGGCAGCAATTTCTCTACGGAGACGATGCTTGTACCAAACACTCCGGTAAACGACAACGAGTTCGGCATATGGGTTTCTATTTCGGATACAGGGCGTATCGCGGTAGGCGCACACGCATATCAGGGAGGCGACCCGACTGCGCCTGGGGCTGTGTATGTGTTCGACCGCATCGATGCGGCTGGCTGGGTGCAGGTCAAGAAATATGAAGCTCCGTTCTATACCACTGTCGATCTGTGGTTTGGAGTGTCGCTCGGTTTCTCAGGGGATGGAGACACTCTTGTCGTAGGGGCTCCCCAATTCGATTTTGATGGGCCTGGCTTTGCCTTTGTTCACAATTTTGAAGTAGCCAGCTCCGGCTGGGAGGCGGGGCTTGCCGATCACATCGCTGCGACCGATGACGCGCATGACGCAAGCGCGATCAGCGTTCTCGACGTCGCCAACAACTTCACCGGAGTCAATGTCGAGGCGGTCCTTGACGAGCTAGTTGACATGATCGGTGTCGGTGGCGCGACCGGCGTGACCGGTGCTACCGGGCCTACTGGCCCGACAGGCGTCACAGGTGCGACGGGCCCAACCGGCGTTGGCGTGACCGGCGTTACAGGAGTCACGGGCGCAACGGGCCCGACGGGCGTCGGTGTTACGGGCGTTACTGGAGTAACTGGTGCGACTGGCCCGACGGGTGTCGGAACGACTGGCGCGACGGGGCCTGCCGGAACCACTGGTGTTACTGGGGCGACAGGTCCGACGGGAGTCGGCATTACAGGAGTAACTGGTGTCACCGGGGCGACCGGGCCCTTTGGCCCAGATGGCGACCTTGGTGAGACTGGCGTTACTGGCGTGACCGGTGTCACTGGCGCAACCGGGCCAACTGGTCCCGCTGGCGTTACAGGTGCGACGGGCCCAACCGGAGTCGGCATCACGGGCGTGACGGGCGCAACGGGCGCAACAGGTCCAGCTGGAACGACCGGCGTTACAGGTGCAACTGGTCCGACAGGTGTCGGCGCAACTGGGGCTACCGGCGTTACTGGGGCGACAGGTGCTACTGGCCCGATCGGCCCAATGGGACTTGATGGCGATCAAGGGGAAACTGGAGTCACTGGCGCGACAGGGCCGACCGGACCGGCCGGGACAACCGGTGTTACTGGCGTTACTGGTGCAACGGGACCGACTGGGGTCGGCACGACAGGAGCGACTGGCCCGGCGGGCACGACCGGAGCAACAGGTCCTACCGGAGCCGGTGTCACTGGCGTTACTGGCGTTACGGGAGTGACAGGTGCAACTGGTCCCACCGGTGCGGGGGTAACAGGAACCACGGGGGCAACCGGAGCCACGGGAATCACGGGTGCGACAGGCGTTCAGGGCCTGATGGGCAACGATGGCGATCCAGGAACAACAGGGGTAACAGGCGCGACAGGTCCAACGGGCCCCACGGGCCCAACGGGCCCCACGGGCGCAAAGCCGTCTGGCCAGATCTTCCTTTCGGCAGCAGGCATGTGGCCGCGCACCACTACCGGCGCGTCCGTAAACACCAAGACCGAATCGACGACGAACTTGGTGAACCTCTACACGATCGACTTTGACCCAACCACCCAGGAATACGCCCAGGGCGCCCTTGTAATGCCGTCTGACTGGGATGGCGGCACTGTCACTGCCACCTTCTATTGGACGGCTACGGGCACTTCTACAAACGGAGTTGTGTGGGGCTGCTCCGGCCGTTCTTATGGTGATCTGGAAACGATCGATCAGGCCATTGCGACAGGCCAGCAAAACGCCGCCTCCGACGCGCATTCAGCGACCGCGCTGCAGGTGCAGAAGACGGCGGCAACATCGGCGATCACGCTGAATGGAACCCCGGCAGCTGGAGAACTTGTGCTCTTCCAGGTGACGCGCGTCACCGGTGATGGTGGAGACACGCTTGCCGTCGATGCGATGTTGCTCGGCGTGATGATCACGTTCACAAGGGCGTAGCGGTGGCGTTCCCGACTATTCCAACCACAGGCGCGGGACGGGTGCTCACCAGTTTGCAGGCAAACACAACAGCGGCCCGTACGTTCCCGAGCCTCACCTCGCTCACAAAAAGCGCGGGCGATCTATTGATTGCAATCGTAGTCGCCTATCAATCGACAGCCACAGCAAATGCTGTGTGGGGAACGTGGGGAGCAAGCTTCACCGAATTTCTTGATGCCTCGACGACGTCGACAATGGCGATTGGCGCTGCATACAAGTTTTCGACTGGCTCAGAGACGGGCACGTTCACGGTCACGCAGGGAGCGACGGTTACCGGGCATGCCGGAATGATTCTCATGTCGATTGCCGGAGCCCATGTCTCCGCACCGCCAGAAGGAGGAAGCTATGCGACTGGCACCGCCTCGGCCGCAGATCCCGCCTCGTTTGGCCCGTCGTGGGGTGCTGATGACACGTTGTGGATCTCAGTGGGCGCGTCCGGCGAGACGGGTACCGGCGGCACATACAGTGGTCTGACGTCGTCGCCGACGAACTTCTCGGGCGATGTCCTCACCGGTATCAGCGCGGATGCTGTCGGAGGCGTCGAAGGTGGTGTTGGATTCCGACAGCTAAACGCTGCTACCCAGGACGTAGGGACCTGGTCGCTAGACACATCGAATGCGCGCAACGCTGCCGTTGTAATCGCCGTGCGACCCGTGTTCGTGCCCCCACCCCCGCGCCACGGCTTCGTCAACTATCAGGATCCAGGGATCCTCTGATGGCCTACGGCGATGGCATCTACGGCGCGGGCTCGTACAACTTGCCAGCGCTCACAGTAAGCAGGCCGAAAAGGTTCGTTGGCCCCACACTGGTCGGTAATAGCGCAATCACCGGTTATACCGTGCCAGCGGCAACAGTTGCCGTGCCAATGCACATTCATGTCTACAACCCATCCGAATCGACTGTCACGATGACGTTGTCAATTGGTGCTGATAGTGCGCAAACTCGGATTTTGGACGATGTGCCAATCCCGGCCAACTCAAACTGGGAATTGGCAGGACGTGACGTGATGTCAGAAAACGAGATCATCCAATATTTCGCCGGAACAGACGGCGTACTGACGCTCACCGTTTCCGGCGAAGAATTCACTGCAGAGTGAGGTGATCGTATGAAGCGCATAGCCCTTATCGCGGCGCTCGCAGTCGGAATCGTTCTTTCGGTGTCGGCTGCCGCCGCAGATACGCTCGACGTCCGACTCGTCTCACAGACGAATTCGTCAATCACGCTCGGCTGGACGCCGCAGTCTGGATTCGGATATCTGTTCTTCACATCGCAGAACGGAACTGATTTCACGTTGGTGTCGCGTACCAATGACCCCAATCGCTCAACGGTTCGCTTCTCAAAGGGGCCCGCGTCCTTCAAAGTCTCGGTGATCACGGAAGGCAATCGCGGAACGTACTCTCCCGCAGCTCCGCCACCGCCAACGGACACAACGGCTCCGACCTCGTCCATGACCGCCCCGGTGAATGGATCGACAGTTAGCGGCACGATCAATGTGTCTGCAACAGCGAGCGACAACGTCGGGGTCACGAAGGTCGATTTCTTCCGCGATGGCAATCTGATCGGCTCGGATACTAGTTCGCCATATTCCGTGTCGTTCAATACCACGTCAGTCGCCAACGGCTCTGGCTATACGTTCGGCGCACGGGCATATGACGCTGCTGGGAACGTGGGTGGAGCACAACAGGTGGTTGTGACCATCTCCAATGGGACCACGCCTCCTCCGCCGCCACCACCGCCTCCTCCACCGCCGCCGTCGGGAACCTTGAAATGGGCGCCCCCGGCATTGTCGAACCCAACGACGATTACTGTGTCAAGCAGCAACCGCTTCCTCGATCTGGCCGCCGGGCAGGACTACATCGTCAAGATGCCGTCCACGCCGTTGGGTCAGAACCCGAATAGGGACATGCCTGCTCTCTGGGTTCGCGGCGGTCGCAACGTGGTGATCATCGGCGGCGAGATCGTCATCAACACGGTCGCTGCTGCAGGCGACTCCAACTACCACCAGCGCGGACTCATGATCGGTGGGCAATCAGGGACGATCCATATCGAGGGCATGTGGATCCACGGCTCGGGCATGGGCCAGGCGATCACGATCGAGAACAGCCGTGGCAACAGCGGCACCGTCCAGGTGCAGAACAGCAGGCTGGAGACGTTGCACCCCGTCTGGCACACGGCCGACGGTGATCCGAACGAGATCCACACCGACACGATCCAGTCGTGGAACGGGCCGACCGTGCTCAAGCTCTACCAGGACACCTTCATCTCGACCAGCAACGTCTTGCAGATGCAGCCGCGCCAGTACTCACAGCACCCGCTCGGCACGTGGGACTACCGCAACACGAACTTCATCAACACCACCCCCGACGGGTACGCGCTGTGGAAGCAGACCGCCGTCTGGGCCGAGTACCACGAGAACCTCTGGCTACAGACTGACCCCCGGCACCCGTGGGCGTCGCAGCACTCCGCATGGGCAGGCAATGCGACGTGTTGGGCCTGCTGGAACCCCGGCGGCTCATGGCCGATCACTGGAGAGTGGTTCCAGATAGGACTTAGGCCAGACGGTGATTTTGTTCCAGTCGGTGCGGCTGGTGTCGGATACGTGTCGCCCGGGTACCAGTGATGCCGCCTCCATCTGGGATCACGTTCCCGGCCAGCCGGTTCGTCGGCACTCAGGCGAACGAAGCAACTGGGATGGAGGCGGTGGTGGGCAAGGAGACCGGCTAGCTTGGCCGCCCCGTCGTTTGTCGCAGCGTCAACCGGAGGCCAAGACATATCGGGCGAATGGATCGCCACCTGCCATTCGCCCGGTGCCGCCAACCGGGTCATCATCTTCCAGTACCTGCAAGACGGAACAAGCTCAAGCCCGCCGACGATCTCGTCAACCACCAACATCCTCAGTTTGGCCGGTGTTTCGGGATCGTGGACGGCCGCTCCGAACAACCCGTACGCAATCGGCAGCCCAACCGCCGCCAACCAGTACGTGTTTTTCGGCCGCTCCACCTCGACGAGCGCTCCTGAGGTGACGGGCGCAAACGTCGGCGGCAACGACGTGTATTTCCGGTTCTACGAGTTCCAGAACGTTTCGACCGGAACGACGTTGGCGACCGTGATCGAGAACGGCAGCGCGGGCAGCACTGCGAACGGGGTTGGCACGTCAAACACGGCGGCCGACACCGGCGTGACAACACTCGACACCGACCGACTTGCGATCAACCTGCTCGGTATCAACGACGACAACCCGTTCGCCGGGTTCAGCGGAGAGACGGGTGGCACTTGGACCACGGAAGCGTCGTTTGCGTCCGCAACAGGCAACGACGCTGCCATCTATCTGATCGATGCGCCAATGGCGTCAGCGGGAACGATCAACGGTGGCACCGGCTCGATCACCGACAGCGACGCGTGGGGCGTCGTCGGGTTCGCGCTGATCGGAACCACCGCCGCTGCCGCCTATCAGCCACGCCACGGGTTCGTCTCATACCAAGATCCCGGGGTCCTCTGATGCCGACTGACACCTTTCCGATAGCGGTCGACACCGACGACGGCACGGGCTACCGCGGTGGCGTTGCTAACTGGGCCGATATTGGAACGGGACTATTTGTTGCGGAAGAAACAACGACTCTCGTCGCATCCAAGACGCAGTTTGGTGGCGACTTCTTCGTAGATAACGCGTTTATGCGCTTCGACACCTCATCGCTACCAGATATCGCGACTATCACGTCAGCAAATCTTCTTATCTATGCGGTCAACATTGATAATGGTAACAGTGTTACGTATGCAGCTGATTTCTATGATTTTGGGGGAGAGCCATCAGTAGCAGGCGATTGGGAGCAGACATCATCTGGTGACGCAATATCACTGATCGAGCCCAATAATCTCACGGAAGGCATCGTCAACACTGTTGCGCTAACTGGCTTGACTGGAATCAACAAAACTGGTTACACGGGAATCAGAATTGCTCCTGCAAATACTACTCAACCGACAACGATTAATGCCATCAATATCGCATCTCTGGAAGATGCACCGCAAGAACCTCGTCTTGAGGTCACGTATACAACTTCTTCTCTTACCGGGCCGACACGATTCGCGGGACCAGTCAAGCTCGGAACATCAGCGGCCACGTTGTTTACGTCATCCGGCCGTAGTCTGATCGAAGAGGTCCATGTACAGAATCCCTCAGGCAGCCCCGTTGATCTCACTGTTTCGATTGGCGCAGATGCCGCCGGAACGCGTATCTTCGATGGACTATCGATTGCAGCCGATTCCGAGAAGAAGTTCCGCTTCGTACTGCCGCTGGAGAATGGTGAGATCATGCAGGCGTTTGCTGGCACAAACAACGTGCTCGACATCACTGTCGATGGACAACGATTGACATGAGGAGGAACTGATGTCTCGGCTGCCGATCGTCGGCGACGACGCAGATGCGTGGGGAACGATCCTCAACGACTTCCTCGGAGTCTCGATTGATGCTGACGGGACAATCGATGCCAACAACATCGTCAATACTCCAGCAGGCGATGTCACCGCAGTCACCGTGCAGGATGCAATTAACCAGCTTGACACAAACAAAGTAGATTCCGGCGATATGTTAACGCCTGATGACGCAACACTAGAGCAATCCGGGGGCGCCCTACGACTACGCCAGCCGATCACGACCTATATCGAGATCACTGAGATGACGGCACCATCCACACCTGCCGCCAATACCGCACGGTTGTTCTGCCGTGATAACGGCGGCAAGACCGAGCTTTGCGTGATGTTTTCGGATGGCTCAATACAAATGATCAAGGCACAACCTTGACACTCCCGAGCCTTAGCCAGCCTCGTCCAGGTTACTACCGGCGTTGTCTCTGGAATAAGGCTGGTCGAAAGCGCAACGGAGTTCATTACGTTGGCGACGAAGTCGCGATCCCCTTCGGGGCTTTCTCAAAGTGCACTGCTGATTTTGAGCAAGGGGTCAACGGACAACCGATTACGTCTGACCCAGACGAAGGATCACTAACACCATGGACGCTGATCGAAGCATTAGCAGGCAACAGTGTTACCTACAGCAGCGAACAAGTGGCGCATGGATCGCTGGCGGCAAAGATCCAAAACGCAGGCGCGGGTGGTGGACCATCGATCTGGTGGAAGAACAACTTCGGCACCGCGAACGAATACTACGGGCGCTTGTACTTGTACTACCCTGCGTGGCCAGCTTCGGCGTGGGGATTCTTGCAGACAGACTCCGCGGGTCAGGCCGCTTGGTCGGCAAGAGTACTACCGACTGGAATCATCGAGCTGTACAGCGCGGCCTTCTCCCTGGTGCTGACGTTCACTACACCCATCGCAACGAATCAGTGGATCAGGATCGAATATCACGCAAACCACGGTCCGCAGACGCTCGAAATGAAGCTCTTCAACAACGCCGAGAGCACGACTCCTACTGAGGTCGTTTCCGGTTCTGGTGCTCCTATGCGCGACGAGGTTGACGACATTGGCTTTGGTGGCACCTTTCTTGGCGAGCACATCTACATGGACGATGTTGTTGCGTTCGCAACCAGCTATCCGGGGCCGTACAGCGCAAATGACCATGATCCAAATCTGGCTACCGAGCTGGTGTACACCGTGCGTAACTACTTCGGCAAGATCGTCTCGCAGGGGACGACGCTTGACACTGAGGCGACCCTTGTGCCAGCGGCTCCGACGGGGGGCTGGAAGCCAGGTTGGTATCGGGTCTACCTCACCGGCCCTGAATACCACGCGGATTATGACTACAGCTACGGTGTCACAAACTTCTGCGTGATCCGCGACGACCCTCACTTCGTAGCGATGCCTGGTGGCGATGTCTCCGGGGGCCCAATAGCCGGGAATGACTTTGTGATGAAAGGAGTCATGGGGTTAGGCACATCGCGAATTAGCATTGAAGATGCCGAAGATCCTACGGCTGATATTGCCAACGCCCAGCAATCGTTGGCCCTGACGATAGCCTACTGGGCTGATAATGGGATCCCAGACCCAGAACGTCCCGCCCGCGAACCATGGGTTGCGTTCCCTAATGGTGGCGCATATACACCAGAACAAATTGCTGGCGTTACGACAGTCGTACAGGCGCTTTATCCTGATTGCAAATATTACGAGGGCCCTCTCAATGAGCCAGCTCCTGACTCATTCACAGCGACCAAGATGCAAGAGTTTGCTGATGCTGTACATGCGGGAAATGCAAATGCAAAAGCCATCGGCCCTTGTCCGGTTGCCATCGGGCCGACCTTTCCAATGACACCATTTCTTGACGCAGATGGTGGTGACTACTGCGATGCGATCAGCTTTCATGCTTACAACGCATTCGTCACTGGCGACCTCAATCTTGGGCGCTTCACCATCCAGGCGCTCAAGGACGATCTTGCGGCGCACGGGCAAAGCAGCAAGCCTCTTTGGCAGACGGAATCAGTTGGAGCTAATTGCAACACATATGGCATCTACCACCCGCGGCGTGCGAGGAAGGCAATCCTGGAAACGCTTGTTTTTGAGCAAATGGGACTGCCATTCGAACGTAACCCTTGGTGGTATGACGTCCAGCACGGTTTCTGGGACGTCCCAGCGATCATTGAATGGTCAGATGGCTCGCTTGATCCGCATGCCGTACTCGGACGAGTACTCGCTGAGGAAACCTGGGGCAAACCATTTGCATCTGCAGTTGACTTTGGAACGTTTGGCAATGCCATGTATATGGGGAACGTCTATACGAACGCTGACGGTGCCAGCACGCTTGCGTTGATGGCGACCTCATTCATGACTGGTGGCTCGATAACACTGACCATCAATGGAACGTCTGATGGAATTGTTGTGGTCGATGGCTTTGGCAACGAGAGAACGTTGCCACAAAGCAAGGGTCGCATCACGTTGTCAATGACTGACATTCCTACGTATGTTCGTCTACCAAGTGGTGCTAGTGCGAGTGTCTATCGCGTCAACGGGCATAGCCCACTCGGTAACGGAGCTTCTATATCTCCTGCGTCAACAACCAAACAGTTGGGTGGAGTCACATACGCATTGCTTGCAGACGATGCGTATATGACAGGCTACGGCCCAAATTGGGGGATTGCCCCCGATGGGTTGAATGTCGCTGAGGACGTGCCATCTGATCTCACACTAGTCTGGAGTGGGAATAGAACGATTGAGCGTGTGATTATTTGGTGCGGACCAAGTTGGCAATCAGCTGGCACTATTATTAAAGCTGATGTTCAAACGTTCGACGGTTCACAATGGATAACTCGAAAACAAATCAATAAGCCGACACCTCCATGGTTCTATTTTGGAAGCGATGGTTTCAACTCATGGTGTGTCGTTGAAACATACTGGGATGAACAATGGATTCATGACGTTGAGCTTGATTCACCCATCTCATGTCAGGGAGTACGTATCAATGTGACCGAGGCCTCGTATGGAGGCGAGCCTGTCCCGTGCCCGACTGATCCATGGCATTGGGGCGGAGGGCACCCCGACCAAGGTTGGAAAATTCAAGAGGTTGCGGTAGTTGATAGCAATCGCTACGCAGCGGGGATATGAGATATGGCTGAGCTAACTGCCAACTTTGACCTAGGTACCAATGGACAGGAGATCACAACATCGGATCCTGGCGACGCGAGTCCTTGGGACGTAGTCAACAAGAATGATTCGATCAGCTACGACGAGTCCCCGGCGATCGGTGTTAATTCAGCTCACTTTCTGACTACCGGTGGTGGGGGGACGGCACATCTCAGATGGGAATCTTCCTTTGGGACCCAGACTGAGTACTACGGTCGAGTTTGCGTATATCGCGAGGCCTTCCCTGCCATCGCATATCTAGCGGCCAACGTCTATCAACGAACCGGAGGCACCGGCACCTCATGGCAATGGGGAATCACATCGACCGGCAAGATTGAGGTGTACAACCAGGCAGCGGGACTGATTGCTACGAGCACCGCAACAATCCCCTTGGATGCATGGTGGCGAGTGGAATATTACGCGAACCACTCAACTGACACGCTTGAGGTTCGCTACTACACCGACGCAATGTCCGAGACGCTGACCGAGACAGTCTGCTCTGGTGGCAGCAAATCCATCGCTGCGGACGCAGAGTCTTTCGACATTGGCATCCAGGCACTAACGGAAAGCACCTGGATGGATGCGGTTGTCACGAAAGCGACAGATTGGCCAGGGCCACCACTGGCATTAGCGGGCCCGAGGCGATTTGCTGGGCCCTTGCGGTTGGGTACCTCACCAACAACACTTCTTACCTCGACAGGACGTAGTCTAATCGAGATGATTCATCTCTCTAATCCGTCTGGCTCACCGGTGGACTTCACTCTCTCGATTGGTGATGATGCGGCCGGTACGCGTATATACGACGGCTATTCGATTCCAGCAGACACAGAACGTAAACTGCGGCAACTCTTTGTGCTGGAGAATGGAGAAACCGTACAGGCGTTCGCTGGCACGGACGCTGTGCTCGATATCTCGGTTGACGGCCGCGTTCTGTGAGCAAGAACCCACGGCTACACCTGGTCGGGCTGCCGCATACCACAACTACCGACGACATCACAGTTTGCGCCTATACCGCGAAGGGGCTCAAGTTCTGTCGAATGATGGACGACTGGGACGTCACGCTCTACTGGGGCGACCGTAACGACGCGCCCGTCACAGAACACGTCTCCCTCCATACAGAGGAAGAGCGGCAGCGCTGGTACCCCGGCCTCAACCCCAGCAATGTGGCGACGCTCGGTGGGAGCTGGGATTACGAGCAAGAACCGTGGCGCACGATGAATGGCCGTGCCGTTGCGGAGCTTTCCTCACGGGTCGAAAAAGAAGACCTGATTCTGCTCGCTGGTGGCTGGGCATCGCATCCGATCGCCAGTGCGTTCTCCGACCGGATCGTGTGTGAGTACGGAGTCGGCTACTCCGGCTGGTTCACGAACTATGTCTGTTTCGAGTCGCACACCTGGCGGCACCACTGCTACGGCGGCAAGGGCATCCACGATGGTCGCTTCTACGACACGGTGATCCCCAACTACTTCGACCTTAACGAGTTTCCGCTCACGAAGAAGAAGGATGACTACCTGCTTTTTGTCGGCAGGTTGATCCGACGTAAGGGTATCGAGGTCGCGTCCGAGATCGCACGCAATGCGGGAATGAAGCTGCTGGTGGTCGGGCCAGGCGCGGGACAGGTAAGCGAAGGGTTGATCATTGCGGAGGACGGGACGCGGATGGAGGGCGATGTCCACTATCTCGGCACCGTTGGCTCCAAGGAGCGCGCTGAACTGATGGGCAAGGCACGCGCGTTGCTTGCGCCCACGCTCTACATCGAGCCATTCGGTGGCGTCGCGGTCGAGGCACAGCTGTGTGGCACGCCAGCGATCACGACCAACTGGGGAGCGTTCACCGAAACGGTGGAGCCGCAGTACCGCTTCAACACCCTCGTCGATGTGCGGGAGTGCCTCGCACAGGCGCTTGAGAGCAGTCCTAAGCGTCTGCGTGACCGCGCTGCTGCGTTGTGGTCGCTGGAGGCAGTCAAGCCGCGCTACGAGGCGTGGTTCCGTCAGCTGGCAGGATTGTGGGATGGCGGCTGGTACGGACATCGCTGAGCATCTCGGCGGTTTCGTCATCGGTGGTGATCCTGCGACGCAGTTCCCCGATCTGTGGGACTGGCTCGTGCGTACACTTGGGATTCGTTCGGTACTCGACGTTGGCTGTGGCGACGGGCAGGCAGTCGCGCATTTCCAGAAGCTCGGCTGCGACGTGCTCGGCATCGACGGCGTCCCCCAGGACGCGCCCGAGATCATGCAGTGGGACTACACCGGGGGCGCCCCCGTGCTTGAGCGAAGCTTCGATCTCTGCTGGTCGTGCGAGTTCGTCGAGCACGTCGAAGAGCGGTTCGTGCCCAACATTCTCGACAGCTTCCAGCACTGCACGCTGGTCGTCATGACGCACGCGGAACCAGGACAGGGCGGGCATCATCACGTGAATTGCCAGCCGAAACCGTACTGGTGTGGTGCGCTTGCGGCAGTCGGTTACTTCCTCGACGAGAAGCTCACGGAACAGAGTCGCCGTCTGGCCGCAATCAACACGGATCCCTACAACCACTTTCTCCGCAGCGGTCTCGCGTTCCGGCGTGTGAAGTAAGTCCGCATCCAGACCTACACTGGGTGCATGATCTACGTCGGAGCGGCGCAGGCGTTCGAGGCTGTCTACGAAAGCGGCATCACCGGACTCGTTGGCACAGTTGAAGTTTCGATCGTCGACAACGATGGCGTCACGGTCGTCGGCCCGACGACTCTCAACATCACAGAGAACATTGTCGGCGGCTCGCCGACGGGTGTCTACACCTGGAATGCACCAGCAGCGCCGGGGACAGACGGCCAGTATTCGATCCTTTGGTCATACGACGGTTCTTTCGACCCGAAGACCGTTTCCACGGAAGACCTTGTCGTTGTCCCTGATTCGGCAGGGGTGCTGCCGCCTATTCCTCCGCCCGATGACGGTGGCCTCGCGGTCGGGCCGTGCACGGCGTGGACGACAAGCAGTGATGCGTTGGCGTGCTGCGGCGTCGATGTCGGCACCGACTTCAGCGCGCTCGACGATCATGTGGTTGCTGCTTCGGAAGTGCTGTTCGCGCTCTCCGGGCGTCTCTTTGCAGGGCTCTGCTCGAAGACAGTCCGCCCCTGTCGAACGAATTGCGGCTGCGGAATCCAGGTGCTTTCGCGAGGACATGTCATTGCACCATGGCATTGGCTTGGAAACTCGTGGGGCTGCGACGACGACCCGTGTGGATGCGCCCCACTTTCGCGTGTCCTCTTGTCCGGTTATCCCGTTCGCGAAGTCACTCAGGTCAAGATCGACGGCGACGTCGTTGATCCCGACACCTATCGGCTCGACAACCATCGTTGGCTCGTACGGGTACGTGACCCAGCCGACCCCACGACTGTGTTGTCATGGCCGTCATGTCAGGCTCTTGATCTGCCCGATACAGAAGACGGCACCTTCTCGGTGACATACACGTACGGGCAGAACCCGCCTGCCGTTGGTGTGCAGGCAGCAAACGCGCTTGCCTGCCAGCTCTATCAGGCGTGTTTGGGTGGAGCAGGCGACTGTGAGATTCCCGCAAACGCGGTCAGAGTCACACGACAGGGCGTGACGATCGACAAGTCCGCGACGATTGCCTGGTTCTACGGCAAGAGCGACGTCAGTGGTTGGGCGACAGGCATCCCTGCGGTTGATGTCTTCCTCAACGCATTCGCAGTGGCGGGCATGCAGCAGAGACCTCGCACCTGGTCGCCGGACGCCCATCGCTACGCGAAGAAACTCGGGGTCTGAATGGCAAAGCTCAACGAGAGCAACATGATCTTTCTCACGGCGTCAGAAGAAGGCCCCGTAGGTCTGACCGTAAGAGCCTTTGCCGAAGATGTCGTTACTAACGCGCGGGACAACGTGCGCGAAATCCTTCGCAACTACTCCGGCAACATCGATGAAATTCTCGATGCAGTCGATTACGACGTGATCGAAACGTCGGTCGGCCTCGAAGCGTTTATCGGGATCCGTAACACCGGAAAACTCTCCGCATATCTCGCCTCCAAGGAGGACAACGAGCAGGTCTGGCTCAGACCTGCGCTAGAAGAGGCGAAGGCTGACTATCAGACCTCAATCCCGGCGTTCCATGGTGCGCATGTGTCGCGTGGAGGCGGAGGACGATTCGCGAGGCTAGAGACGGCCTAGGTGAGCGGTATTGGCCCTCAAGATCTTCACGAGCTGGCAACAGAGTTTCTCGACGCCTGTATTGAAGCTCTCGACACGATTCCCAGCTACGACGCCACGTTGTCTGGCGCACCAGCGAGGTCGTTTGTCGCTCCTGGGCCAGTCGCACTCGACTGCTGCGATCAGCTCGCCGTACATATCGCCCCGATCTCAGAAGGCGATTCTGCACCGACTTTGCCGCGCGCAAGCATCGCGCGTATCAATCGCGTCCAACTCGCTGTCACAGCTTCTCGTTGTGTGCCAGTTCCTGACACCAATGGAAATCCACCACCAGCCAACGAACAACAGGAGGCCGCCGCGCAGATCAATGCTGACAAATGGGCACTCTGGAACCACCTCTATCACCTGATCGCAGAAGGACAGCTTTTCGACAGGTGCTGCGATGTGATCTGGGGCGCCCTCGCTCCGTTGCAACCGAATGGCGGTTGTGGTGGAAGCAGGCTGTCAATCACCGTGTGTTTTGACGGCTACGACGTGGTCCAGGGGACCTAATCAACGCTCTCAGGGAGGGCATGAAGTGAAGAGATTTACGGTAGTGGAGGACCGCGAGTTCGAGATCGGCGGAGAGGTGTTCCGCTGGATCTATCCCTATTGGGAGGACATCGCGAAGGTCTTCGACCAGGACAACCAGGATCTGGAGACCAACGGTGACGGTGTCGTTGCCGACCCAACCGTGTTCGACACAATCACTGATTTCATCAAGAGGATCGAGTTGTTCATCGACCCTGATTTCAACGACGGCGTGGCCCGTTGGCGCTCTCTAACCAAGCGGAAGAAGAATCCGATTCCGCACTCTCACTACGCTGAATTGTATCGGTGGCTGCTGGAGACCACCTCCGCGCCAACCCCTACCGAGCAGCTTCAGCCCTCGGAGGATGGGCAGCAGCGAATCGCGGCTACGTAAACGGACGCCTTGTGCTGGCGGGGCACGATCCCGCCAGCGTGAGATTCCCGCTCGTCATTGATGTGGCACGGGTGCTAATCATCGAGGTGTATCGGGACTACGGAATGAAGTTTCAAGAGGCAATGGATGAACTCAACTCGAAGCTCGGTGAAACTGGTGAAGCGCAGCCTGCGCCGAGGGCGCCAGATAACGATGCCTCGATGGCGATGTTGCAGGCCCTGATGCAGAGTTCTGATTTTGGAGGTCCTAAGGGCTGATGTCCGAGTTCATCGGCGAATCCACAATCGTCGTTAGGGCCGACACTCGGCCGTTCTTCTTCCGCATCAAGAAGGACATCGAGGCGATCGAGCGTAAGACCGCGACGATCATCGTCCGGGCAGATACGAAGCTCTTCCGCTCACAGGTTCGCGAAGTCACTGCCGAGACGAACAAGTTCGTTCGCGCGAAAGTAATCGTCGAGGCTGACACCAGGGCCTTCATGTTCGGGGTCAAGCGTGCCGCGGCCGCGGCCCAAGAGATCCCGTTCACGGTCACGGTAAATGCCGTCCCGTCGATGACGGGATTCCAGAAGAGCCTCCGTGAGGGAGTCAACAAGTCATCGGCGACTGTCGTCGCTCGCGTGCGTGTCGTTCCAGATCTGAAGGGGTTCAGGGAAAGGCTCAGAACGGAAGTCAAAGCGTCGTCTACGGGAGTGGTCGCACCGGTTGCCCCGGCTGCTGGCGCGGCGGCAGCCACCACGAGGACGGCAGCACCAGCAGCTGCACCACAGCCAGTAGTAGTCGCCACACCGGTGTCCGCCGCCCCGGCGTTGGCCCAATCCACAAAGGCGGCAGAAGAAACCGCAAAAGCAAGAGATAAGACAACAGCCGCCACCAAGAGAGCGACGGTGGCAGAGACTCGTTTCCAAGAAGCCCTCACAAAGACTGCTTTTGCGCGTCAGGCTCCGAGTGGAGCAACACGACAAGAACGTCTCTCAGAAGCGCTCGCAAGACAGCAGATCGCAGCGAGGGGCGCTGCTAAGGCGTACGAAGCGGCGCTCGCGGAGCAGAATCTTGCATTGGCGCGCAACGCGCGCGAGATGAAAGACAGCCTTGCGGCAGATATCGCTAAGACAAAGAGCACCCTTCGGGTAGTCGACGCGACACAAAAGGCGTCTACGGCGGCAGGTAGAGGCGTCGCGCAAACCGCGGTAAAGGATCCTATCGCCACCAACGTTGCAAGGTCTGCTGAACTCCAGGCCGATGCAGAGAAAAGACTCCAGGCGTCACTGGCCGCGGGCCTGTCACTGTCTGAACGGAAGGCTGAACTAGATAAAGCTCGGTCTGTTGCCTCGGCTGGAGTTGCAGCCGCAGAAAAGGCAGCCGCCCTAGCGACAGACACGGGAAACAAGGAGCTGATCGCCTCAACCAAGGCTGGCACCGCTGCAGCTGAGGCCACCAAGACAAGAACTCTCGCTTCAGCCGCGGATTTGAGAACGCTGCAAAAGGCCGAATCAGCTATCGCCGTTTCAGCTCAGAAGGCAGCGCTATCAACAGGAGAAATTGTCGGCGCTAAGAGCGAAGAAGATGCAGCCAACCAGCGATTGCGTCTCTCTAGAGCTGCTGCTGCAAAGGCTCTTGAGGCAGAGACACTGGCGCTCCAAATTCAGAATCCTCTTCTCCAGGAGAATATTCTTCTTCGCGCACGGTCACAGATCGAAACCACAAAGGCAACGACAGCAGAGCTTGGATCGGCAGCGGCGAGAGTTGCGGCAAATAAGAGTGTCAAAGAATCAATTCTTGCCAATACATTGAGCTTGCTCGGCTTGCGTGGATCTGCGCTGGCGGCAAATGCTGCATTCTTGGGAACATCAGCTGCGCTCATCACGCTCGCTAAGTCAGTCGGCCTGGCAGCAAAGTTTTCGTCAACACTGAATACCTTCAGGGTGACTGCGGGCGCAACGGCCGACGAAATGACTCGCGTCACCGAAACGGCCCGCCAACTTGGTGCTGATGTGTCGTTGCCTGGCGTTAGTGCTCAGAGCGCGGCAGAAGGAATGACCGAGCTTTCCAAGGCTGGACTTAGTGTGCAGGACTCGATCGATGGTGTCCGTGGAGTGCTGCAATTGGCTACCGCTGCGGGGATCGACAATGCCGAGGCAACCGAGCTAGCCGCATCAGCGCTCAACGCTTTCGGTCTTGCCGGTGATCAGGCCGTCAGGGTCGCAGACACATTGGCAAATGCTGCTAATGACTCGCAGGGGTCGATCGTTGATATTGGTACTGCGCTCAGCCAATCGGCAGCGGTTGCCCGTCAGGCGGGCCTGTCACTGGAGCAGACCGTTGCCGCCCTAACGCTGTTTGCTCGCGCTGGGTTGCGTGGCTCAGACGCTGGTACATCGTTCCGCACCGCATTGATCAGGCTGATCAATCCGACAACGAAGGCTCAAAAGGTCATCGACGAACTTGGTCTTAATTTGCGCACGGCAACTGGCGGAATTAATCTCAATGTATTTGATGAGTTCGCCCAAAAAACGCGAGATCTGACCAAGGCGCAGCGCGACCAGGCGCTCGCCGTCATCTTCGGACAGGATGCCATTCGCGGTGCAGCGATTCTTGCGCGTTCTGGCGCATCCGGCCTCAATGCCCAGATCACGAGCCTAGAGAAGACCGGCACAGCAGCCAACTTGGCTGCGGCTCGGATGTCTGGACTTGCTGGAGCAGCAGAGAATCTCAAAAATCAGCTTTCAACGTTGGGCCTAGCTCTTGGGAATGTAGTTGCTGGTCCGCTTACGTTATTTGCCAACACGATAGGACAAGTTGCATCTAACGTCAACGCAACCAACGAGGCGATCCGCGATCTAATCAATAATGCCAAGAGGATCGCGGGAAGTGTTCCACAAATCAAATTGGGACCAATTGATACCGGAGAAGTCGATAAGCAGACGAGTAGTTTCCTAGAAAAGAACGCGAAGAAGATCGCTCCTATCGTTGCGGGTGCGGCAGTTAGTCCAGCCGCAACACTGGTTGCGCTTGATCCAGTGGGGAAGGGCCTGGAAAAGCTCGGTTTCTTCGCAAGGGATGCAAGTAAGGAAGTACAAAAGGTTCTCGACAGGCTAAATGAGCAGCCTGATCTTCCTGGGTTCAACGAGGCAATCGTGCGTCTGCAAAAGATGCAGGGAGAACTGTCTCAAGGAACAAAAGAGGAACAGAAATTTGCCAAGGGTCTCGGGCCTCTCATCGATCGACTGCAGAAGCTTGCCAATCAAAAGCCAATCAAGATTCCTTTCACGGTTCCTGATGTTAAATTGCCTGCGAATCTGGGCGGGCAGGCAGGGTCGGATGCTGGACAGGCGGTCATTGATGGTTTGCAGCGGAAGCTTGCCGGGGCAGATGTCTTTGGCCTCACAAAGAGCTTTTACAACCGGCTGGCGGTGGCGTCGACCACGAGCAGCGAACGGTTCTCCCATACAGGCGAGCTGACTGGTGAGGAATTTGGGAAATCGCTGCAACGAGGTCTGACACAGGCGTTCCTTGGTTCGCTCGCCACGATCAATCAGGGCGCCCAGGCGTTGATCGACGAAATGAACCGCGTGCTGATCGCTGGTGGTGGCCCCGCGCAGCAAAACGCTGTTCTCGAAAAGCAGCTTGCCGACGCGAGGCGCCGGGAAAGAGTCGCCACTGAACGTTTGGGCACGCTGCCAAAGGGTCCGAGCAAGGCACGAGCGCGAGCGAAGAAGGAGCTTTCGACCGCCTTGGCAGATCAGGCACAGCTTGCGGGGCAGATCAAGTCCAACAACGATCAGATCACCGCTGACGCAAAGCAAAAGGCCGATGATATTCAAGAGTCGCGCGATAAGGCTGATCAGGCATTCCTTGATGCCCTACAACCAGCGCAATCGCGCCTAGAGAGACGATCGATCCGCGCTGAGAAAACCACAGATCTTGCTGACAATCTTGCGGTTCTTCGTGCCCAGCGTGCACGTACTGTACGTGAGATTGCGCTCATTGATGAGGGCATCAAGGACCGAAAGGTTGCTGAACAGCAGATCGATCAGAGGCGAACCACGCTTGAGCAGATCGATAACAACATTGCATCGCTCGAACAGCAAATGGCGGAGCAGCGCTTTGAACGTCAGCAGAGTCGGTTCGAGACGCGACTGAACGCGGCCCAGGCCGTCGGTGACATCACCGGCCAGATCAGAATCACCAACGCGCGGATCAAGAAGCTCAACGAAATGATCCGTCTTGGCAGGGTCGAGGGCGCCCTGCTACGCAAGGCGGTCGAGGAGCGCAACAAACTTCGCGACGATCGCGACCAGCTGTTTGAGGATCGCCTCCAGGGACAGGTTGACTTCGCGCGCTCAGTGTTCGAGCTGACGGGCAACAAGAATCCGTTGCTCAAGGCGATCGACGCTGAGATCAAGAACACCGCGAAACAGATTGCTGCCGCGAAGAAGGCGGGACGCGATACAACGGCGCTGCGCACAGAGCTGAACAACTGGTTGATCGAGCGCAAGAACGTGCTCGAAGACGCCGCGGATAAGGCGAAGCAGGGCACGACCGCGTTCGATCTGTTGAAGCAGTTCTCGGACAGGTTCAACGAGATCGCCGGGAATTTGATCAATGTCGATCAGCCGTTTGCTGGCCCGACTGGCTTCACGGCGGATATCGCGCAGTTCCTCAAGCGGCGTCAGGGTGCTGGCGCGACCGGAGCCTTCGCTCCGGGGCGCGGACCACTTGAAGACCCGGTGCGTGGCGGGTTCCGCTTTAAGCGGTCCGACGTCGATAAGCAGATCTCGTCGAACGACTCTCTGATCGCGGCGTTGGACAAGTTGACGCAGGTGATCCTCAGCGAGAGCGGTAATGACACAACGAATGGCAAGGGCGCGGGCACGGTCAAGCAGACGAAGGGCAATCCATGGGCCGGTCGCCGCTGGTTCGTTGAGTCTCACGCCGCTCGTGGAGCGCAGGAAGGCTAGTTGTGGCAGATACCTGCGTTCAGTACACCTTTGGCTCGCTAACAGTCAATGCAACGAGTGGTGACACGCTCCACACCGATTTTGAAGGTGGAGACATCCAGGGTTTGGACGGCGCACCGATTCGCAAGCAGATCGACCCACAGGGGCAATCTGATGGCGGGATTGTGCATGCCGCGTTCTTCGGCCCGCGCGTGATTACATTCACGGGCAAGGTGCTGATCAGATCGGTGGCAGATATCAGTGATAGTGCTTATATCGCAGCTGTCAACGCAGTGATCAGTAATGCAAAGTCTGCGTTGGAAGCACAATTGAATTCAGCAGCCACCCTATCCTGGACGGAAACTGGTGGCGGGGCGCACTCGATCAGCTGCACGTATGGCACTGAGGGTGGAGAGTTCCAGACCTCTGGGAACATGCTTGAGAAGTCATTCTCGTTCACCCTTGTAGCGGCTGACCCCACGATTAGCTGAGATGTGGTCTGTAGATATCGATGGGACGAACATCACTCCGTACTGCCAGCAGATCACCTGGCGTCCGAAGCTGAATCGTCCCGCAAGTCTTGTCGTGCGTGTGCCGGGCCATCTTGTGACGGCGAACGTCGGGACAAGCGAGATGCATCTCTCGAACGGTGGCCTGCTGTTCTCGGGGCCGATTTGGTACACGGAAGTTGAGGGTGACGAGAACGCCACCTACTTGCAGATTACGGCCTACGACCATCTGATCTATCTCAGCAAGCGCATGTGCAAGTCAGGTACTGGCTACGGGGCAGTCGATCGTTTCAACATGTCGGTCGCGCCAGGACCGTGCAACCTTGCCAATCCAACTGCGGTGATCACAGACAATGTGACCGCGCCCGCGATCATGGCTGCGTTCATCGAAGCTGCCAATGACTGTGATCTGCTCGCCCCCGGAGGGACGTCGTTTCCGGTGGGTGTGAATTCAGTCGCGGCAGGCGGGCCAGACATGACAGGACTGCCCGCTGACTGGCCGATGAACCTCCAGGAACTGGCGGACACATTGCTGAGCACTGGGCAACTCAACATCTTGGTCAATCCAGGATTCGGTTCCTGCACGGTCGATCTAACGAACGGTGGTTTCGTCAACGACCTCACTGGCTCGGTCGCGATCCAGTACCAGACGGGCGCCTTTAACTCGCAGTCCGCGCAACGCACCGTGGACATGGAAGAAGTGATCAACGCTCTTTGGTATCTGCTCGGGCCGAAGCGCCCCTGGAACGCGAATGACATTGCCCATTGGGCTGGTTCGATCACACCAACCGCGCCTAACGCTGGCCCGGATGGAGATGGCGGTGAGCCAGGTCCGTTGTGGCCCGCCGGTCTCGTGGCACGCTGGATGGGATCACGTGGATCCTATGGCTATATGCAGGAAATCCAGATCCACGATGCGAACGAGGATGAGCAGACCACAGCGCGTCCATTGTTCGAGGAGATGTTCGCTAACGAGGCATATCTACGGGCCGTCCCGCGCACATTTGTTGGTATCAAGCCAGAGCGTGCAAGCGGTGGCGGCGCGAGTTTTGCTGTCGGCGATCTGATCTCTGTTGCAGCTGGCTCACGCCTGGCAGGTGGATACTCAGGCTCCCTGCTCGTGTATGAATACGAAATCAACATCGACGCAGATGGTGTTGCGGAATACACGGACATCATCGGATCGCCGGACGGTCTCTAATGGCACAACCACTTCGCCCCAAGCAGGCGTACGGAAGAATCAAGGAGAACCGCCAGGCCGTCAGGCGCGAACAGCGAAAGCCCGTGCTGCCCGGCCCCTACATCTACGTCAGCGGGGGCACGGGCGACGTTGCGCCAGGCGAGACATGGGAATCGCCTGTCTGGAAAAACAGCTTTACCCAGTACGGGACGGCGTACTGTGCATTTCGCCATGGAATCGATGGCTTTACTGAGTTCATCGGCCGTCTTGATCTCACGGCAGGAGCTGTCACTGGAACCGTCGCGTTCACTCTGCCCGTCGCGTACAGGGCAATCAGTTTCGATTATACGTTCCCGGTTTTCGGCGGAGGTACAGATTGGTATGCAGGAGTGATGTCTGTGAATCCACTCGATGATGGCGATGTGTACGTCTATTGGCCGGTACAGATGACAGTATGAGACGAGAACGAAAGTCCAAGGAAGAAACGCAGAAGATAAAAGACAAGATCGCGTTTGCGTTTAAACAGAAGAATTCTCTGAAGAGCATGGAAACTGAGGAACTAGAGGTTCTTCTTCTTCAGATCACTGGGGAACTTGAGGCGCGCCAGGGAACGTCTCAGGCGCGCCAGGGCCTCATCGGAAGCACTCGTAGCCTGAGACGGTTCTACTCAGGACTCTACGAGGAGTAGTGCCACCGCTCCACGACAACATCCAGGACGCCCTGGCCCTTACGCAGGACGGGCTTCCACACACGCTGGCGTTAGACACCACTGGTGCGACGTTCGAGGGCAACGAATCTACATTTGGCGAAGGATGGGAAGGCGTTTGGGCGAAGATCGACCTCAGCGGCTACCCCGTAGCGATCGACGGGGTCAATCCAAACGTCGAAGTAACACTTGATGCTGTACGCACCGGAGGGGACGCCAATTTCCATCCTTATGTAAACGTATATAAGGTCACGGATGCAACTTTTGACCCGACCAGTCCCGATTTTTCAAAGCTGAAAGACCTCAATAGTCGCTTCATCGGAGACGGCACCACAGACCCACCAGCAGACACATTTCTATTGTGTGGCGGACTTAATGGGGCCAACACATCTGGTGGTGACTTTAGAAGTGATAATGGCGTCTTCTACTTCTTCCTAACCGATTGGGATTTTGCGACGTATGGCGCGGCCGACGTCACTGTCACGATCGACGCAGAACCAGTCTGCTTCGACGCTATCGACATCATCAACCCCAGTAGCACGACCGCCAGCGTCGTCGATACCAATTACGTGCGCGAAGCATGGGATCAATGGCCGAATGGCAACTATCCAATAGACGGGCAAGAGCCGACGCTCACGTTTACCTGGGCCGGAGTAGCGGGGCAGTACACGATGTCTGTTACGGGGAAGATGTCGGTAAACGCAGCGAACAATGGGTCGATCCGAGTTCTCGCTCGCGTCAATGGGCGCATGTTTCTTGGGGCAGGGACGCTAGCACCAGACGACGATTCTGATTTCACATTCTCCGCCTACGACGGCTTGGATGGCGCTACATGGGTTACGAACGACGATGAGTTCACTGGCACATGGATTCCTCTTCAGCCCGGTGATGAAATCGAGATTCTCACCGTTAGTGATGCGCAGTTGTCGTCCAGTCCGTTTTCACTTGTTCCCTATGACGTCAGGCAAGTGTGCTTCACCCGCGACACGGGCGCCCCCACGTCATCGGCCTGCACGCCATCATTGGCATTCCCAGCAACGCCACTAGGGGACGTGTGGGGAAGTCCTAATGGTTGGGGCGGGCAGAAGTTCGTACTCGACGAGATCTGGGCCGATCAGGGCATTACGCCGTACGATGAAGGTGATTTCGCATGGGGGATCAATTGGGCTGATTTTGATATCGCCGCGCTCGCTGATGGCACGGTCTACATAATCGTCCACGACGAGTCGTCAAACCTTGAATGGGTCGGGGTCAAGAAATACGACCCGAATACGGACGACTGGACACAAGTCGCAACTCTGAATGTCAACACACCTCCGACTGCATTTAGGGAAGTCGGATGGGGTGTTAGTGCGAAAGCGTCAGAGGCCGACGGCTTCGTGTACTTCGCGTTCTGGGAATGGGATACATTCATTCCTGGAGTTCCAGACAAAACACTCTTCAAATGGCATTGCTTCGCGCTCGATACCTCTGATGATTCAGTAACAGAACTGGGAACGGGGCAGAACAAGTATGGGATCACGAACCAAACGAGGAACTACGATCTTTCGGTTCTAGCTCCCGAAATTCTTGCACCAGGCAATGGGGACGTTTACGTCGCCGCTGTGGAAACGCTTGATGTCTCGTCACCCGGCAACGACCGGCGCATGACCGTCTGGCGGTGGAATGGAACTAACTGGACAGACCTCAACTGCCCAGACCCCAACGATCCTGACATTGTCGGTGGGGTCTACGAGGTATCGGGGGAGAACGGGTTCTACGATCGCCTCAGCGCGATGGTTGCGGCCCGGTCTGGCGAAGGCCTTGTCACTGATGGATTCACGCTTGTCTATACCTATTTTCGCGCGGCGAACGAATACCCAACCGAGACGATCAGTTACACAGTCGGGACAGGATGGCATGACGAAATTATCACTGACTGGGTCTCGATCGAAGGGAACGATCGCCTCCAATGGTTCACCACAGCACCCGACCCCAATTTCCTCTGGTCACGACTATTAATTGACCATGATCTTTTCTGGAATGAGACGCTCGGGAAACTCGTTCTCGCCGGTGACCTGCTGCAAAGTTTCAATTCAGATGATGAGATCTGGGATGTCTGGGTGATGAACGACGGCGGCACACAATGGGAGCTATACAACCCAGATTTTCCAGGCAAGTCCGCCGGTCCATGGCGGCAGTCGCGCAATTCATCTGCAATGGGCCCAGACGGCGAGATCTATAGAGCGATGTGGTCAGAATCAATCTCTAGTCTCGTCAACTACGAGCCGAAGATTCTCAAGTCCAGTCCCGGATTCAGTCTTGGTTTCGCGATGGCCGGTGTTCCAGCAATAATGGAAACCGCAACCGAAGATGGGGCCAACCGAACTAATCGTTGGGTTATGTATCAGTTCTCTACGACGAACAATCCGATCAAGATCGTGGGAGATTTTGCCTACACAGCGTGGTGTGCTGATACCCAATTAGACGACGGTGGATCAGGTCAATTCGCGGATGGCATCTTTGTACTGAAGATGCCATATGTGTCATGCATCCAATTCGTCTACGGGGACATTAAGAGGCCGTGAGAACGGTGGTCAGGGGCGTCCCGTAAATGGCCTTATATGACAACATTCAGGACGCGCTTGCGTTGCAGCAAGATGCTGCCCCGCATTCTGTGTCGCTCTCGATTGTTGGGGCGGGGAACGAGACAAACGAACTCGTGTCTTTGGGGGGATATGCGGCAACGGTTTGGCTGAAGTTCGACCTCAGCGCATATCTAGAGGGCACATTTGCTGGTGGCTACAACGTCTCCCTGGATCTGAGTGTCACAAAGACGGGGGGCAGCGCGAGCTTTTTTCCATACGTCGACGTCCTCAAGGTAGACGACAACACATGGGACCCGACTACACCTGATTTTACGAAGCTGCAATACGCAGGTGGAGGTAGCGGCCTTGGGGACGGTACCGAGACGCCGCCTCCGGTGCTGCGTGAGTTCTATGGCAGCAGCAGAGATGAGACAGGCAGTTTTCTTACTGACATGTCCCAGACTGGGGTCTGGTACATCATCGTCGCCGACTACAACGGTGTTGAAGAAGGTTCTCTTGATCTCACGTACACACTGACTCCGGCCGCTCCAACGATCACCAATATTCTTGCCGGAGCTAATGGAGGCAAGGCGACCGTCACTGTTGGGGCCGACTACATCAACGATGCCGACAACTTCGATACCTACTCAACTCCGCTTCCATATTCTGATTTTCCCAATATCACCGACGTTGTCCCAACGTTCACAATCTCTGGTGCAGATCTTCCAAGCCCTGGACGTTGGCGTCTCTTCGCGCGCCTCAAGAGCGCAACGCTTCCCGGGGAATTCTTCTTCTGCCAGATCAGACGAAACGGTTTTCCACTCACAACTACCCAAATACCATCTGTGGGCACGACATATGAATGGATCGAACTCACAGATCAGACCAGTGATCCACCGCGTGTATCTGATTACGATGGGCCGTGGCTTATGCCAGTTCTTGCTGCGGACGAGTTTGAGTTCTCATTTACAGCGTATTACGCGAGTGGGACACACGGCAGCGGCGGCGATATCACGATCTTCGAAGACCTACGCTGGTACAAGGAGGAGACCGGGGGGCGTCCTGGCGATCCCATCCAGCTTTTGGAGATTCCCGATCTCCCGGTTGGCTGGCCAGATGTCGATACGCCAGCAAACTTCCTACACGAATCGACTGGGTCTCACACATGGCAAAAAGATCTATGTGTTACTGACAACGGAGATGTTTACATTATTTTCTTCGAGTCGATTAGTCCTGGTGACACTGGTGATCTTCGCGCCGCGATCCATAAGTGGAATGGGACGACGTGGTCATTGGTAAGCGACAATCCTTTTGGTGTTGGTGGCGATGGGTCATTCCCGTTTGTCTTCGCCAGTACTGGGGCGGGAACCATCATGTCTCTCTCCATGGATACTGACGGAACTGATCTTTTTATCGCCTACGGGGAAAACAAGGGCGACTACATGGCTATCGGTGACGCAGACTGGGCAATCCACGTCCGCAAGTACGACGTCGGAGGCGCATCCTGGTCTGATCTAGGCGGGGAGATCGTCGGCAAATCCGCTTCTACCTTTGCGGCGTCAGCCGGAAGCCCGAACGCATCAGCACCACAAATCAAATGTTCACCGCTTGGTGTTCCTTGGATCACGTTCTGTCAGAACGATCCCGATGTAAGTCGCCCGCTCTTTGAAGCGCAGATGCCGTTTGCGTTTTACTGGAATGGTTCCGCATGGGTCGATGCGCAAATCCCGGAACCGATCAATCCGCACGCGAATGCCGATAGAGACGCCAACGACCTCGCGGTTGTTGACTTTTATACATGCGTCCAGGTTGATCTGACGTTCTGTCAGTCAGATGGCCCTGGGGAAAATCCCACAGTCGCGTATTGTACGTATTACGGCGTAACCACTACACACGATCCCGGCGTGCCGCACTTTGAGTGGTGGTTGTGGGAGTACGGGGGCGCCCCTGGGAGTTGGGCCAACCAACACTTTAACTTTGCAGATCTCTATGATCCCCCGGGCGATCCAACCATTCTGCACTGGCAGCAAGGATTCTCGTTTGTCGATGACGGTGAGACACCAATCTTGGCATCTGCGCACGGTAATGGACTATCACTGGACTACGGCGTCTATATCACCAAGGTCAACCCAGTGGGTGGGTTGATCACATACCCAACCGTTCGTCCCTTCGACTCAGAGGTTGGGTTGTGGATTGATCCGAGTGGCTGTGATGTAGTCGCGACCACAGATGGATCGATCTGGTTGACGATCGATTCCAATTCCTGGAGCGGTGATGGGTCGTGGATGATCAAACGTGTTGCAGAAGACGGCACAGGCGGTGGAGCGTGTTGGGCAAGTCGTCGTAACAACAGCACCGGTCTGTGGCTGGATAATGGATCGATGCATAAGACGTACGCCAAGGGCAACGTCGTCTACTCACTCTGTGACACAAATCATCCGGTCACCAACGAGTATGTGCCGACACTGTGGGTGATTCCCTTTGATCCTGATCCCTACATCCCGTGGGAGCCCGGACCAATTCTTACGTTTGGCAGTATAAAGTTCCCCTGATGGCTAACCGATTCTCTGGATACGCAGAGGAGTTCTTGCTGCTTGAGGATGGCGGGTTCATCATCCTTGAGGACGGTTCAGGGTTCCTGCTGCTGTGAAGCGCGAGTCAATCTGATGGCTAACGCCAAGGTCAGTGACCTTCCTGCCGTCACAGAAGTTCTTTCGACCGACGCGTTCTTGTTAGCGCGTGCAGGAGCAAGCAAGAAGATCAGTGGTGCAGACCTGCTAGCCGCCGCCTCCGGGGTGACCGGACCTACGGGACCAACGGGCGCAACCGGCCCCGCTGGCACTGCTGGAGCAACAGGAGCGACGGGGGTTACGGGGCCTACCGGATCGACGGGCCCGACGGGCGCTGGCACTACGGGCGTTACCGGAGTCACCGGTGTTACCGGGGCAACTGGTCCTGGCGTTGGCGAAACCGGGCCAACAGGAGCGACCGGGCCGATAGGTGCTACTGGCCCGACGGGGGCGATTGGTGCAACGGGGCCGACAGGACCTACGGGCCCCACCGGCGTTGGTGCCACGGGTGCTACGGGTGCCACTGGGCCCGCCGGATCAGGCGGCGGTGCAGAGGTATTGCTTCACGATGAAACGCTGGTCGCGGATGGTACGTTCGACGTCTCGTCTATCTCGGGGGATTACGACGAGCTTCGTATCGTCCTAACAGGCCGGTCGGCCGTGGGCGCGACAGCAGACTGGGCACGGCTCCGTCTCAACAACGACAGCGGGAACAACTACGACCACCGCCTTCTTCATGAAGTGGCGCAGACGTCGAGCGCGACGGACGCGGCGATCGGAGTATCGAGCGTCCAATGGACGGTTGAACTTCCAGGCACAAGTTCGACGGCGGGATGGGTCGGGTCGCTGGAACTGTGGATTCCGGAGTATGCCGGGACGACATTTAGAAAGATCGGCCATTGGATTGGCGGGAGTCGATTCTCTACTAACGAGATCCGGTCGCATTCGGGATCGTTCATGTGGAACAACACGGCGGCGGTCGATCGCATCCAGTTGTATTCCGCGGGTGGCGACTTTCTGACCGGTACGAGACTCCGCATCTACGGGGTCGGTGGGGGCGGCGGGGGGGTTAGCGAGCCGGATGACGAAACTACCGTGCTAGGAATCACGGAGGCGAACGTATGAGCACGTACAGCAAGCAGCCGCTCTCCGGCTCGACGCATGGCCGTGGAATCAAGGTCACGACCGCAGGGCCGATCGACGGCTCGGACACAGCTATCCACACGGCAGTCAATTCGACTACGGATCGTGACATCGTCACGCTGTGGGCGTACAACGACGACACGGCTGACCGGTGGGTCGAGATTGGCTGGGGCGGCACGACGATCCCTGACGATGTGACCCGTCAGACAATCCCATCAAAGGCCGGGTGGGTACTAATCGAGGCCGGTCGCATTCTGCGGAACAACCTCGCGATTGTCGCGTCGGCAGAAGTCGTAGACAAGATCGTGATCAAGGGCGAAGTAGTCCAGGCGCGAGCCTAATGCTCACCGAGAAGCAACTGATCGCCGGTCGTAGGCTCACCAAGGTCGCCGGAAACCGCGATATCTCTCCCGGACTGGCTTTCGGGCAGATCGGCGCCCCTCGTCCACCCGTAACCCCTGACGTGGCGTGGTGGGACCCATCCAACATAGGCTCGATCACTTTCACCGCCGATAACACAGTGTCATCGATAACTGATCTTTCTGGTGCAGGCAACGCGCTTTCTATCAGCGCCGGGGCTGTCCCACTCGCCCGCATCCCTGGTGGCACAAAGAAAAACATGATGCCCTACCTATCGTTCGCCTGGACGGGAAGCTATCTCACATCGAATGCATCACGTTCGGACGCAACAGATTCAGCCTTTGTTGTCGGTTGTCTCTTTGACTACTCCACCTTTCCCACCCTGATCGGCCAACAAGGCGGCACAGGCGGCACGCAATTTCATGTTGGCAACGGTGGCAGCGTTGATGTCTATAACTCCGAGATTGGCTCGTACTCTATCTCAACTGGAAATGGCGTATTCATCAAAGGAATCCCGTTTGTCGCCGGATACCGCTCAACCGGCGGTGCATCCTCCACCCTTTACTACAACAACAACAGCTACTCGGGCACGCTCGGTACTCCGTCCGCCAGCCGCACCACCCGTATCGGCATGAATGGCAACTCGTTCGGCAATAATGATTACACCCGCTGGTTCATCGGTGAGATCATGATCTTCGGCTCGACGCTCTCCACGACCGACGCCCCCACCGTCGTGAGTTACCTGATGTCGAAGTGGGGAATCTAGTGGTCAACCTGCCGCTACTCGATTGGCCCCGCCGAGACGTTCCTAAGGACCCCAAGTACAGCCTGTGGACAATCGATGCTGGTGGTGGCGGTGCAGCGCAGATATCGCCGCTTAGGCTGAGTTACGGATTCGGCAACGATTACCTTGCGTACGTGTTTGGCAGCCGCGTCTACTGGTGGGCTGATCAGTTAGACGAAGACGGGAGCGTCGTCTCATGCGCCCTTGACGGTGGTGATCTCCGTACCGAAGTCACACTCGATGGCTTCACCGGCCTAGAGACCGACCTTGCGCAATTCGTGTCAGGGTTCTACTACTGGCTCAATCAGCCACGTTAGTGTCCGCCTCCGGCCCTAGACTCTAGGGCCATGAGCCGCGGCGTCGTTTACGACCCCGTTTGTTCCGGGGGCGCAACTCAGGTTGCCACGCCACCTCTGATCAAGGCCGTCGCTGTCGTTTACGACCCGGTCTGCGCGATTGTCTCCGGGACACAGACCGCGGTCACTGATTTGCCGCCGACGAAATAGGGGTGATCTGACATCGCTTCGGTCCAGTTCAATGTCTCGAAAGGTAGGGAGGTCGAGCTATACGCGCGCGTAGACGGTAATGACCCTACAAACAGCGCGTTGATCCTGATGATCATCGCGTCGGGGAGCGTGGCTGGGATCAACGGTCTCGCCGACTTCGATACCTTCGCGGCGATCCTCGCTGGTGGATACACAGAGGTCACGAACACCGGCTATGCGCGCAAGACACTGACTGACGCTTCTCTTTCGGCCTACACGGTCGACGACACGAACAACCGGATCCTGCTGACTCTGCCGTTGCAGACGTTTGCTGGCGTGTCGGCAGGCGATACGTGGGATATCGGTATCTGGGGCTACGACTCTGACACCACGGCTGGGACAGACGCAAATATCGTCCCGATCACTGCGCATGAACTGCGTACTGCTGGTGGCATTCCGCTTGTTCCTGATGGTGTCAACTCCCTCGTTGTTGACCCATCGGGTGGATGGATTGCTGCTGTCTAATGGACGTCTACGACAATTTCCACAATGCGCCGCTCGATGAACCACCGCTCGAAGACGGCGACGACAGCATCCCGGTAAAGGAGCGGCCGGAGGCCCCAGAGGTTCGGTTTCTTACCGCCATCGGTAGTGGTTCCCTGGTCGTTCCCTTTCGATACTGCGAACCCGGTAGCGAGGGAGACAAGGTCTATGCACTGAAGCGCGCACACGCTCGATTTCGCGGTGGCGGGCGACTCGCGATGCTAATGGCCAAGCCGAAGTCAGTGCGGCGTACATGGTCGCAGTACACCGGACCCGGTTCGTTCACGAGAGACTTCCGCGAGACACGGCGTCGCTTGGGACTGCCGTTGACGCCCACTGTCTATGACGAGGCTGCCTGGAGGAAGCTTGCTCCGTGGTTCGACAGTCTCGCGATCTCACTGATCACGCCGAAGCTGAACACGATGATCCAACGCCAGCTCGCGTGGCACACGGCGCTCTACAACAGACGAGGGGCAATCGCGTACTCCCAGTACCGCCCCTCGCAGCTGGGGCGCCCTGAGTCGATAACGCGCGCAGACTGTTCCGGCTCGATCGCAGGTGGCTGTCATTGGGCGGGCATCCTGCCCAAGGTTGACTGGCGCTGGACGAACACCGACGTCCAGATTCTCTTTGGCCAGCACATTCCAGACCTTGCCTCCGCAAAGCTCGGCGATGTGATCTTCTACGGGCGCGGCGGCAATCCCTCGCATGAAGCGCTGTATCTCGGCGGTGGGCGTGTGTGGTCGTTTGGCTCATACCCAATCAAGCTGCTCGACGCGTCGTACAGACATGACAGGATAGCGATCCGCAGGTTTGTTCCGTGAGGTTCCTTTATGGGCCGCCTGATTGGATCTCGGAATCGCTTTCGGCGCGAGATCGACGGACGATCAACTTCTGGCTACTGATCCTGTGGATCTTCCCTGGCGCGCTGATCTGGTGGCTGCTGAAGAATGAGCTGTGGTTCATCGGCTTCATGTCGATCTACGCGATCTGGGTTAGTCACCTGACCGCAGTTGCGGCGGAGACGCCTGTGGAGGAGGAGCAATGAGTGAGATTGATTGGGAGGCAGCTCGTGAAGTAACGGCCGCCGAACTGTCACCGGAGATGTTGGCGCAGGCTGCCGAACTTCTTGGCATCACGCCTGAGGAGTTGCTGGACGACCCTCGTCATGAATGTGAAGAGGATGAGGGAAGTGGCCTGGCCTGACACACCTGACGACTGGCTTGAGGACTACATCGTCTGGCGGATCAACTCAGGCAAGCTCGCCGACCGGCCTGATTCTGTTCCCGCGAACGTTCCTGCCTACGCCGACGAGGTTCTCTACTGGTGCATCTGGCGCAGGAAGGGGCGCCCCCAGCCGCGTCCGACGACGTTTCCCAAGCCGGATGGGATCAAGGCATGGGCGTATGCCGTGCTGGATGGCGTCAACGCACGAGCGCCAATCCAGATTCCGGGTACCACAACTTGTCCCCATTCGTGGGTGCTTACGTGGGCGATCTGGCGTTTCCAGAACCAGCCGAAGCCGATCCCACCGAACATTCCCAAAGAACCGTCTGTTGTCGCTCCGTACATCTGGTCGTTCCTCAACTGGGCGGCATGGCAGCGCAAACGGTTCTCGAACCCTGCTACGCCTCGCCCAACCAACATTCCCGCATCGATCCCACAGTGGTGCTGGGGGCATCTGAAAAAGATCAATCAGGCAGTTCCGCTCGGGCCGCCGCCTCCGCCTCCTCCTCCGCCCCAACCGCCCGGTCCTGCGAACACCTGGATGTTGCCGCTGCCATTCATGTCAACGGCGTGGGGCCCGCTCAACGATTCCGACTACCGCGATCTCGATACGGCGTGGCAGAAGATGAAGGCAGCCGGGGTCGCCACGGTCGGTCTGCAGATCGCCAATGGCGAGCCGCTGTTCAACATGGATGCACCTGGTCGTGTGCGCAAGTTCGGCATGAAGGTCGTGTTGTGGGGGTCCGCGCATCCAAATGACGGTGAAGTGATCGCGCTCACTCGTGCAGACGGGTATATGCCGCAGATCGAGACGCCAGATGAGTACAACCGGGCGATAGCCAACTTCGAAGCCGGAGTTGGGCAGGGCATCGCGCGCTCGGTGTTCACGACCCTGTATGGGTTCAACACGTTCACTCGTCGCCCGCCGACCACCCAGCATCCAGAAGGCGAGCTGACCACGGTTGAGTACGAACGCATGCGTCCGTACTGCACCCACGCCACCGTGGAGTGCTACGTGCAAGACGGCGGCGCCCACTTCCCGATTTCGAAGATGATGTGGGCAGCGCTTGAGCAGCACGGATTCGATTACGCGACTCCAGCGATCGGTCTGTGGAACGACACGAGCATGAGCGTGTATCGCGGCGGCAGCGCAGAACTCGACAACTATGGACGCCAGATCGGCGTCTATCTGTCTGAGGGCATGATCCCTGCAAATTGGGTGGATTTGGCCCAGCTGGGAACGTAGAGACTGACCGACCTGCGACGTACCATCAGTCGTGCCGCAGACACACAACTGCCAAGCCAGCGGGGGTCCAGGCGTGACACATGAGGCATGACCGGAGAAGAGAACCGGAGGTGGGCTTGGTATCAGCAGACCGTCGATGCGGCGACGGCCGCGCTTGGCCTCGGGATCGCCATCCTGATGGCATGGCGTGATTCATGGCCTCCCGTCGGCGTCCTCCTCGTTCTCGTGTGTCTCGGCCGCCTGTCCGCACGCGCGCTGATCCAGTACCTCGTCGGTCGGTGGGAGAACGGCAAATGATCGCCACACTGCGCGTTGTGTCTGAGGTCTGCTTTCTCACCCTTCTTGTGGGCTTGATGTGGTGGCTTCTCTCTTAAGAGGCGACACGCCGTTGACGCCGGAGGAACGGCGTATGGTGTTCAGGGTTGCGACGGTAATCGCTATTCCGATGGCGACAATTCTTGTGCTCGCGCTGCTCGGCGGATTTCTTGTCTACCGCAATCAGACAAACGAACGACTCGCCGCCGGTCGTGAGTCGATTAAAAATAACCGAGAACAGATCAATCGGATCGCCAAACTGACCCTCGACCTTGACGCGGAACGACGAGGACGCGAGCAAGCAATTGCTCGCGCCGCATTTCTCGCCTGCGTTCAAAACGAAGCACAGGATGCAGTACTGGTTGACATTCTCAATAAGACAATCGAAGCCGTGCTGAGAGCGCCGCCCACTGACGCGCGCGCTGCGTATATTCAGAACCTACGCGATGCAATCAGAGCGCGGGAGCCAATGGACGAGCCTGAATGCAAGATTCCCCCTGGTGGTGGTTGATGCGGCTCCTCGCTCTAGTTCTGCTGATCATCACAACTGTGGCTTCCACTATGGCGTACGACGCTGCCAGCGTAACCGGCAAGAAGGGGCAGATCATTCTCAGCGCAGTCCTGGCTACCTACGAGTATCGGGAAATCGGAAACCGTGGACATGTATCTGATTCATCACAGGAGTCATGGTTTCTTCGCGATCGGCACGGCACCACGATTGGACGAATGTATCTGACCTGTCGCTGGATCACACAGCAACAGCGCTTCTGTATCGGCTCGTATCGCCTTCCTCTGGGCACGATTACGCTGGCCGGAAACTCGTCTTCTCAGTTCAGTGGTACGTTCGCAGTGACCGGTGGCACGGGCCGCTATCGCGGCGCGGCAGGAGAAATACAGTCCACAACGACCGGCTCAGGGCGCATGATTACAACGATCATGCTGGTCTAGAGGGAGGATGAATGGAGAACATCAACCTCGGTCCATACGGCAAGGCGATCATCGCGCTGGTCGTTGCCATCCTGACTGCGCTGGCCCAGGCGATCGGGAACGGCTCGCTCGATGACCTTGATACCGAAGGCTGGGTCAAGGTTGCGCTCGTTGTGCTCGGCGGCGCGGCCGCAACATGGTTTGCGGAGAACGTGCCGGGAGTTGCGGGCGGGATCATCAAGGCCGTGCTTGGTGCGGCGACTGCCGGTCTGACCGCGTGGACAGTCGCGTACGAGAACGACCATGTGATCTCTCAGGGCGAATGGTTGACCATCGCCATCGCAGTGGTCGGAGCGCTCACGTTGGTGTACCAGACCAACAACGCTGGCACACCAAAGTCGGCGTGAGGGCAAAAAGAAAGGCCCGGACTCTCGTCCGGGCCTTTCTTTGGCAAAGGCTTGCTAGGCAAGTCACAGGCTACATCAGATGCACCAATGACAGCCTTGCTTGTGGTAGTAGAACATGTAGCCAGCCGTCAGGGCCTGACCTAGTGGCGAGAGCCAGCCTGCGTACTTTGTTGGCCCTCCTTCGGGTGGCATCCCGATCTCGGGGATCAAGAAGCCGCGCCGCTTGAGATCAGCCTGAGCCTGCCTCCAGTACGGGGCGAAGGTCGAGTAGCGGAACTGCATCCAGCCGCCAACGGTGTCTGCACCGGAGACGTTGTCGCCACCGACGTGGTAGCCCTGCCATAGACACGGAGGATTGCCACAAGCACCGCTGTACCACACCCACGGCCCCCAACCACCCTCCCGGTCGGAGAGTGCGAGCAGCGGCCACTTCGTGTTCGGGTAGGGACGCTGCGCGATCTGCACAGCGGTTACCCAATCGTTGGTTTCGGGTAGCTCGTACAGGAGTCTCTTCTCAGCAACGTTCAGAAGCGCCGTGTGGAGACGGAGACTCGCGCGGGCGACGGTGCATGAGCGTTGCCATGGAACCTCAGCGCACTTCTCATGTCGGGGCGCCCTCAGCCAGCGCCCCTTGCCATTCCAGAAGCGGATCACGTTTGCTGACGACGTGGCCTGCTTCGGCAAGACCGTGCGGTCAGCAGACCACAGGGCCTTGGTCATGGCAGCGATGTTGGGGAGCTTGAGCGGTGCCAGCTTCTGCTTGACGGTCGCCTGCTCCCGAACGGGTTGTGCTGTGACCGGTCCGATTGCTTGGTAGCGAATGCCGGTCGTCTCGTTTGGTTGTGCGAGTGCGGCTGCGGCGATGATGGCTACCGCAGCCAAGAGCAACAGAGATCCAACTAGTTTCACTTCTCCTCCAAGTCGTGCTTGCCCGGCGACTCCGACGGCATGGGAGTAACCGGCTGGGCCGTGCCTGGGTCCTTCTGGATACCACCTCCTCGTTGCTTGTACTGACGTCAGGACATTACTGCACAGCGCGGTCAAATGCCGTGCTTTGCAGCAGTTATGCACAACCCTTTTTGGGGGTTATGCCATGGCGTCCAGCTCAAACTGGATCGCTGCGCGCTTCTTATTCGCGCGCGCCTTCGGTGAATAGAACTTATCGCCGTGGCATACACCACAGCGGGCGCGACCACAGTCAAGCGGTGTCTTCTTCCGCATCGAACCGATCCCGGCAGCGCAGTGACACGCCTTGCGGTCGCACTTCGGATCGGGAGGGTTCCGCCAGTCGTAACCATGCAGCCGCATCTCGAACTTCCAACGGCGGAACATGAGCGCATGCTCCTCATGCCAGCGCTTCATAAGCGCCTCCTTGGGGGCGCCCCGCTGATCCGCAGCAGGGCTAGATTGTCCTACGCATCGCTGCTCCTTTCGCTCGTTCTATTTGTCGGGCGATCAACTCTACAATTTCTTCTGGATCAATGCTGCCGTCAGTCGTGATCGCCCTGCGCAGACGTGCGCGCAGATGTAAGCCACTCTCGCCAACGTCCGGGGAAGCACTCGTGGCAGAAGATGACCGGGATGCCGTCCGCGCCCGCGTGCCAACAGCGGACGTCTGCGATCCGGAGCGTGCGCTCACAACCGGCACACTCCCTCACCCCCCGCGACCATTCCCATCTCGGCTGCTCTGAGCCCTTAGCCAAGCGCGACGTAGGTCGCTTTCGGGACGCGCTGTTTCGCGCGTTCGATCACATCAGCGTACTCAGGGTTGGCTGCCGCAATCTGCTTCGCCACGCTGCCGTTGACCTTGTATGTGATCTCAGCCTGCATCAGCTCGTCCATCCTTTCTTCCGGTAACCCGAGCTGCCGCAGTTCTTCTAAGACTTCGATGTCCCACACGATGCCGCTGCCGCCACGCAGCTCCGCCTTGACGCCATTCACCTCGATCGTCTTTCGCCCCTGCCGTGAGAACTCCTGCTCTAACGCGAGCGTGAGTTCTGACTTGAGCGACTTAAGTTTCTGCTCCAGCTCACGGATCTCGCCGAGCAGCCTCACGCAGCCAGCCGGATCGTCGTAGGAGACGACCTCGCCGGTCAGTGGGTAGACGAGTTCTTGGCTCAATCCTGTGGTTCTTCGTCGGTCTCGACGATGACGCGCACGCGGAATGTACCGCGCGGAAGTGGCAACTCGATACGTAGATCCCCCGACTCGCTCATAACGATCGCTTCCTCAAACTCGATCTTGTAGAGATCGGGTTCTTCTGGCGTCCACGTAATGCCGTAATCAGTCATCGTCGTCGAGCCAGTTGCCGTTTTCGTCCATGAATCCGTATTCGATCGCCCGCTGCTTGGCGCGTTCACGCACTTCGTCCATCTCTTCCTGCGTCATGCCGTGGTAGGGGCTGAGATAACGCGTGCCGCAATCACGGCAGTACATGTGGATCGGCATGGCGAAGTTGCTGTCGTAGCGCAGCCTGTCGCGCGGATGCTTACAGGTGCCAGGCTGCGCGCTTGCGGGCGCCCACTCGCCGTGCTCTTGGTAAACCATCTTGACGCGCGGCATCAGACGCCCAGCGACTGCTGGCCCGGGTTAAGGCCATCAAGCAGTAATGTCATGCAGCCGTTGCACATCACTTCCGGCAGCTCTTCGCGGAGCGCGATGTGATTTGTGCCGCCCTGATCGCGCTTCTTCGTCCAGCCGGTGACGTGCTGCCAGATCGTCTCGATCCGCTCGTCCATCTTGCGACCGCATTGCGCACACGTCATGTGAACAACCTTTTCCACCAGGGAAGCTGCGTGGGCGGGGCGTCCAGTTTGACAGGTGCTGGTTCCAGCGGGCCAGGGTCGCCACCCTTGGGTGGCTGGATCAGTTGGCCGCCGAGGTTGACCGGCTTGGGGCCCATCACGTTGAAGCCAGCGCCGCACTCCTCGTTAGCGCAGAAGACGTTCTGCGACATGCCACCTTCGCCGCCCTTATACCACTCCTCTGACTTGCAGAACGGGCAGATGAAGTAGGCACCAAGCAGGCTGTCCAGTTCATACTGACTTAGTTCCCTCATGCCGCACCAACATCCGCCACTGTAGTGACATGATCCTTGCGGATGCGGACGACATAGCCGTCGAGCGTCGTCAACTCGACCCAGTGGGTCGTTGACCCGTTGGTCGGTATCTGGATAACCCGTTTCCAGATGTCTTCGGGGTCGCCGAGGACGTTCCAGACGCGGCCGTCACGCGTCCACAGCTTGGTCATCTTCGTCTCTTCGGCCATCTGTTCTCCTTTCTCGCAGCGCGCGTATCGAGACGATCTCACGCTGCCCGTTCTCGAATTCGACCATAACCGATCGCATCCTCCCCTTCAACAGGATGCGACAGGCACGGCCCTTGAGGGTCGCGCGCTTGGGGTTGTTGCCCCACGTGTAGGTGTGCGTGGCCTCAGGGAGAGGGGAATGCGACCCTGAGGCTCTCTGACGTGGCGGGCTGGTACCGGCCCTCCCCTCTGTCAGTCTCTGAAACTCGACATCACCGTGCTTGCGCAGCCAGTTGCCCAGGTTCTTGGCGGGCTGGCCGAAGAAGCGGCGGAAGATAGGGGCGCCCCCGACGATGACGTTGTTCTCGTCGAGTTCGATCCCGCCGGTCATCCGTGGCGACGAGACGTACCACCAGCTCACGTCTCTTCCGCACGAAGCGCATCGAACAACGCCTTCCGTGCTTCCTCGGCGTGCGACTCGACGATGATCGCGACGTTGTCCCGTTCCCGTGGGGTGTAGTCATCGCTTTTTCGGCGCAGGATGTCGATGTGTGTCACGGCAACATCGAGTGGCGTCAACTGCCGAGCGACTACGAGACGCAGCTCGCGCAGCTCGGTTTCGGCAGCCTCCGCACGCCAGTGGTTGCTGTTGGCCGTCTGCTTGTAGCCGTCTCGTTCCCGTTCGGCTGCTTCCCTGGCGGCACGCACGACCTCGACGCGCTCGGCCCATTCGTTGCGCTGCTCGATGGCTTCTGCGAGTTCGGCGCGGAGGGCCACCACCTCGTCAGCAAGCCTCCAGGCCTCGGCCCTGGTGAGGCCAAGCCCTTTCTTCCGCGCAGCGAGGGCGTGGTCGATGTCGGCGGGGTCCGGGCGGGTCACGCTGACCTCCGGTTGACTAGCCACGCACCGAGGCGGTACGGGCCGTAGCGGATTAGCCACTGGTTTACTCGTCGAACGCCGGTCGGCCATCCCATGAGCCACCATCCGATGCGGCGGGTCACGCGGTCCATTGGCAGCCCCCGTAGGAGCGGCACAGCTCTGGGTCGAATCCGTGCCAGTACGAGTACGCCAGCCACGCGACAGCCGCGACAGCCATCCACATGAAGATCGCGAGCGCAAGGATGATCTCGTCGCGCCTGTTGGGGTGCCCCTGTGGTGTTGTTGAAGCACTCATTGTTCTCCTTTCATGATCCGCCCTGCATCATCCCGGCAATCGCCAGTTCCACGACGTCCGTTGGGATATACGGCAGGGCCTCTCTGGGTGTGGCCCCGCGCAGCTCGTGTCGCGGGCGGTCCCACCACTTCTCTACTCCTGCGGGTGTCCATGCGCCGCGCAGGATCGTGTTGACGGCGATCACGACGCCGTTCTGCTCATCGTCGGAGAGCGAGAAGCCTTTCTCGGCTGCTGTCCACTCAACCATTGTGTTCTCCCTTTAGTCCCAGAGCGAACCGAACCATTCGCCATAGAGGGCCATTCCGTCCTTGAACTTCGCTTCCTGCTCTGGCTTCTCGTGGAAGAAGCCGTCCTCATCAAGCCAGGCCTGGAAGCCCTCTTCGATGCGGCGCAGGATGTCCTCCCATTTCTCCCACCCGCCGCCGCTGCCGTACTCCTCGGTGAACTCTGCGGGGTACCCGTTTCCGTACTCGCGATGCTTGCGGCAGCCGATCACTGTGAGTTCCGCAAGTGTGGAATTGAGGTTCCAGATCGCGGGGTCGTCGTAGCCGCGTCGTGCGCGTTGTGAAGCCCAACGCAGACGCTTGAGTGGGTAGTACTTGTTGCGTAGCCGCCGGTAGAGAATCTGCGGGGACTTCCAGCCAAAGAAGTACCAGCGCTTGTAAGGCCGTAGACCGACGGACGCGCTGAGCTTCTTATCCTCGGCGTCGCTGCCAGTGATGATCTCTCGTAAACCCATCGTGTTCTCCCTTCTGTTGTGATGAAACGCCCTGCGTTCTGTTCCCAGGTGCAGGTGCGTGTTGGGGCATCACTCCCAACTAGACGCCGCCAGGATGGGGCCTCCGACGAGGGTAGAGCATCCACCATCCGACTACGGACGTCGGGCCCGGAGTCTTACTCAGGAAGTTCGTGTCTGGCGTTTTTGATCACCTCTATCCACATCGTCTACAAAGCCAATCGCCCACGCAATCGTAGAGACGCCCGAAGCGCCCGCACAGCAGACATCGGCCCCACCGGCGGCGCGTCCGATATTTCGCAGCACGTCGAAACGGCAGTTTCACTGTGTTCTCCTTTCATCTGAGGGGAGTCCGATCCCGCAGGCGATGAAGGGAGGAGGTTCTGTTCCTTCATCGACTCCGCGCTGCGCGCGCCGTCTCCCCTCTGCGCAGACGCCCCGGACGGGAATCGAACCCGTGTCTCCGCCTCGACAGGGCGGCATCCTGGCCGCTGAACGACCGGGGCAAATGAGGGAGTCCGTACGAATACGTCGGGGGGAAGGTCGCCGCCCCTGATTCCGACGCATGGCCGCGCGCCCGTCTCCCTCTGCGCAGATCATGATCCCGGCGGTTCTCGGATGTACTGACCCTATCCACTGAGAACACTTCCCTGTCAGGCGTGCCGGGATTTGTGGGCGCCCGCTTAGCCGGGTCTTTCCCCTGCTCACCGCAGCGTGTCGTCAACTACGGCTCACAAAGGCTGCACGAGGCCAGTTCACGGCGATCAACTCGCTACTACAGACCTGAGGCCCACTGATTTTCTGCGGCCCTCCCGCCTGTGAAGATGCCCTTCGTGCTCGACGGGTTGGGGCCGCAGATCTGAACAGACTACTTAGTGCAAGGGCGGAGTGTTTCAACCAGGGTGTGCCGACCCTCGTCACAGCCTCTCGCTGCGCACCATGCTCCGCCCATGCGTCATGACAGTCTACTAATCCACGTGTCATGACAACCAGTCGTCGGCATCTGTGTTCTCTGGCGGGCGGCGACGCTTGGGCTTACGCACCGCACGAGGAACATCATTGATGCGTTCGTCCGCAGTTCGATCAAGCCGTTTGGCGGCCCACTCTGACAGATGGGGACGCAAGAGTTCGATTGCCTCCGCAACCTCGTCTTGGTCGACGACCCACATGAACACAGGCTTACTACCGAATTGGCTGGTGTACGGGCCGTACGGCCCGTACACCTTGCCAAGCCCAATCGCTGCATGAACACGTCGAACGCTTTCCTCATGGATCATCTTGAGTTGTAGACGCGGGCGTCCGTTGCTGTATGCAAGACAACCCTCGCCCTCGAAGAGACCAGCAGCCCATGCCCTTTCCTCCGGGGAAACTTCCACGGGGAAACAGTAATTTTGCGATCGGACGTACTAGGCGGCGACTCGGTTCAGCCTACGTTCACACAGGCGACGCCCTTCGGGCGTCACATGGTGATGAGGACACCTTTTCCAGGTCTGCTTCTTACGTCGCTTCCAGCCGTGGAGCCAGCTGTGGTGCGCGACACACAACACAACCACGCCATCTCTGGCGGGAAACGGTGGCCCACCGTCAGCGAGTGGCTCAACGTGATGAACTTGCAGCGCGCCGCTGCAGTCGCCCGCCAGGCGCGCGAAGGCGCACTCAGCGTCGTCTGCGAGAACGCGCGAACGGTAGTCGCGCCAGCGCTGGCTGTCGTACAGCTTTGTTGCCATCCACAATCACCTGGGGATATGTTATCCACAGGCATCGGACGCTAAACGTGCATTCGCTGCATCTACACCTAGTCGTCCTTGCAGATATTCCACGACGTCTGGCCGGAAGAGGCGGATGTGTGCGTGGAGAGCAGCTTTATCGCCTCGGTGAACTGCTTCATGGCACGAGCGGCAGAGGCAAACGATATTCCCACGGACATCATCACCTCCTTGCGAGCGGTAGAGCACGTGGTGCAGGTGCAGATTTTGTGTGGTGCCACACAATGCGCATTCGTCATACGTATGCGAAAGAAGCGCGAGGAGTCCTGGGTCACGAAGCCTCATTCTGTCGGCGATCGTACTCGCATTCTCCGACGCATTCACATCGCTCCTGGTCGGTGAATCCTCCCCAGGGTTGACGGTCACGGCAATTCTTTCCATCCACCCGTACTGGACGTCTGAACCGACGCGGGTCATCCTTGGCAGACACGCCCTCCCAGAAGACGTTTTTAGACATGCGTACGACACTTTCGGCAGATTGAACCGCCCATGAAGTCGTCATCCCAGTCGTGGTCGCATTCTTCCATGGCTTTATTCAGTGGGGCACACCGGCTGGCGCGAGTGAGGGAATGCTCGCCTCTCGCTCACTTGTTCTCCTTTCATTCCTGATCGCACGGATGGTGCCCGTGCTTATAGAAGTATCGCGCAGAACGCAGAAAACGCGCAGCGCCATCCTTCCGGCGCGTCCAGAATCCCCACTGTTTGCGCTCCCTTCCCGTGAGGAGGACTGTCCAGCATCCGCCCGGCGGGACGCTCACCGAGTGAATGTGATGGGCTGGCCGGTAACGCACGCTGCCACGTTTGAGCGGATCGACTGTTTTGTGATCCAGGCGCGGGGCGCCCTTGGCGGTGCGTTCCGGATAGCCCCAATCCTCGTAGGAGCCTGACAGCACCAGTGTCAGAAACCACCATGGATGATCATGCGGCGCGCGCTTGTCGTCGCTGCGGACCCAGTGGTGGACGCGAATACTGGCGAAGCCAAGATTGAGAACCCAGCGTCGTGCGTAGGGGCACTCGGGTTCTCCGAGGTCTTGTGCCCATATGAGTGTTGGTCGTTTCATAGTCGGGATGGCAGGATTCGAACCTTTCGGCTTACGGAGTATTTCGCTCCGGCTTCTCAAAAGCGCGAATACGTCGCCCTTCTGGAATGCCTATGTCTTTTCAGACGCGTCCTCCGGTACATCAGACCGGTGCTCTACCACTGAGCTACATCCCGATAAGTCGGTACTGGGAAACGGTGCTCCGCATCGCACGGATTGGCTTCTGCGCGGGGCGCCCCCGCTGCCACGCTTCGGCTTCCCGTTTCCCAGCCCTAGAGAGTGCGCTGCTCTCTTGCGTAAGCGCCCGGCAGGAATCGAACCTTTCGGTGGCGATGAACCCACCTATGCTTTCGCGCTTACCTCCGGCCAATCAGACCGGTGCTCTACCAATGAGCTACGGGCGCATATTATTGCTGTTGCTCTCCTTTTATGCGGTGTGCGTGTGGACATGTCCACACGCTGCACATACGCATTCTACTACCGCTGGCGAGTGATTGCCCTCTGCTTTTCTCGCAGCACGCAGTTCTTCCTTTGTCCACCGATTCGCGGCAGCCTGGCTCAACCAGCGTTCCTGCTCGGTCGGTTCGAGATACGCAACTTCCATGTGGGTTGAGAACGGCACGTTGTGCCGCCGCCGTGAGCGCGGTATGTGCGCGCAGACAGAGGTGTAGTTCATGAGCGCCCCTTTCGAGAGACCTGTTGCCTCCGCTGCCTGTGCATACGTCTCACCGTAGACCCGTTCGATGTGATTGAGCAAATCACCGATCAGCCACTGCGACGTGCGGTGCAGCTGACCGAGCATCGTCGCGAGTGATTCACACTGCTCGTACGGTATGTCTGGTGGGAGGATGAGTGCGGTGTTGGTGATCGCCCCCGCCTTCTCTAACTCGGCGAGTAGCTGGATGCCTTGCGATGGGACGGGGACGATCTCGGTCATCTTCCCTCCGGAGGTTTTCTCCGATCCTACGACTCCTTGAGGGCGTCTTCCACTGTGAGCTGCCCGCGCGCCATCGGCCGTAGCCGCACAATCGGTGCGCGCTGTTGAACCTCTGGTGTGACCGCCGTGATATTTCCTTCGGCAACCGCGAAGTAATGTCCGTGTTGCGTCTTCTCGATTGCCTGTTTGATCGCCTGGGGGGCGCCCCCGGCGGTGAACGGGCCGAGGTCCTTCCAGTTCCGCTTGTCGTCGGAGCCGAAGACAATGTAGGTTCGGCTCACGTAGTCACCATCTCTCTCTCCTCAGCGGGGACAAGCTTGTCGGCCTCGCGTCGGGCAAGGATGACCTTCTCCCACTCGGCGTCCAGTTCATCCCATGTCGCGAGCGGTTCGACGGTTTCGACGGTCTCATAGAGACAGTCGAAACCGTAATACGACGGGCCGTGCTCGTAGCAGGCGTCATCGAAGTACATGGGCACGTCGAGGGTTCCGTGCACATAGCTCTCGTACGATTTCCGCTTTCTTTCGCCAAGCTGCCCGCAGATGCAACGCTTGCAGCTTGAGAGTTCGAGTGTGCCGAGGTCGATTTCGCGCCACCAGCCAGGTTCTTTCTCGTCGAGCAACTGGGCTCCCTGTGCGACTGCCTCGGCGGCGCTGTTGGGCTTGATCATGCCGTTCTCCTTTCTGGGCTTTGTGCGTCTGCGGTTGCTTCGAGGCTCGCCAAAGCGCGACCAAGCGCAATGTCGCGCCCGATGCGCTTGCAGTAATTGTCCTTGGAGGAGCACATTGCTTCCCCCAGAACCTGTCCACCATCAGCGAACGTGACGATTGCGGTGGTCTTCCCGCCGCGCGGCTGTGCGCTCAGCGGCCTGTCTTGCGTGAACAATCGCTCGTGCTGGAACTTGACCTTCGCGCCTTCCGGAAGCTGTCGCTTCACGATGTTCTCCTTTCTACGTGTTTTCCAACATACGTTTCCGTGCCTCAGGATCGTCCGAGCCATCATCGGGCATCGCAGTGATATTGCGGAGTGCGTCGACGTCGTATCCCCTCTCCGCCTCATCGGCTAGTGCCTGGATGTCGGCGTCGGTAAGAACACGGCCACCCTTGATGCGGTACGTCGCCTCTCGATCACGTGTCTCGTAGGGCGGTCTTAGCCCTAGACGCCGGAGTACGCGATCAACGATGCCGACCATCAGCGTCCTCCGAACAGGAGTTCCATGACACCAAACGTGATCGCTGCGACAAGGACGATGAAGGCGAAGTAGATCGCCCACATGTACTGCCGTTCGCGGACCACGATGATCGACTGATCCGGCGTCTCTTCGACGGTTTTTTCGACGTCACTCATGCATCTCTCCTTGGCAGGTTGAACTTCTTGCGCAGCCAGTCGGTGAGCGCAATCGACCATCGTTCGCCTAGCGCGAACATGTAACGGTCGTATCTCTCCTTCCATCTTTTCATGATGGCCAGTCGCCTCCTGTGTTGATCACCTCGATCGCTGCTTCGTCTTCTGTGTAGAAGGCGAGCACGTCCTCGTCCGCACGTACGCGGACGAGGACAGCGTTATCGAGAGTGACACGGTGGTTCAGCATTAGGCATAGCTCACCACTCGGCAGCATGTGCCCCGCAACCTCGTTGTAGCTCGGGAGTTCCTTGAGCAGCTCCGCGAGCGTCATCAGCTGCCACCACCCGTGGGCGCAGGGGTGCCCTGGCCGATCTGCTTACGCAGCCGCGCGAGATCGTTCTCGACCGCTTCGTTGCGCGCCATTTCGAGCGCCCGCCTGTCGAGCGGTGACTGCCCAGGGTTGAACACGTCTTCCAGGCTGCCGCCCTGGATCAGCTCGGAGAGCGCGTCGCCACGTGCCTCCAGCTCCTCCGTCTGCTCGGTAATCCGACCCACGGCCTTCGTTGCCTCACGCGCGTCCTTGCTGATCCCGGTGACGGTCTCACCGATCCGCGCCGTGGCTTGCGCTGCCGAGTAGCGGGCCTTGATGACTTCCTTCTCCGCCTTGAACGCCGAGATGCGCGTTTCCAGCTCACGCTGGTTGTCTTCCAGCGCCTTCTGTCGAATCGAGATGCCTGCCGCCTGGCTTTCCAGCTGCACTAGCTGCTGAGACACGGCAGCCTTCCGCTCCAGGCTCTCGCGTGCGCTCTGCTCGTCACCAGCGTTGAGGAAGCCGACGGCGTTGCTCTCCAACGTGAGCGTTTCGGTACGTGCCTTCTCGACCAACTGCAGGATGCGATGCTTCGCAGTCGCGACGTTTGCGAGGTCACGCTTCACCTCGACCAGACCGTCTGTCATCTGTTCATAGGTGAGGTCGAGGATCTCCCGGTGGTACTGCCCTTCCTTCTTGCCAAGGAACGCGCTCCAGATGGAGGCGAGGATGAACTTGAGACGCTTCATTGGTGTTCTCCTTTCGCGAGGACACGGTTGCCCTCATCAATGGCTTCGAGCGTGGCGAGCGCTTCTTCCTTCAGCGCCGCCAGACGCATCTGCTTCGCCTCATCTTCTCCGTACTTGACGCGCTGATCGATTCCTTCCAGCAGCTTGCTGCGAAGGACGCCCAGCTCGTCGGCCTGCGGTGAGGGCAGGCCCTTCATTGCGCTTGACAACGAATCGGCGAGTTCGAGTTCCTGTGTGTACTCGCCGTACTTCACTTCATGGCGGTGTTGTGCGTAGCGCTTGTAACCGAAGACCGCAAGCGGCAGCGATACAAGCCACACGAGCCATAGGACAAGCGGTGGTCCACTGACGTGATCTGGCTTGGGAGGTTGCAGGCGTGCCACCACCGCCTGCAACCCACCCTTCTTGATTTCGATTGCGTCCGCTACGACTGCGTCGTCGAGCGGCCCGCATTCCTGGCAGTTAGGGCCATTGAACGGGTCGTAGCCGAGAGCCTCTGTGATGCCGCCGTACCGGTTGGAGTCGCCACGAAAGTCGACCAATTCCGACGCGGGCGTCGCTCGTAAATCGTTCGCGAGCTTGTTCAGCACCCCGCTCTCGTTGCCCTGTTCTCTTCCTGCCACGACGCGCCAGAACACCTGTTGTGTCTTTGCGGCGTCGAGCTTGTCGCGGTAGTTCGAGTCCTTCGCTTGGTTGGCACCAAACGCAAACACGGCCCATGCCAGCCAGATCGCACCGCAGACCACCCACCCGGCGGTGAGCTTTGTTTCGGTGCGTCCCATCGCCTTACCTCCCGGACTGTCCGAGAATCACCTTGGTCGGCCACTTGCCGTCGCAGTCCAGCCCACTCTTCGCGTAGACAAGGCACTTCTGCACGTCCGGATCGGAAAGCGTCTGCAACCGCGCCGTCTTCACCTGTTCCTGCAGTACGCGCTGCTTCGTCTTCTCGTCACGCCGCTGAGAACCAACGCGCTGTGCTCTGATCTTCGCCGCCACCGCTTCTTCGGCAAGCTGCTTGCGCAGCGCATCGGCACGGATCTTGGCCGCCAACGCATCGTTGTTGGCCTTCGCCTGCAATGCAATCGTGGCTGCGTGCTGAGTCATCAGGGTGTCGTCTTGCGTCTTGATTGGCCCGGTCTCGAAGAAGATCGGCGGGCAGTTCTTGTCGATCTCGTAGCCCTCCCAGATTTCCGGGTTGGTGCCACAGAAGAACGAGCCACCGATCGACTCTTGCAGCCTCTGCGTGAACTTGTAGCCGATCCACTTGCCGTAGGCGATGTCGACGCCCTGGGAACGCTGCGGCCCCTCCGGGTCGTCGCCGTACACCAACTCCGGCCACGTGAAGTTCTTCGATTCGGCCTTGATCGTTGCGGCCATCACGCTGCCGAAGTTCTCGTTCAGCCAGCGCACCCACGGCGAGAAGTCCGATGCTGACTCGTTCGAACGAGCGTTGAAGCCAAGGTTTCCGTCGTTGGCGTTACGCCGCCCGTGGCGGGCATACCACTCACAGGCGTTGTCGGTGTTGAAGCGGAACTTGTCCTGACCCTCGACTTGCACAGGGACGTTGTCCTTCGCGTAGCCGAGATAGAACTCTGGTGCACCCGCATCTGCGCGCGAGCGATCACGGAACGCGGCATAGAAACGGAACGAGGTAGGAATGCGAACAACCTCGTCGTTGCTGTCCGACTTCCGCGGCTCCTGGCCAGGGAAGATCTGGTACTTCAACTTTTGCGAGCCATGTTCGGAGCCGTCGAACACACAAACGGTCTCGTCGGACTTGGCAGACGTGTTCTCGTTGCAACCGGTCGCCAGGAAGGCGAACAGCGCCAAGAACACAAGGATGATCAGGGCCTTTCTCATCATGCACCACCTATCTGTTCGAGTTGACTGAGCAGGCTGTCGAGGGCGCCCCTCTTTGCTTTCTCGACAGCCCCATCTACATCGGGAGGGCCGTCTGCTGGTGCCGTCTCTGCCCGCTGTGCAATTGCCCCGGTCGGGGTATGCAGGAGCGTGACGGTGCAGACAACCTCTTCGTCGTCAAGCGGGTGGACGCTCATTGCGACCTCCGCCGAATATGACGTACGCGACGACGATGATCCCCACGATCACTAGGAGCGGCAGGAAAAGGTGGGTGAGCGACTTGAGCAACAGCAGCCCAAGTACGCCAGCCGCGACACCCGCCGCGAACGATTTGCCGTGCATCTGTTCTCCTTTACTTGTTGAGTCGGTCGAGCTTTGCAGCGGCAAGCGCCGTGAACGAAGATGAGTCGGTCAGGAACTGCCGCTGCCAGTGCCAGTCGTCCATCACGTACTCGGCGAACGCCTGCTCGTCGAGCGTGACCTCGTCGTCAACGCTCATGTCGAGCATCTTCAGCACGCGGTCGTAGTCGGCCGTGTGATCCTGCGGCACCGGCAACTGCACCACGACACGCTCGACCTTGCCGTGCTTGATTCGTTCGATGTGCTCTTCGAGGATCTCGATCGCTCGTTTGCGGTAACCCTCGACGGCCTTCTCGAAGATCGTGCGGTGCTCGTCGCGGTTTGCCTTGACGATCTCCATCAGATCGTCCTTCTGAACTGTGACCTGCCTCATTGCTGTTCTCCTTTCTCCGGTGTGTGAATTACGACTTCGGCGTGGTCTTCTTCCGTCTCTTGATCTCCTTCTCGGTGTCTGAGCCAAGGCTGTGTGCCTTGACGCTGTTTGTGCGCAGGAACGCACCGGCGGTGGAACTCAGACTGGCGTAAGCGACTGTCTGATCGCCAGGGTCGTAGCTTGTGACGGACTGGCCAGTGGCCCCCATCGCGCGTGCTTCGCTGACCCAGTTCGCGATACCTGCGCCGAGGAAGACGAGCGTCCAGTTCTCGGCCTTCTCTTTCTTCGCGACGAGCTTTGCGATCTCTTCGCGCGTGAAGTCCACGCTCGCGTTCTCCAGTCCGTCTGTCTGCACGATGAACAGATGACGGTCGGCCTTCTTGCCCTCGGCCTGCTGAATTGCTGTTCCAACGGCATCGAGTAGCGGGGTGACACCGCGTGGCCGGTAGCTCTGGGCGTCGAGTGTCGGTACATCGGCGAGCGGGCCCTCGTGGAGCTTGCGCACGCGCGCCTCCGTCTGCGTATCGGAGAACTGCCAGATGATCGTCTCGACGTCGCCGATGTCCTTCTCTTTCTTCAGCGTGTCGAAGTATTCGTTGAAGGCCGAGATCGTCCGGTCGGCGATCCCCATCATCGAGCCAGTCTCGTCCTGCACAAACGTCAGGACTGTCTTGAGCTGCTTCTTCTTCTTTGCCACTCCTACTCCCTTCCTGCTTCATCGAAAATGCGATGAGCTTCGATCCAAAGGCCGGGCACCCCGGCGTTGTCTGGATCACGCAGGACCTTGATCGCGTCCTGTTTTTCTGCCTCTGTTGGAGGCCCGGGATCCTCCAGGTTCATCAACGATCGCTTGAGGTGGCGCATCCACACGGGGCGTGGACGGAGCGCCGTCGTCCTAGGAAGATCCACTGTTCTCCTTTCCTTGCTTCATATCGCCGCCACAGATCACACAACGTCCTGGGCGGGAACTGCGGTGCTTGCACTTCTTGCACTCACGCTGGCGGTAGCGATTTGCGTACGCCTGGTTCCTTATCTCCTTCTCGCGCTTGGCTCTGTCATGTTTGGCCACCATCCTTTACCGGGCTTGAACCGGTTGGCTTTCTATCGTCGTGGTCTTTTTGTCGCACCGTACAGTTTATTACGCGCCTGTTCTGCTGGCTGCCCAGTGAGCACCGTCGCGACGGTCATCCCCTCGTAGCCGTCCACGATCACGTAGCCGCGGGTCTTGTCGGGTACCCAGACGATCTTGGACTTGCGTGCGTTCCAACGGGAGATGTCGTTGTCAGCAAACTCAAGCGGCGGAATGCTCGACACACGACCAGCCTCCAGGGCATCCATCGTCTCGCGGTGGATCAACTGGCCAACGCCTGCATCGTTAGACCATTCCTCTGGGAACCGTTCTTCGAAGCGTTCGAGTGCATGGACTGAAACCACAAAATCTTCGTTTACATCAACATTGCTCACCGTTCTCCTTTCTAGGCCGCATTGGGCCATGTTGTTAGGCAAGTAGAGAAAGCTGCTGCAGGCGCTCTGCGATCATGCGGCAATACTCTGGGTTCAACTCGATGCCGACAGCATGGCGCTGATGGTCGCGCGCAACCTTGGCAACCGTGCCGCTGCCCATGAACGGATCAAGGACTATGCCGCTTCTCCAGTTGTTATGCCCACAGTCGGTCCAGCCGAGTGTTGTGACAAGCGGATTGCCGAAGCGCCCGTTGCCTTGTTCGGCCGCGCCTTGTGAGTGTTCTAGCTTGCGCACGGGCGCCCACCCCTCTACATCTTCACGGTCGCGCTCAACGATTCGTTCGGATGGTTTCCCACACTCACGACAAACCTTGAGCGGGCATCCGGCGACAATCGCGCGTCGCGCGAGTTCTTCCGGGAAGGTTGCGAAGTGTGCGCCTGGATACGGTTGCGCGGGAATTGACCAGACCGAGCGTATGTTGCGACCGCTGTTTGGCCAGCGTTCGCCGTCACGGTGTTGGATTGATCCTTCTCCGGCCTGCACTGTTGTGATTCTGCGGTTATCCGGATTGTGCGGTTCACGCACAGCCTCAATATCCCACCAGTAGTGGGCTTGCTTCGTAAGAAGGAAGATGTACTCGTGGGAGCGTGTTGGACGATCGAGAACAGATTCTGGCATAGGGTTGGCCTTCGACCAAATAATGTCGCTACGAAGCCACCAACCATCGTTCTGCAGCGCGAAAGCAACGCGCCAGGGGATACCAACTAAATCTTTTGGCTTTAGTCCTGGCGGAGTTTCGGGGCGGGAACCAATTGTTCGTGGTGCGCCTGAGGCGTCCTTGGCATCCGGTGCTCGCCAGGTGCGGCCACCACTTGTATACGAATCACCGAGATTAACCCAGCAAGTGCCGTGTGGAGTAAGGATGCGCCGGGCTTCGCTAAAGACAGACGTCATGTTTTGGACGAACTCTTCTGGCGTGGATTCCATGCCGAGCTGGCCTTCGGCTCGGTAATCACGAAGCCCCCAATACGGCGGACTGGTAACCACGCAATCGACGGACTCGCTGGGCAACGTGCCTAATACGTCGAGGCAGTTGCCCATATAGAGCTTGAAATCGTGATCGTCCACAAACACCGACGCGTCAGGCATCGGATGTGATCCCGGTTGCTCGATGATTTCGACTTTGCCGTGATACTGCTTGCGCCGCTTCCGGTGGCATGCCGGGCAACGCCAGCGTTCCATCCTGCCGTGACCCCACTGGACCATAGGATCGCCGCACTTCGGGCATTGCCTCAAGCCTCGATGACCTCCACTGGAATACCTCGTTCGCGCGCCTGGTCGATCATATTACGAGTGCCGCGAGACGGAGCGTCAGGTGTTTCTTGAAGGAAGGCGATGCAAAGATCGGCACCGGCGTCGGCCATCTCGCGATTGCGAATCGGCCCCGCGGCGCGTCCATACCGCTCCCAGTTGGCATAATGCGGTTCGACCAAAAGACCGAGTCTGGCCGCTTCTTCACCAGCAATGCTGTCGGCACCGCGGGCGCCTCCGTGGACGATGGTGGCGTCGGCCGGTACGTGGCCGAGGCGGTCGGCGATTCGTTGTTGGTCGTGCCAGTTGCGACTTCCGCAGACGATGATTCTTAGCCGACGTCCGGTCACGACGACACCCCGGCAGCGGCGAGAGCGAGGATCTCGTGCGGGATCGACCTGACGCAAACGGCAGGACGCCACCGCTTGCTGAAATCGTGCTTCCACCACCAGTTGCCATTGGCGTCCACCGCGTACTGGAGCGCCGAGCGCCTGCCGACCACTTCGATCGTCATCGCGCCTCGCTCGTCGGCTCGGTGGTTGGCGCACCGGCAGCGGAAGGGGGCGGGAAGTCACGGGCACACCCGTCGCAATGCCAGAGCGGAGGACGGAGCCGAGAAGGGCGGAAGCGGCCACTAAGCCCGCAATCGGGGCAGGCGGGCGCACCGGCAGCAGGACGGTCAGGCACGACGCAGACATGCGTTAAGGATTCAGCGCCGGGGGTGCCGCACTTCGGGCACGCGCTAGGCATCACGGGCCTCCGCGCGGGCGTCCTTGGGCCACCACGAGATGACGTACCTCCAATGCGGGTCCGAATCGACCGCGCAGTGATGCGCCCCGCCGTGTCCGTGTTCGCGCTCGCAGCGGCTCTCTATGTCACCTAGCGCGACGTGCGAGCAGCGCTGCTCGGTGCCGAGTGTTTCGGCAGCAGAACGGTCAGGCATGGCGCTCCTCGACCGTGCCGATGGGATCATCATCACGGGCCTCCGCGCGGGCGAGCGCACGGCGCATCCACCTCGCCCAGAACTGGGAGGAGCGTCGTTCGTCTTCCTTGCTCAGACGATGCGGGCCACGGTGACCCGCTGGCCGCTCGCAGTACAACTGACCGTCAAGCGGTGAACTGACCAGACAAGTGCCGCAGCGCTCGTACACCGGATCATCGCTCGGCGTACAAACAGCGGAACGATTCCGCGGCGAGGTCATGCCGGGTTCTCCTGGATGTCGGTGGGCTGGCGCTGTCTGAGCAGCAGTCGTCGGGCGAGTCGTGCCTGCCACTTCCAGTCATGGATGGATACGATGTTTCCGCCGTCGAGCAGCATCCACGCGCCGTCGCCCATGACCGCGTACCACTCGATGGTTAGGCGCCCATCGTTGCTTGGTTCCCGCACGCGGATCGTCGTCATGCCCCCTCCTGGCTGTCGGCGGGCTGGCCGGAAGCGAGAGCGGCCCACTTGCGGGCAAGTCCTCGGCGTGCCCGCTCTGCAACCTCGGTGAACGAGTCGCCCTCGCACATGAGGATGTCTTCGAGCGCCTCCCATGCTTCGTGCCGGTCGACCCGTAGCTGTTGCTCCCTGGCCTCGGCAGCCTCCGCTCTCACGTAGGCTGTGATCGGCTCAGGCAGCGGCTCGTTGTCAGGATTGAACGGGCAACCGGAGAGGTAGCCCTCGCCGAAGTCGCGCCAGACGAATCCGGCAGCGTCTACAAGCAGTTGTGTCGGGAGCGCGGGTTGCCTACCCTGGCGCTCTCCCACCGACTCGTGATGACCGCCAGAGGCCACATCGGGCTTGTCGGCCCCGTCCACGTCGGCGGCACTCGGATCCGCGCTCCCAACCTTTGTGAGAACAGACGGGTCAAAGCAGGTACCGGAAGGTCTCGCACAGCAGTCATACGCCTGCTCTAGTTCGCCGCGTAGTGCGTCTCGTTCCCGTTCGGCAGCCTCCGCTCTGGCCTCAACTGCGAGCACGTACTTCGCGCCATCGACGGAGAACGAGCCAGGGCCGGGGCGGTTCACCCGGCTATAGGCGTCCTCGATCACGCCGCCGACCGCCTGGACGATCGCCGTCGGCTTGATGTCGTCCCACGATTCCTCGATGCCGCATGAGCCGACGCAGCGCTCACACGTCTCCGTGCCGCCCTTGCAGAACTCGCGGTCATCCGACTCTTTGCGCACCAGCGCGTCCCGGAGCCGCTGGTTGTCCGCCTCGGCAGCCTCCACCGCCTGCACGTACCGCCACCGCTCGTCCAGCAACTCGTCCCGTTCCCGTTCGGCTGCTTCCGCACGCTCCTCCGTCTTGCCGTGCGCGACGATCTCGTCGTCCATGCGCTGCTCCAGATCGCGGCGTTCCCGTTCGGCTGCTTCCCTGGCGGCACGCTCGCGCGCGCGGTCATCTCGCTCTGCCTCGTAGCGTGCGAGCCACTTGTCAGCTCGCGCGTTGGCTTCTGCGAGTTCGGCGCGGGCGGCAGCCTCACGAACGGGCGCGTGTTCGCCGCACCAGCAGAAGGGCTTGCCTTTGAGTCCGCAATGCGGGCACGAGTCGAGCTTGTCGGCGGCAGCGGCGGAACCGAGAGCGCCCTGGTACGTCTCGCAGGCCCATGTCCGGCCCGACATGCAGTTGCCGCACCGGGGGATATGTTCCAGCGCCTCCCGTAGTTGTTTCGCGTCGGCCTCGGCCGCTTCCGCACGCTCGCGATCCAGAGTTGCCGCCCGCCGCGCCTCAGCCTCGTTGAGCAACATCTCCTCTCGTTCCCGTTCGGCTGCTTCCCTGGCGGCACGCTCGCCAAGCAGCGTTAGCACCACCCACGCCTTGACTTCCATGTTGTGATCCCATGCATGGCGGCAATGCGCCTCCGCGAGCGCGGTTAGCGTCGCAGGGTCCCACGAAGCGCCACTCACCGAATCAGGCAACAGGGACTCGTCTATCTCCGGGAACTGGTTTGTCTTGGCCTCTGCGAGTTCGGCGCGGAGAGCCACCACCTCGGCCTCGGCAGCCTCGCGGACCAGCTTCTCACGCCGCTCGAAGTAGGCAGCCTTGCCTCGCCAGTAGGAGACGCCCTCGTCTCGTTCCCGTTCGGCAACGCTGGCGCGTTCCTCGGCTGCTTCCCTGGCGGCACGCTCGCGGTCGCGCTCCTCGCGCAGCACGTCGATGGGGTTGCTCATGCCGTGTCCTCCGTGGTGTCGGCGGCAGCGGCGGAACCAAGAGCAGCACGGATGACCTCGGCATCCCTCGGAGCGGTGCCGTAACCCTTTACCCGGTCGCATCCGGTGCAGCGGGTTTGTACGCCAGTCCAGTGCCATTCCCCGCCGCAGAGACATTTGGAGTCAGCCACACGCTGCAACAGCGTCCCTAGATGCTTCTCCCTGGCCTCGGCAGCCTCCGCACGCTCGATCAGGCGCTCGACGGGGTTGTCGATCCCTTGGTACTCGGGCGGGAGCAGGGGCAAGATGGCCCGCCAGCGGTCGTCCTTGTGGGGCTTGTCGATCCAGTCGCGCCACGCTTCTCGTTCCCGTTCGGCAGCCCACCGCTTCTCAGCGGCCACGAGTGCAGACTGCTCCCAGTTCTGTGCGGCCTCGCGGTACTCGTCTCGTTCCCGTTCGGCTGCTTCCCGCGCAGCACGCTCGCGAACGAGTTGCTGATGCAGCACGTCCACGTTGTGCGCCCCGTTCTGGATCGCCAGTTCTCGCGTCTCGTGGGCTTCTGCGAGTTCGGCGCGGAGAGCCACCACTTCGGCGGGAATTATCTCGGCTACGACAGCGCGCATCAGCTTCTTGTTGTTCTCCGGTACCTGATCCCACGGCACGGCTGACTCGCGGCGCGTTGCGTAACCGTGTTCGGGCGCGAGGCGTTCGTAGGCCTCGTGGAATGATCGCGCAATGCGGTCAATCTCATCTGATGATTTCGTGTTCGTCACGGCTTGTTCTCCTCTCTGGCGAGTAGGCGATACACCGAAGTGCGGAAGCGTCGGTTCTTCTTGACCGCACTCATGAATCGTTTGCGGTAGCGGTTGCGCTCAACGTCGCTCAGGCCCCACCACCACACGGCGAGGCGTTGGCGTTGGTTGGGGGCGGCTTGCGCCGCCCCCTTTCCATGTACGACCATCAACCGCTGCCCTGGGTGACAACGACGCCCTTGCAGCGCATCGTCCCGTTCCCGAGGTCCTTGCACTTATCGACCTTCGGGTTACCGGTCAGCTTCGGCTGCTTCTTGACCGCCTTCTTCACCGAGGTCGTCTTCTGCTTCGGTGGCTTGACCGTCTTCGGCGTGGACGGCTTGGCGGGCGTCGTTGCCGTAGGCGGCGTCGTGGTTGTCGTGGGCGTCGTCGCGGTCGTGGTTGCCGCTGTCGTCGGCGTTGTCGCCGTCGTTGGGGGCGCCCCACAGTCGCCATTGACTGTCACGCTTGTCCGTACTGACGTGTCACCGCGCGTGACGATCACTTCGACCGTACCCTTCGTCGAGCCGGGGATCGTCGCGGGCTGCACGCTGTCTGCTGCCTGTCCATCGACAGTGCCACTCACCTTGTAGACGCCGTTGTCACAGATCACCGTGGCCGCGCCGGTCGGACTTGACGGCGTGGTCGGGGTAGTCGGTGTCGTGGGCGTCGTTTCAGTGGGCGTTGTCGGGGTCGTATCCGTTGGCGTGGTATCGGTCGGGGTTGTGTCTGTCGGCGTTGTGTCTGTCGTGTCTCCCTTGCACGGTCCGAGGTAATCCTGCTCGTGCCCGGCGCGCGGCGTGCCGTTCTCGTAGAAGTGGCCCGCTGGCCCGTACACGGCCTGGTAGCCGATCGTCAGTGTCTCGTAGTGCGTCGTGCCCTCCCGACCGGCGGCGTGACAGATCGTCACCTTGTCGCCGTGCGGGTTGCCGCCACCGGATGCGACTCCGGCGACGACGCCGATGACTGCGCACGCTGCTAGCGCGAGCAGTACGAGGAACTTCTTCATGTCGTTCTCCTTTGAGTTTTCAGAACATTCTACGGAACGCGTCGTGGAATTCTTTCTCCCCGACGCTTTCTGCCTCTTCCGTCCATACCCCCTCTGGCATCACCTCCTGGGTGAGATCGCCGAAGTCCCCCTGTTCGGGAAATCGTCGTAAGTCCTGCTCCTTGCCGAAGCGTTTGTAGAGCAAGCGCGCACAGATCCAGCGCTTGACCCACATCGGCAGGGGGCGCCCCGTGGTTGGCTCGATCGGCGGCAGCTCTGCGGCAAGGCTGCGGCGTTCGGCGCGTACGCGCTCGCGTAGTTCAGGCGGCCCGGGGCGGAACCGAGATTCCTTGTGTGCCTTGAGCACCGCGTGCGTCGCCAGCTCCGCGTCGAGGTCCTGGATCGAACGCGCGTACATTGCGATTTCGTCGCGGTCGAGTGGCTTCGCATCAGGCCAGCCCGAGATGATCATTTCGACGATCGTGAGTGATTCCTCGCGTGTCATCGTTCGAGGATCCCAACGACATTCTTGAGCGATGTCCAGCCATTCACGTGGCCATGGTTGTTGGAGATCTGTACCTGGCCTGGGCGCGTCGCGCTGACGAGGTGGAGATACCAGTGCCCATTGACGCGCGCGAGGACGACGTCGCCCCGCTCCGGTGGGACGAGCAATGGACGCACAGTCACGATCTCGTTACTTTTGATAAGCGGCCTCATCGAATTGCCGTAGGCCTGAAAGGTGACTCTGCGGCCGAGCTTAACGCTTGCTGCCACCGCACCGAGTCTCATTGAGTCCAATATTCTCCTTTCAAAGCCGCCGAATCCCGACGTCCTCCCATGATTCGACCGGGTTTCCTTCCTCGTCGATTCCCCCGAGCATGGGGATGTGATCGCCGTCCTTCACGAAGTTGTAATCGGCGTGCTCGTCATCAACAACGACCTCGATGCTGATGCCTGCGTCGTCGGGCACCTCGTAGACGAGGTGGTTGAAACTAAACCTCATACGTTCTCCTTCAGGTCACTGCACGTTGCAGTTTGATGCCTGCCGTGTCAAGCACCGTCCAAGTGCTGTCGAACGGCAGGCCACGCCAGTCCGCGAGCGCGAACACCTCGACCTCCGTGCCGTCTTCGAGGATGAGCATGTAGTCCTCGCGATGGTGGAAGTGGCCATGGTAAAGGCGTAGTGGCTTCGCGACATCAACGACCGCGCGCACGGCCATACGGTTCTGATGACACTCGGGCGTGTTCTTGAGCATCTCAGTAAACATGGGATTGCCGATGTCAGTGCCCTCCGGCGCATCATGCGTGAACATCACGTCGGTCTCGCCGCCCTCGATCGCTGTGTAGACCTCACGCTGCGTGATCGTCTCTTGCGGCCACCAGTACTGACCACTCGGTCCCTGCGAGAGCCGCCACTGTTTATCGATCGAGTAGCCACCGCCGAGCGCGAGGAAGCGGACGTAGTCGGGGTCGGTGTGCGGCCAGAAGCCGAAGTCGCCGACCTGGAAGATCAACGCGCACCCTGTTTGGTTGGCCTTCTTGGCGGCGGCCTTGGCGGCAGACGTATGACCGTGCCAGTCGCCGCTAACGAGAATTTTCATTGACAAACTCCCAGGACATGATCGTCCGTGCGATCTGATCAGCACCAAGGGCGCTGACATGTGCGTGCTCGTCCTGGGGTGCCCTTTCTTTGCCCACGATCATTCCCCCTCGGTTTAGGGAGATGTAGAAGCCGTCTTCAAGTTCGATCCGCACTTCTCCCGTCATCTGGACGACGTTGATGATTCCCATGTCACTCATCTTGTTTCTCCTCCCTTCGCATCTCGTCGATGATCCCCTTGGATCCGCGCTTCTGTGTGCGCTCGGCCGCGACGCGCTTCCAGTGCACGGCGAGCGCGGTGGGTGTGAGCGTCAGCGTCGGCCACACTTCGCGGTACGCCGCAGCCCGCAGACGAATCTCCTTATGCAGGTCCTCGGGGCGTCCCCCTTCGGACTGCCAGGCAACCTTGATCGCGGCGAGCGCAACGTTAACCTTGCCGCGCCCGATCGCGATATTCGTGTTTGTCACCTCAACGAGCGTCTCGAAGTCCAGATCACGTTTGCGTGTCACGCTCTGACCTTGGCACGTATTTGCGGATTTCGAGATTGGGCATCTGGGGCGGGAGAGCACGGTCGCGCACGATCTCTTCGATGCACTCCTCCCCCCTGGCGAACGCCTGTTCCTTCGTGCGCGCGTAGCCGTTGACCGTGCGTGCAAACAGCGGCATGTGGTCGTCTTCGAACACCATCCACTTCCAGCGTTCGAACGGAAACATGATCTTGTTGAGTCCATCGAGCCCACTGGGTTCGACTTTGATCGTCCAGCTCATCGCGGCACCTCGTTGTGGAGATCGTAGATCGCTTCAATCGCGGCGCGGCTGAAGAAGTAGGTGGTTGTGCGTGTGCGCATGACGAGTAGATCGTCCTCCTCTTCTCCTCTGGTGAACTGAAGCGTTTCGACCTGATGATCTTGGTCTGATGTCCGTGCTTCGATATAGAGCGTCTTTTCCCATCTGACGTCAGACACCGTTCTCCTTTCGCATCCGCTCAGCCAGATCGTTGACCCAATCGAGGGCCGACGGTACGCCCATCTCTTCGCACAGTTTGGTGCAGCCGAAGTTGCCTGAGTAGTTCTCAACAGCTGCCCGCTTCGCGGCCTCCTTCTCCTCCTCGGTCATCTGTGCCCAGCGCATTGCGACAAGCTGGTCGAATACGTCGTCCGGCATCACCACATCGTTGATGTGGATGTTCTCGCCGTCTCCCCACACATAGAACGTGCCGCGCATGTATGCCATTACATCTCCTTGTCAGTGAGATCGCTACGCAGACGCGCCATCCCTGTCTCTGCATCGAGAAACTCAATCCCCAGCAGGGCGCCCTTAGAGTCGAAATCGAGGTTGATGCTCGGCGTTCTCGGTTCGGGACCGACCTGGGGAGTCACGGTCATCGTGCACGCGACCTCCCCAGGCCCAATCTCACACAGCGAGAGATAACCGACGTTGTGCTCGCGGTTGGTCTCGATCTTCACGCGGCCACGCCCTGCTGCACGCGCACGATGAAGCTGCCGGTGCGACCGTACTTCGGCCCCCATTGCAGCTTGTCGTCGATTTCTGCGCCAGTCTCACGATCGAACGTCCACAGGTTGCAGTGGATGATTTCCTCGTCCACGTCAGTGACGGTCAGCCACATGATCGGGCCGTCGTTGCCCATCTGACGGCCAACACGATCACCGACTTTGATGTCCATCGTCGAAACGGTCATGTGTTCTCCTTTGCTGACTTCTTGAGTAAACGTGCGTCCCCGTGCTTCTTGTAGAGACGCTCTACCACTGTCTCGACGGGGCGCCCCTTGCCACTCCCGGCGCCAGGCTTTTGCAGATGCCGTGCTTCCTGCTGCACGCTCAGTGGGTCGGAATGGCGAAGTACGAGTGCCATCTCCTCCACAGTGACGTTAGGATGCTTGGCCAGAAAACGCGCAACGCCACGGATCATGTTCCCAGCCTTGCCTTGCGCCCATGAGTCCCGGTCGGACCATGCCTCCCGCAGAGACGCAAGGGTCTTTCTCAGCAGATCAGGGCCTTCGGTTTCGGAGGTAGTGATCCACTTTCTGACCTCTACGTGGCGCTGGAAGGTCGTCCCGGCCTCATGTTTTGCCACGAGGAAGACTTCTTCCAGCGAGGAGATGGCTCCGATCGCATTCTCCCCGTTTGCACTCGCCGCAATCACAAAACCTTCGTCTTCTGCACAGGCACGGAGAGCGAGTGCCATCGGGACTTTCGCCTCGATCATTGCGCGGTGTCGTTCGTATGGGCGCACGGAGTTGCGTCTGAAATTCAGCTCGACGAATAGGTCGGCCTCGTCGTCGTAGGAGAGGTTTTCGTAGACGACCGCCGTCCACTCAGCGATGCCGCGCTCCATCAACATCAGATAGCGATGCCCGCCATCGACAATGGCGTATCTTCCGTCGGCTCGCTTGGAGAGCGTGAGAACGTGGACGAGGTCAGGGCGGAATGTGTCGTCGGATGCGTTGGTGACAACAAACTGGCCTCGCGTTTCGCGTTGGTAGCCAAAATCGATAAACATGTCGCTCAGCTTGACTGCTTGTACGGAGAATGGCCATGCCGTGGGTGCAGCCATCTTCTTCGTGGCTGTTTTGCGTGTTGTTGTTGCCATCTCGTTCTCCTTTGTTAGTCGTCCACGACTTCGATTAGCGGGCACATCTTGCGCTTGCGTGCCTTGAGGAACTCAAAGAAGATGTTCGGCTTCTTCTCCTTCTTCGGCTTCTTCGGCTTCGGCGGACGCGTCATCGCAACCTCGCGTCGGTGCTCGACATACGTTTCGGTCAGCTTGATGACGCCCACAACCGCTGCGGTTCCGCCGACCAGCAACATGAGACCGACGCCGAACTCAACGGGGTGCCCCCAGATCAGCCATCCGAGCGTGGCGACGCCGAGTAGCACGAAGCTCGCGAGAATCGCGGGCAAGAGCACCTTGACGATCGCGATATGCCAGAAGTACTTGCATAGGTTCTTCGGCCTGGAATTCTCGTCACGCCCGAGCTTCCACAGCCAGTAGTGCCATGAGTTCTTCCCGATTCTGAGCATTTAGGTAGTCTCCTTTCCTTTCTTCTTGATGGCGCTGACGATGCACGCGCCAGTGAATTCAGCGTTCAGTTCGTGTTCGATTTCGTACGAGCGGCGGCCTAGCTCGTAGTCATCCTTCTCTTCGAGTTCGTAGGTGATCGTTCCTTCGTGATCGATCCCGATGATTCGGCCGTATCCGGTGAGGATTTCGCAAACTCTCGCGACAGAATTGACTCGCACGAGAAGTGATCGCTTCACATCAGCCATTCATGGTCTCCTTTCTCTCTGCCACATACACGTACGACTTGTCGTCCGATTCCTGATACGCATGCTGTATCGCGTGGACGTTGCGCCCGTAGATAGCCGCTGCCTCTCGATAGCCAGCTCGATATGCCATTCGCAGTTCGTGTTCGATCGCCTCATCGATCGCATGCTCGATCGATTTCCAAATCATCCGGACTCCATTTCTTTGAGTACCTGCCACAGTTTGTCCTCGCGCTTCTTGTCCCGGCGGGCGCCCGTCTGGGCGGCGAGCTTCGAAGCTTGGTGGTGGGCCTCTTTGATCGCGCGGCGGACATCACCAAATGTCACGCTGGCGTGATCGGGCCATGTTCTTGCTTCCACGTTGTTGTCCTCCTTTCACGCCAACGCGAGGCAAGTTGCGCAACAGGTTGCGCCGCACTTCGGACAGGCTGTCTGACCTGTCCAAAGCGTCGGTTCTGTGCCATCGAACGAATCGTGGTAACAGGCGTGTGGATCGTTGTCGCGACGGATGCCGCAAAGAGCGACATCAGACAAGGTCAGGCCAGAATCGATGCTGTCGTAGAGATGCGCGTGCATCTCAGGGATCTCGTCGATCTCGTCGGTCGTCTCGCCGATCTCTTCGACCGGGGCTTGTTCTAACTCTGTTGTCACTGTTCTCCTTTCACCTGTTGCCGCCTGGAATCAGTTTGGATGCGCGCATACCGTTCGGCAGCATGTACCCACGCACGGGAAGGTCCGGCGTGGTGTAGGGAGCCTTCCGCCAGATACGGCCATTGCCTAGACCATCGTCTCCTCGCGTCACCTCCCAGCTTCCGCCACCGGTGTAATCAACGAGGTTCGCGTGGTAACGCCACTCACGCTCATCGTCCGAGCGTCCGAAACGACCAGAGTTGAAAAACTCCCTGCCGTAGTACTCGTATTGCTCAAACGAGTGGGTGACGTGGATGATCTGGCGGTCCCAGACAACCCACGCGTTGTGCCTGATCCCTAGTTGATCCTCGTATGCGTCCGTCTCGTAACTACAGAGCCACGCTTCTGCGTCGTAGCGTTGGGATGGATCCAGCGGCGTCAGCACCGCCTCGCGCTTCTTGATTTCGTCCTGGGTGAATTCCAATGCGCTCATGCTGACTCCAGTTCTCCCGAGTACGTGTCCCCAAGGAAGAACTTCGCCCATTCCTCGCGGGGCACCCCTTCATGATCGGCGTGAATCCAGTAGCCGAACGCTGACTCTGCGAACGGCTCGTGCTGGCGGAGCCTGATCGTTCCCTCCCAGACAACTTGGGATGGGTCTTCCCGATCAAAGATGCGCAGGTAGTCGCCGTCCTTGAGGTAATGCAGCCCCTCATAGCTCCACTGCTCGACGAGTAGCTCGGCGGAGGTGCGGACATCTTCTTCGCCGTCCTCCCAGATGACGGTGCCACGTGTGATCTCACCCGGTCGCACGCCGTAGGGACGCTCGGCGTGCGGGGTGCCCCCATAGTGGTAGCGCTTGCCATCGTTGGCGACAGCAGTGGTTGGCTCTTCGAGCGTCCAGTTGCCCTCCCCGACCGCCTCGTTCATGCGGTCGGCGGCGTATTTCATTGTGAAGCCGTAGCGTTCCATCAGGCGCGCGTCGGCCTCGCGGTCCCCTTTGTGCTCTCCGTTGAAGAGAGATGAGATGTAGTAGTCCGGGTCTGTCTGGATGGGATCAGGAAGCGGAAGCCATACGCCGTCGTGGAGGACGTGGACGTCGTTTGCCATGACGCCCGTGCGTACAGGATTCTCTGGATCGAAGACGGCGCGCTCTGCGAAGACACCCCACTTCGGCGGTTCGAGCGTGATGAACTGCTCGTCCTGGAACGCCCAGTAACCACCTTCCGTGCCTGTCTCGCTGTGGAAGGTCAGTCGTCCGCGCTTCATTTTTTCACTGCCCTCCTGGGAAGACCCAGCTCAGTCCATCCAGCCGTGGGAAGCGCCCCTCGTTCATCAGTTCCATCTGAACGTCTGTGGGATGCATCCAATGAGCGAGTTCTGGTTCGGCCTCGTCTTCGCTTACAGGCGTTTCGTCGATTGTCGGGTTCTGGAGTTCGTTCATGAGTCGCTCCATGCGATTGCCAACCGGGGGCGCCCTAAGGCTTCGCGCACCGGCTCTGGCAATGTCTCCCAGGCGGCATCAACGCGGACAACTACGTCTGCAGGAACCGGCTGCTGAAACCACTCTGGCTGCAGTTCCCAGTAGCCATCGGCTGCGTGTAGCAGTTCGCCAAAGTATCCGGCGGGATCCCCGCTGGGGGAGGCGCTGTAATTGCTTTCCCACAGTGACTCTTCGTCCTGCGACAAGCCGAAGATCGCGTCCTCGCCGAAGTGGTCGTCCATGAGCGCCTCGAACGTGTCGCCATCCGGGTGCCCTTGTGGATATGGGCAGCCGTAGATCACTGATGCTATGGGGTACGTCATTTTGTTCTCCTTTCCTTGACTTTGCGGAGTTGGAAGCGCGGCGTACCCGCACCCCAGAACCGCACGTAAATGCTGCGCAGTGGGTGGCGCACGATCATCTGCCAGCTTGGCCATGCGCGCCAGTCCGGATCGAAGGGATCAGGAATCGGTTCCGGGCAGTCGCATCGCCCAATGTCCATGTGTAGGCCTGAGCCGCATCCGACCGCGAACCCGCGCTCGCGAGCGTTCTTTCTTTGCTGCGAGACGGTCACTGGCTTCATGTTTCTCCTTTCATTTTTCGCAGTAGCCACCAGTCGCGTATGCGTCTGATCGGCCCGCCGCGCCCGACTACAAACGCCTGTGCTGCCCTCGTCTCGTACGTCTCTAGGTCGATGATCATTTGTTCGAGATGCGCTCTGACGTCGGGCGCAAGCTCAGCGAGAAGCTGTTCCTCGACGAGTTCCCTTTCTTTCGTGCGCGTCATGTCGCGTCAGTGCTCCTTCCCGAACAGCGGCATGTCGGCCAAACGGCCTTGCCGTAGTCCTCGTCTCGCCAAAGGTGAGACTTGTGCGCGTACCGATTCGGGCATTGCTTCTCCGGGATCGACGCGGCGTTCGGTGTCCCATCGAGGCGAATCTCCTCACTTACGGCCATCGCCATCGCCTGTAGTTCGCCTGCGTCGCGCGCGAGGGCACGGGCTTCGTCTTGAAGCGCATGCGCTCGTATGGTGTGCTTCCCCATCTCTGCCATCAGTAGGTCAAGGTTGCTGCGCATTCGCGGCCTCCTTGCATACGAACCGCTCGCCGTTGCGATGGTCGAAGAAGCCCTGCTGGATGCGGCCGATGCGATCGATGGCGTCGCCAGTGATCTTCTCGCCGCGGGCCTCCTTCGATTTCAGGCTGCGCAATGTCAGCGCAGGCAGCAACCGTTCTTCGATCAACTCAGCGCAGCGCGCGCACGCGAGCCACGCACCGTCTGAGCCGAAGTCATCGTCGAGCACGAAGGTTGCGCAGGGATACTCCCAGACCACGCGACTGTCCAAGCAGAAGTCGCAGGCTGGCGTGATCGCCTCCTCGTAGAGGAACTCGCCGTCGCGGACTATCTGTGTTTGGTGGACAGGCCTGAAGGCGAAGTCGTCGTTGCCTTCGCGGTGCATTGTTCTCCTTTCAGCCCGCAAGCAGTAGGCATTCCGTGCAAATCGGCGTGCCGTCGATGGGGCAGTTCATCATCCCTGGCTTCCAGGTGACTGCTGGATGCCCAGCGCAGACACTCAGTCGGCGGGGCGCCCCGCAATACGCCGTATCGGAGTACGACCTGTACAGGTGCGTGAACTTCTCCGGCACCTTGTCATCAACCCAGACGTCGGTGATTGGTTGTTCGATCGTTGTCATCTGTTCTCCTTTCTCGTGCAAGCCGAAGGCGCAGCACGCCCCGTACCCTTCCACGCCTCCACCTGACCATTCGCCGTCACCGCATACCCTCGTCGTCGCACGAGAGCACCTCCACGTACAGCCGACGCAACGCTGGCGGAGTATGTCCAGCGCGCTAGAGGTACTTCCAGCGATGCGGTGCTCGCCATGTGTCGCCCTTTTGCTGATACCACTCAAGGGCAACGCGCATACCTGCGTCAGTGAGCAGGATGCTGCGAGGCTTCTCTTCGTAGGTCAAAAACCCGCGACGCCTCAGCTTGCTGAGGATCTTGGCCACCTCGCCCCGATGAATATCGGTGTCATGTGCGATTTCTGGCCAAAACGGAGATTGCATGAATCTCCGTTGGTACATGAAGATGTGAATCAGGACGCGCGACTGGCCTCGCGTCAGTTTGACTTCCGTACCATCGGGTAGACTGGTTTTCAGGATTTCTCTCCAATTGGAGTGGAGATTTGACGGCCTCAGGAAACGGGAGCTTCTTGGGGCCGTTCGCGTTCTTTTGAACGCCGCGACGAGACTAACGCACTTCGCGGCGAAGTGCCAAGTTTGTCAAATGGCGGCGGATCCAGAGCCAGCCCGTACGGCGACGCAGCCGACAGCGCGGACACGTCTCGTCCTGCGGCTCCCGATACGTGCAGTTGCCCCGCCACAGTTCTGCGAGGGCGCCCCTCACTTCTGATCCAAAGAAGGCATTGGCACCGTCTTGCCCTCGATTGCGTCCTGCAACGAGCGCAGGATCAACGCCGGATTGCGCCCCATTGCCAGCTCGTCGAGGATCAGCCCGCGACGAAGGGTTGCTTCGCCGAGTGTTTTGAACGATCCCGCGTGTGTGAGCGGCGTATCGCGTCCGCCTATGCGGTAGCGCACGACATAGCGTGGGCCGTCTCTTCGGTGGCGAATGGTGATCGAACAACCACTCATGGCTCATGCCGGTGTGCAAAGAGTCGCTTCCACCATGGCAGCCGAACCTCCGGCTCGTCCACCGTTGGCTGTACCAGGGTAAGAACCGGGCCTGGGTCGCCTCCCTTCGGCGGAAGGATCAACTGTCCGCCGACGTTGACGGGCTTGGGCCCCATCACGTTGAAGCCTGCGCCGCACTCCTCATTAGCGCAGTACACGTTCTGCGACATCCCACCCGATGGGCCTTCGTACCACTCCTCCGATTCGCAGAACGGACAGACGAAGAAGTCGCCGAGCAGCTTGTCTAGCTCTGGCTGAGTTAGTTCGCGCATCATCTGCCGCGCACCGCGAGCTTGGCGCGATCGGCCGCTTCCAACGCCTGTTTGACCAGCTGCTTGCCTGTCTCGACGCCGATCCCTGCGAGAATCTCAGCCTTGAACCCGGCGACTGGCACGGTTGCGTCGGCGATCGCGTCGGCCATCATCTCGGCCAGGTTGAGGCCGGTCTTGATCTGCGCGAAGTCCTCTTCGCTCAGTTCTACCTGGACAACCATTACGTCTCCCTTCCATCGATGAATTCGGCGGCGCGCTGCTGCCATTCCGCCACGTCAGCAACGTCTGGCCCAAAGGGTGCCCCATAGGAGATGCCGACCGGCTCTTCGAGAAGCACGTCACCGTTTTCCACGACGCGGAGCGTGCCCTTATATGCGTCCTCGTCGTTTTGCGTGACGCTGACGTCGTACTTGTCGTCCAACCTGCTTTGCCACACAGGTTCACTCATCGTGTTCTCCTTTCTCACGCTGGCGTGAGCGCTGGTGTATGAATCATCGGCAGGCTATGGCCGATTGACGGACGCGCCTGCTCCGGATGCTCCCGCATCCAGTCCTGCACAAACCACAGTTGCCCGCAGCCGCCGCCGATGTCGTCTTGACCGGCAGGGTCAAACGTTCTCGTCGAGAAGTCGCGCGCAAGCATCTTCCCGGCGAAACCCAACGCAAGCTCACGCTGGCGCGCATTCGCCGCTGCGACTGACTCGTCGCGTTCACAGATCACCGAGATCGTGCATTCCCACACCGCAGGATCGAAGAGACCGAGCAAGCGATCGGCGTCGAGGTCGGACGAGTTCCCCTCGTGAGCGCAGTAGTTGAAGAACGGCCTGCGTCCGGTGGCGAGATACCACTGTTGGCCAACGAGTGCGATCGATGCCAACGACAGCTTCTGCTTAAAGGGAATCAACTTGTCGCGTGCCTCGTCGGTTGATTCGTGGATCGAGAACTGCAGCCCGATCGTTGGGATCACCCGCGAGATGCCGATCACTTCGTCGTAGTTGATCTTTGGCGCAGAGGTAGAGATCAGTAACGCCGCGTTGGGATAGCGGTCGTACAGATCGGCGAGCGCGGGAATGAGCGCCTTCATGTTGAGCAGCGGCTCGCCCATGCTCATGAACATGATCTGCAGCCGCTCGATTCGTGCCGGATCGACGTTTGTGTCGTCGAGTAGCCGCACGGGCTGCGCGACGATCTCACTTGATGTGAGGCTGCGGACGAAGTAGTCCCCGGCACCGCAGAAACGGCAGCCCACGGGGCACCCCGACTGCGTGGAACAACAGATCACCGTGCGCTGGTCGTAAGTTGGGTACTTGTACAGCACAGCTTCCGCGACCGCGTCGTCTTTCTTGAAGACGTACTTGGCCACGTTCTCGTCGGTGGACTGAATGATGTCCACGGACTCCCAGATACCGCTCATGATGTGTCCTTCCTCTTGTTGTTTTGATTCGCCCGCCTAGGGCTGGAGGCCGATCAGAAACGCCTCCTTACAACGCGAAGTCTACGCGAAGGTTGTACCGAACGATCACGACCCCACCTCCTTATCGAGTAGTTTCTTCAGCTCCTGCGCTTGTATCTCGTGTGCAGCGATCTTGGCTTTCAGACGACGTCGTGCGAGGTCATTCTCCTTCTCCACATCGACGGTTGGCTCTCCATCGGGCATCACGACAATGAACATCTCAGCGATATCGCCACGACGGAGGATCGAGAACGCATCCTCTTCGATCGCAAAGCTATAACAGCTTGCTTTGGACGTGTAGTACGAGCCGATCCAACCCTCCGGCGTCTCGCGCACGTAGATATGAGCGCCGCCGTCGAGTTCGAAGCCGCTTTCGAATTTCATCTTCTTGCGGACGATGGCGCGGTATTCGATCACAAGGGCACCCCTACGTCGAGTGACTCGTACAGCTGCTGCACCCACTTCGCGCGACCCTCGTTGCGCTTACGATCCTTCTCCGCCTCTTCGGCGTAGTACTCAACCTCGCGCCGCAAGCGCGCAAGCGTTGCTTCACGGTGCTCTTCGACAGTGCGGGTCTTGTACCACTGTTCGACGTTGTCGTCGACGTCATGCTTCAACGAGTCGTTGAGTTGCTGCAGCATGAACTCTTTGAAGGGGACGTGATCCTCGCTTGGCGGTTCCCACGCCTCGACCTGCGCGATCATCTCCGTATAGGCGGTGCGCATCCGCTCGTTCTTCTCGATCACCTCGTCGCGCGCCTTGCGCGTGTCTTTGTTGTATTGCTCTGTTTCCACCCTCCAATCATTGAGAGAGAGCGCCTCGCAACGCGCGAGCGCTGCCTGCGCCTCAGGCAGACGCTGCTCTGCGTAGTTCGTGCTCTGCACGTTCTCGGGCGTCGGCAACACAGCGAAGTCGTGGTCGCGCAGCATGACCGCTGCCCCCATGCCCCGCGCACACTTGAGCGCGAACTCCGTGAATGTGATGTTCTTGCCTTCGTACAGATCCGAGGTATATCCGGTAGGCATTTCAGTCTCCTTCCTTCGTGCTAACCACCGAACCGTCTGGGTACACAACCTCGACGTGCCGGTGATCGGCTCGTTCTGGCCCAAATCCGGGCACCGCTAGCGCGCCCGGACCGTCCACTGTTTCCTCCCAGACCACACCACGCTCGTCATCGACGATTCGGATGCGGAACGGGAAATCTGCTGCTGGCAGATCAACGAATGCTGCCTTCTTTGTCATGTCACCTCCTTGTTCAGTCTGTTGACGAGTTTCCTCGCTTTGTCCCATCCGGGGTGCCCCTCGAATTCTTCGATCGGTTCCCGTTCTGCGAACGGGACGCTCGCATCCATCACGCAGTAGAACGATTTCGTCCTGGTGACTGATGCTTTCAAGACGTCGTCGGTCGGTTTCCCTTCTTTGTCGTAGTACTGAGTACGGGCTGTGACGTAGTAGCGCTCGAAGCGAAGCGTCCCGTCGAGCGCTCCACGGATTGCTGCCAGCGCACTCGCTTCTGTGACGGCATCCTCCTCCAGCTCGCAGCAATTGCATCCGACCGCGTAAGCTGATTTGAGATCAAGCGCCGACTTGAGGCATGAGTCGCAGATCGTGATGCCGTCTGGCACGAACGCGGGTTCCCCTGACCATGCGCAGGCACGTCCGTCTTGACAGCGTTGCGTCCAGCGTTCCATCAGCGTCGGGGTCGGGGGCGCCCCTCGAACCCCGCGTTGTACGCCTCTGCGCAACGACGCGCGAGGTCATAGTCCGTGATCTCCCGATGGAAATCCTCGGACGTCACCCCTGGTTGGTCGTTGCCAGCTTCACGGTCGGCTAGTCCAGCTTTATGCCAGAAACTTGGGTCGGTATTCATGCGGCACGCATCCGTTCGTTGAGGTTGGCGAACCGCCCCCCAAACTGTGACACGATCTCCCACTCAGCGAGTGTCGGCGGAGTCTTGCCATCGCGGTTGATCCTTGCCTGGCAACACAGCTCTTGCTCTGCATCGCCCGCGATCAGCATCAGCATCTCGTACGCGTTGGGGAACTCGGAGATTCGCTTGCCGTTGCGATGCGCTTCCCAGTCCTCCTCGGATGGGTTTTCCAACCCATGCACGTTGAAGAGCACGGCATACCGCTCGGCCTTGAGGGACTGCATCGCGAACTTGAGCCACTGGGCGAGCACGTCCTTGGTGTCGTCGTTGGCGAACATATCGGCCGCCATCCCAACGACGTAGACGTCGTTCTGACCCTCAAGGAATGCGACGGACATCCAGTCGTCGTCCGGGTCCTCGAATTCCTCGCCAACACGACGGATCTTTGCCTGCGACTCGGCGATAAACGATGCGAGTTTTTCTGCTGCTGTCACACGTTCTCCTTTACTTTCGAGTCGATCGTGCCAACCGGAATACCACCACCCCAGTCGATGAAGTAGAAGTACTCACAGTCGCCGTAACCTTCCGCGATTGCACCGGCACGAATTTCGATTGGTACCGGGATCGATGACATCACTGTCCCCAACGTCCCGTCCGGGTGCGCATCCCCCGGCTCTGAGTTCTGTTTGATCACTGTTCGGCCATTCCTGATTGCCCCGGACGCCTCGCCCGCAAGCATCCCAATCCCAATACGTTCCATCTCACTCCTTCCCAATGTGTGTGTACCGCTCATCCGGCGGAGGGGCACCCCAAAGCCAGAAGCGCCAATGCCGAAGCGCGAAGCTCAGCGCCTGTTGCCCGCCTCCGTAGCGGCGATGACGCGCGATCAGCCGCAACTGATAGCGCAGGTTGTTCATGACTCGTTTTCGACGGAGACAGTGACCTTCTTGTTGCCGTCGATCGTGACGTGAACGTGGTAGTAGTCGCCGTTACCGGGGTCGCCAATCCCGATCCACCAGTGGCGGTCGTTCATCTGTTCCAGATGGAACCAGTGGTCGATCACGAGTTCGTCGAACTCCCAGTTACCAGCGAACTGTGCTCGGATTCCTGGATAACCGCTCGACGTACGACTTATGCCGGAGTCGATGTCGATGGATTTGCCAGTGTGTGGCGAGTCTTTCTTAATCTCCTCGCGTTCATGCGCGAGGATACGCCAGGCGAAGCCCGGCCAAAACGCGCGCTTTGCCATTGCTCTCCTTTCAGGGCCTGAACGGTGCTAGCACGCACTCGTGGCCTGCGTCCACGAACCGCATTGCCATCCGATGTGCCCCGTCCGGGTTATGGCTGTGGATCGTGATCTTCGTGGGCACCCGATCGTTCGCCACCATCCATTCGACAAGATCAAGGCCTGTCTCTGATGTGGTTTCGATTTCCCCGGAGTCAACCTTGTCCATGAACTCGTCCCACTCCATGTCCTCTAAGTCAGCTGGATCGAGCACATGGACACCAAGGTCGTGGTCCATCGAGATTTCCTCAACCACCGGCTCCCACCGTTGCAGGATCTCGATTGCTTGATCGTTGGTACGCACCCACGTCCACGTCGTATCTGGCGGCGGTCGAACATCGTCGTGCCAGAGCCTCATGCTTCACCTCTTCGTTTCAAGACTGCTCATCCGCAATCGCCTTCTGCAAATCGGCGATCCGCTGCTCGCGTGTGCGCTTCTTACCAACCGGGACTAGCTTTGGCCGCGGGCCCAATCGCTTGCGGAGCACATCGGTGCTGATTTCTAGACGGCTAGCAATGGACTTCTCAGACAGTCCTTCTTTGCGCAGACGGCGTGCCAGCTTCTCGTCGAACTCTTTGCGTGGATATGCATACGGAGTAAAGCCAGCCGCCCTGATTGCCTCGTTCCACGATCCGAATTTCTTGTAGACCGTCACCGCCGATGGATTTTTCTCGCCAGCGGTCAGCCAGTCGTTAGCTACGGGAGGTTTTCCGCGCTCTTCCTCCCACTCGATGATCGCGTAGAGGATGTCGTCTTGCGACCACATCCTTCGCATGGGTTCTCCTTTCGTTATTCCTCGGGACGCTGCTCCTCTAGCTCGCCTCCACAGTGAGGTTGAGTTTTGCGTGTCTGCCACCGCTTGCGTTCGTAGCATGTGCCGCATAACCCGCGCCTAAGAGGCTTATACAGCTTCCCGCATTCCACACAAGGAAGCTGTGGAACGATGCTGCGACGCGCCGCAGCAGCAAGCGCTGCATTTCGCGCGGCAGCTCTCCCATCAATCTTCATATGGCAACTGCGACAGAGTGGTTCGCAACGAGCGATTTCGGCAGCGATCACGTCAATTGGATAGCCCCTCATAGCCAGATTGCTGACGCGGTGATGTGGTGTTGTGTGGTGTTTCTCGCTATGCCATTCGATTGGCTGACGTCCACAACGTGCGCAAACTGTTTCGCTGCGGATCTTGGCGACAAACGCCTTGGCCTCTACGGCTGCCTCAGCGTCATACGCCATCATCGTCCTCCCGTTGGGGACGATGTTCGCTCAATTCACCCCCACAAAAGACACATTCGTCGGGCGTCCACCACGTCGTGCCATATTCAGATTGTGCGAACACCTCGATCGGCTCTTCGTCATAGGTCTCGCACTCGGGGTTCTGGCACCACACTTCGATCGTCGTGCTGTTGTAGCGTCCGCCCGTAATCCAGCGATCCAACGCTTCCGGATCAAGCTCCGACATCACTCCTCCCGTTCGTAACCGAACGGAATATCATCAGGCGCAGCAAGCGCCTCCTCGATACGCGCCTGATCCTCGGCGCTCAACACAGCCTCCGGGACCGGGATCTCCTTATAGACAGGCTTCACGATCGTGCCGCTGAACGCGTAGGCCAGGCCCTGGGTGATCTGCTTCTCTTCGACCGGAGGAAAATCTCCCGCTGGCGTGTGCTCTCTGATCCATTGCACCGCATTCGCAAGTCGTCGCCAGAAGTCGTTGCGACGTGTCTCGTCCAACGTTCGCCACGAGGTTTCCTGATAGACAGCGATCGTCAGCGCCGAGAGCGTTTCCTGCCAGTCAACCGTTGGATCAAATCCGTCGAGCGCCTTCGGAATCTCATGCGGGTCTGTGATCGCTCCCTGCATCAGATCCCTCTCTGGATCGAATGGCCTCTGGGGCGCCCCGCTACCGCTCTCGGTGGGAAGCTCGCCTTCTGGTGTCGGCTCGTAGCCAGCGAGCTTCATCACGAAGCCGAGCGGCCCCCGCAGTGCTTTCGAGATCGCGCGTGTCTGTGCCATTGAACGGATCGCGTAGTCATCGGCTGTCCGCCAACGGTTCTCGGCCCGCGTACACATCATCTCTGCGGAACCGACTTCAGAGCCATCGAGCGTCTTTGCAACAACGCGCGCTTCCCAGCCATTCTCAACCTGTCGAGTCCACTCGACAACCGGGAACACACCAAGAAGTGAGCCGAGCAGCTCCCAGCCCTCGACCAGCACATGCTTCTTGCCGGAGATGTTCTTGTACAGCTCCTGCTGATCGATCACATCAGCTAGCGCCTTGGCGACTCCCATTGCATGTGCCAGCTGCTCCGTCGGCTCGCTGCCTCGCAACAGCATCCCTTGGCGTGGGCGGACAGCAGGCAGAACTTCTGCCTCTTCCCATGCCTCACCCTCGATCGATTCGATGACTTCCTCGTCCGCCATTGTTCTCCTTTCCTGCCACGTCGGGTAGTTCCCTCTGCGTGCAGTCGTAATGCTCGCACAAACGGCGGATCAGACGTCGCACGGTGCTTACACCGAGACCGAGTTCTGTGGCGATCTGTTTGCGCGTGCGCCCGTCGGCGATCAGGCGAACAAGCTCCTGCTCGGTGTTCATGAAATCCCGAACGCCCGCATGCGCTTCCTCCTCTCTTCCTCGATCTCCGCTTCCCGCTCCTCGGTCATCGCCTGCGAGAACATCCGCTTCTTCCGCACGATCTTGCGTCTCGTGAGAAGTTCCGGGTGCTCTCGTTCGCGATGCGCCTCAGAGGCGGCGCGGGCTTCGGCTGCGGTCCCCTCGAACTCGAACTTCGGACAGAGAACGCAGTAGACAGTCATCGGCTGAGAGTTGGCGTTTTCCTCCAGCCGGTCGTGTAGATACTGCATAGGAGGGTCGTTCATACGACCCTCCTCTCAAGGGCGCCCCTGCGGTTGTTCATCAGTGTTCTCCTTTGCAATCGCACGCTTGAGCACGTCCTCTCTGTTCGCCCGTCTCAACGCGGCTCGTTCTTTGCGATTCAGCTTCTCGGTTGTCCATTTTGGCCCACGCTTCTTGCGTGGCGTAAACCCCGCCGCAAGCAACATCTCAGACCAGGAGGCAAACGGTGGGTTGGGACCGGCCAGGATCGAGCTGATTGCAGGATGCCCCTTTCCTGACCGTTCCCAGTCCTCGTGTACAGGCACACGTCCATGCTCTGCGGCCCAGGTACGTAACGCTTCGACAATGCGCTCGCGTGTCCAATAGCGCTGACCAGCACGGGAACACGACTTGCAGAGCGACGCCGTGTCCGCCCTCTTGCCACCACAAGCAGGACAGCGTCGCTTCTTCGCGTACTTCAGCCTGCGAGCCCTTGTCCGCCCACGTGCTTCCAGCTTCGGATTCAGCCATCGCGTGACCGTCGGCTTGGGAACACCCAATTCGGCCGCGATCACCCTGATGAGCAGACCGTGTTTGCGAAGCTCTTTCGCGCGCTGACGAAGCTCAGGTGGATACGTCACGACTATCTCGCGAGTTCCGCAGGCAGGCCAATCCCGTGGAAGTTGTAGTCGCCGCGCTTGCAGGCCTCCAACTCGGCATCCCGCGCTTCCTGAAAGCGTGGATGCGCCCGCTCGCGGTCATCGCACTCGGGGCATATCGTGTCCGTGTTGAAGTACGACATCGTGCTTGAGATGGACTGCTTGCCGCAGCGATCGCAGATCATGTCTGCACCAGCGGCTCGTACGGCTGACTACCCAATGCCTCGTTGCCGTTGAACGTCCACGTCAGCGCCTCCCGCACGTTTGTCTGATCGGGGGGCACCCGCAAGTAGTAGTCCGCAAACGTTCCGTCCGGCTCTGGCGTCGAGTTGACCACCTTGAGCAGCACCATCGGCTCCGACTCGGTTTCGCCCGGCAGCTCATAGAGTGTGCCGTACTCGGGATGCTCGTCGCGCACGGTTGCCAGCCCGCGCTTGATGAATGTCTGGAAACCGATCCGATCGATCGCCTCCTTACGCGCCAACACGTTGCGAAGCGTGATCGCGATCTGTGGCGTGCAACGGCGGTCGCGAGCGATCAATCGCTCCCACGCATCCCAAGCACGGATTCTCGAATCACCAAGCGTGGAGGGGCCCCGCCACAGCCACTGATCACGCGGAGGCAGGTTGTTTGCGAGCTTGTACTCCGCCCGCCGCGGGAAGCGTCCGTGTTCCTTGTGGAACGCGAACATCGCATCGAGCATCTCCTGCGCCGACCAAACCCGCCACGGCGGGTAGGTCGCATCGACGGCCCTTTCCGCGTCCTTGAGATCGACGCCAAGCAGCAGACATGCCTGTTCTTTGGACATCTGCGGTTGCTTCTCTTGCGCCCAGTAGTGACCGTAGGCGTATCTGATTAGGCGGCCTCTCTTGTAGCGCGTCTTGTACCAGGCGAGGGCTTTGAGGGCGCGGACCAGCTCCTGCTGGTCCACGCCCAACTCAGCCGCTCGTGCAGCGACTGTCTTTGCCATGATCAGTCGTACACCGCTCGGCTCGACGCGCGAACCGTGTTGTCGACGATCACCGGCTCGTACTCACGCTGCTGCACGATCTTGAACACACCCTGCGGCAGCGTGATCGGATCGTGCTCCTCGTGCGTGACCGTGCCGCCCGCCTTACCGACGGTCAGATACCGCTCGCGATCCACTCGGTACTCGCGGGCGCCCCGCTCACGCACACGGTGGTGATGGCCAGTGGCCTCACCTGCGGCGAGGATCACACCCTCGCCCCTCTTGCGCTTTACGTAGGTGCGCTCCTTGGGAAGCGCGTCCACCGGGACGAGAAGAACATCGCCCTGACGATACATCTGTTCTCCCTTCAGTTGTCTTTGGTGAGCGCCTGTCCAAGACGCTCATAGAACTCTTGCCGCCAATAATGGCGGTATGGCCCGATTTTGATCAGGCACATTCCGTCATGACCCGCGTCACGCGCGCACTGTCTGCCGTGATACGACGGATGCGGCGAGGGTGACAAGTTACGACACCGCTTCTTCTTCCTGAACATCGCCTCCTCTCTCCCTTTCACTTTTGGCTGGGAGGGGCGGCCCCTCCCAGCCAAAAGCTAGTTGTCAGTCGACCCGACCGCGAATCGTGAACGCCGAAGGCATCGCGATCCCGTTCGGCGTCAGCGATCCCTTCGGCACCGACTGCGCCGCAGCTTCCGGGCACTCGGGCGTGGTGCACTTGCCGTCGAGCGTCACGGTGCCGCAGCCGATGCACTCGATCTGTTCGAGCGCGGGTGCGCTCGTCGGGACAGACGTCTCCGTCTGCATTGTTCTCCTTTCGTTGGCGCAGCTTAGAACGCAGGAGTCTGCGTATTCGCCTGCGCGGTGGCTCCGCGCCTTCTCGGCACGGTGTTCGGCACCATCAGGTGCCAGACCTTATCGAGATGAACGTTGCGATGATCCGGGGGGCGCCCCTCGGGGCGATGGTGGATGACCCCCCGTCCGTATGTCACGCGGTTCTGGCCGACAAAGCTTTCCGTGACGATGTGGTCGGTGCCGAAGATGCCCTGCATCCTGCGGATCGTTCCGCCCGTCAACAGCTTGACTTCCTTCGTTGTCAGCTCGGTCGGGATCGCGAACATATCTCCCTGTCGCTTCACATCACGTTGCTGTGCATGCGCGGCATGCACGATCGGTGGCGCAAGCGCAAGAATCGCATCGTCCACCGTCTTGACGCGTGCCTTCGATGGCAGTTCGGCAAGGAAATACAGCGGCCAGCGCTCCTGGTAGTCGAACGAGGAAACGAACTTGCGGCGAGTTTTCTCTCCGCGTAGTTGTGCGCTGAACACAGCGTCCCCAAGCCGATGTCGGAACTCCGTGGCTGAGACCGTGCCGTCCGGCTGGATGCTTGCGCTCCAGCGTCGCAGCCTGATGGTCATTCCACGTTCGTGGAGCGGAATATCTACCGCCACATATTTACTACGACCATTGACGTCCATCCACTCAGCACGTCTGTCTGCCCGATGAAACGTGAGATCAGTACGACCGGGAAGACGACCGACCGAGAAATACGAGCTACGCCCGACTGGCTTCCAGATGATGTCTTCTTTGTCAAAGCCGGGCGCGGTATGAATGATCTCTTCGTTTCTGTCTGCAGTGATTTCGATGGGAACGATTGTGAGTGGATCGATGCCAGCCGTGTGTAGCGCCCGAAATGGAACGACGAGACACGGGGCGCCCGATTCCTGCAGCCAATGACGCGCCTGTTGCTGTTGCCCACGCTCGGTCGTGGTGTCTCCCTCGTCGCCGTTGATCAGGAAACAGCGCAGTCTGCCGTCCCTGTGTCGCAGGGTCTGCACGAGGATCATTCGACTCCCGGATCTGCTCTGCAGCATCCCCGGTTTGACGTCGATCTTTTCGTGCTGGATGTATCCCCAGTGATGCAGTGTGCCGAAGTGACGTTTGTCTGGGGAGAGTTCCTTTTCGCACCACCACGCGAAGACGTGGTGGTATCTAGGCGTTGCCACTGGTTGCCTCTTCGAACGTCTTGCCGTTCGCCATAGCGCGCAGCGCGCGCACCACGGCCTCCTTGCCACGGCCGTCGCTGAATCGCCAGATCTGGATAATGAACGGGTCGAGTTCATCCGCGATCGCAGGACGTTCGCACACGAACGCTCCCGTGGTCAGGTAGTCGTAGCTCGTTGGACTGACGATGATCTCGCATCCGCCTTGGTCGAAGTCGTAGATCGGCTGATTTATGACTGCGCGTGCGCCGATCGCACGTCCGACTGCGCCGAGCAGGCAGACCGGGCCGCTCGTTGCCATCGCCTTCGTGCCGGTCGCGTAGCCGTCACGCTCCATGATTTCGGCCGCGCTCAGGAACACGTCACGGCGGTACTCCTGTTCCTCCGTCGCAACGCTGATCTCAGGCGCTGGAGTTTCCAGCGGCCTCTGGATTGTCGTATCCATCTGTTCTCCTTTCTTAGGACGTACGTCCCTTACCCCTCAGCTTCCTGGCGGCTGCCTTCGAAAACCACGGCAGCACCAACCATGTGCCAACCCATTCTCCTTTCTGGTTCTTGTGGTCTCTTCCGTCCATCACACCGACGCAATAGTCGAGGAATTCGCCCTCCTCACCGAGCTTGCAGATCGCAGTACCAACCGCACTCTTGTTGCGGCACGTTGCCAGCAACTCGGGGCGCCCCCCATCTTTGACGCGGAAGATCCCGTAGCGCTCCTTGATCGAGCGTGGCCAGACCTGCTCGCCATCGAGTGTGAACTCGTGTTCCTGGGTGCTCACGATCTCTCCTTTCGCATCTCTTTCACCAACGCGAGCCGTGCCTTCACGACGTTCTGCCAGTCATAGGTGCCGTACAGCGGAATTTCTGGCCGAGAAACGCCAGGAACGATCGCAGCGTCGTTCATCGACTGTGGCAACCGATCGAGTTCCTCCAGCAGCTTGGTCGCAGCCGTGTCGAGGCGATCGTGACGGTCGGCCTTTGCCTGCAATGCGTCACAACGTTCCTCGAACATCGCTGCGCGCTCTTCAGCGGCTTCACGCTTCTCGTCTACGAGCTTCATCCGCTCGCCGTACTCAGCCTTTTCCCGCAGCTCGTCACAGCGTTGCTTGAGAGCGCGCGCGCGTTCTTCCGCCACGTTGGCTTGCTGCGTCAACCGCTCTGTGCTGGCAGACAGCTCCGCTTCAAGCCTGTCGATCTTGACGGCCAGTTCTTGTGTGAGTCTCTCAACCTCACCTCGTAGCGCAGACTCGCGTTCGACAAGACGCTGCCGTTCAGTTTCAAGCGAAGCCGCGTTCGCCTCCGCCAAGACAGCACGACGCTCCATCGTCTGGATGTCGTCTCGCAACGACTTCTTTTGAGCAGAGAGGGCTGTCATCGCACGTTCCTGCGACTTGAGCAGGCTCGTCAGATCACGCAGAACAGCCCGTGCATCGAGAGAAAGCTCGTCGCTCATCTCTGCCTTGACCCTTTCTTGAGCGCAAGACGACGCGTCTTGCACTTCGTGGAATCCTTGCATAGCCACTGGCCCGCCTTGGTAGAACGCCGCATCTCTGCCGAGGCTTGCGTCACTCCGCACTTGTTGCAGACGGGCACTCTTTCTCCTTTCCTTGCGTGGCATCTCGCCACATGCGATAGAGGCGCTTGTTCTCTCGATATTGCAAGACCGCGTATCCCAACAGGTACTGCGCGCCATCTCGTTCTCTGTCAGCGTGAGCGGCTAGCGAACGTGTGAAGTCTGCCTCCTCGGGATAGAGCCTTAGGAGATGTTCGATGTTCAAGGGCGTCCCTCAGCCTCGATGCCGAACACTTCACGCTTCCCTTTCTCAGAAAAGACCATCGTCGTGTCAGCGGGGAAGACGCGGTAGTAGTCAATGTCATTGAAGCTTGTGTTCTTCGTGCCGTCTTCGGTTTTTTCGTTCCAGATGCGATCAGCTTCAACGCGGCCGACTGGGTCGCTGACATCGATCCATTCGTTATCGAAGCCGTCATAGAAGCGAACAACGAACAGCCCGTCTGCCATGACATTCTCCCTTCAACGAGGCCAGCCCGGCCCCCATACGGGGGCCGGGCTGCAAGCCTCTCAGATACCGAGCTGCTTGATCAGATCCTTGGTCGGATCGGTCAGGCCGCTCTTGTTGTCGCCGCCCGCGGCCTCCTCCAGCGCCGCGCGGCGTTCGGCCGCCTCCTCGGCCATGCGGAACATCACCTGCGCGTGCTGCGCGTCGGTGAGCACCCCCCACTCGACGAGCTTCGAGATGAACTGCGCCATGAAGTTCGCACCGATCAGAGGGACGACCGGGTTTCCCTCTGACAGGTGGAAGAAGGTCGCGATCATCTGCGAGTACATGCGCACGCCGGACATCACGTCATCGACGCGGTCGACCTGCTCCTCGTTCTCTCTCTCGTTCAGCACGGTTCCTCCTTTCTAGTTGTCGCCGTTGGCCTCGACCAGCACGCGCGGGTCGAGCGTGTCCTGCACGACGTCCTTGACGACCCGGCCGAGCGCCTGCTCCAGCCGCGGCTTCTCGTGCCGTGCCTTCGCTCCGGTCATCAGCTCGTACTGCGGACGCAGCCCGAGCGCCGCCTTGACGAGGTCGTCGGTGACGAAGGTGACGTGCTCGGTGTCACCCTCCGTGCGGACCGCCGCGTAGCGCCACACGCGCCCGGCGAACTCGGTCACGAACGCGGGGGTGTAACCGTCGGCAGCCTCCATCACCTGCTCCCAGTCGATGTCGTCGGCGAGCTGATCGCCGACGTGCGCCTCGACCAGCTTGCGCAGACCAGGCAGGTCGAGCTTGCCGATCGGGATCAACGCGTCGAGCCGTCCCGGCCGGGCCATGCCCTGCTGGATCCGCTCCGGATGGTTCGTGGTCAGCACGACCAGCATCCGCGTGCCCTTCGCATCGATCCCATCGAAGTCGTCGAGCAGACGTGCGAGCGACTCCTCCGACGTGGTCTCGGCGTCGGCGAGCTGATCGACGTCCTCGTAGAAGACGACGGCGGGCTGGTACAGCTTGGCCGTCTGCATCACGAAGCCGAGGTCGTCCCTGGCGGGGCGCCCCTTGATGAACGTCCAGCCGTTGGCGACCGCCTCCTTCGCGGTCAGCATCGCCGCGAGCGTCTTGCCGGTGCCGTACGTGCCGTGCAGCAGGACCGCCCGCTTGAGCGAGAAGCCCGCCTTCTCGAACGCGCCCGTGTGACGCAGCTGCGCCCAGATGTGGGCCTCCAGCTCGGTCATCGTCTCTTCCGAGTAGACGACCTTGGAGGGATCGACGCCGCTCAGGTCGACGAACTCCGGCATCGGCTGGCCGTCGAAGGCCTTGCCGCGATACATCGAGTTCGTCTTCAGCTCGTCGTCGATCAGCTTCCAGACGCCCTCGATCTCGGCCGCGAACTTCTTCGGCCCCGTGGCGGTGATCCCGAACAGCGGCCCGAGTTCGACGTGGTCGCTCTGGAACGTCGAGAACGAGACGCCGGGCAGCGCGGGCAGCTCGAAGTTGCCCCACGGGACCTGCGCGGTCTTGTTCACGTCGACCGGGACGGTGATCATCCGCGGCGGGTCACCAGGGAAGAAGAAGAACCCCGGCGTCCCCTTGTGCGCGACTGCACCGAACACGCGCTTGAAGGCGTTCCACATGCAGTACGCGCCGTCCCAGGGGCGGTAGTTGAAGACCTTGACGAAGTCCGTCTCGGTCTCCATCTCCTCTTCCTTCCGCTCCAGGAAGTCGATCGCACGGCGGATCGTCCCCATCGACGTCGGGATCGTGAGCTTCGTTCCGGCGAAGACGATGTCGTCGTCGTCGTTCTTGCGCCCGCCGAGTTCGGCGAGTGTGCGCAGAAGCTCCTTCTCCGCCTTCTTGTCTGCCCGCTTGAGGGCAGCCTCCTTCGGTGAAGCCATTTGGGCTTCTCCTTTCCTCTGCTGCGGCGCGTTATGCGCACGCAGGGTGCTAGGCACCGCACAACGCGTGGAGCGTTCTGCGCTGCCAAGCTTGGAAAGGAAATCGCTTCGGGACTGCTCGAAGGCCGAAGCGAGGGGCGCCCCGCCGTTCTCCGGGGTCGTGCCTCTCTAGCGCTTGCGCGCTACCGCGTCCTTCGGCATCTTCAGGCCAGCCAGGTTCGCGAATGCGAAGCGCACACGCGTTCCCTTCGAGCCGCCGGTCACCAGCTCCAGCCGCGACGCTTCGCGCATCACGAGATGCGGCTGCGTCTTCTTCAACGCCGTGATCATCCGAGTGCGGTTGTAGTTGTCACCCTGCTCTTCGATCAGCCCGCCCACTGCGCGCAGCATGTGAGCCGTGATCCCATCACGATCGTCCGGCCACGCCTCCCGGATGCAGGTCAGCGCCTGCAAGACGCCCTCCTCGCCGATCCGGTTGTAGATCCAGTTGACGGCTGCGACCGCCTGGATCGTGCGCGCACCGGCCGCACCGGTGCCGACATAGTTGTCGATCGTGAATCCGGCCTTCGCAACGGCCCGTTCGATCGCCAACGTCGACTCGTCACGGGCAATGATCTTGCCCTTGTGCTTCTCGATCGGCTGCAATGCCTTGCGGTACTCATTGATCGCCACGAACACCGCCGCCTCGTCTTCGAGGTCTTCCAGCTCGAACCAGACGATCGGGATCTTCGCCGGAGGCTTCTCCGACTGCAAGATTCCGGCGATCCGCTGCTGGCCGTCTGCCACGTAGGTCATGCCGTTCTTGCGCTTGAAGCACGTCGGCACGCCGAACAGTTCCCAAGACGGGTTCTGCGCGATCAGAGACACCAGCGTGCTCTTGAGCGGACGCTGATACCGGTGGTCGACCACGATTTCCTTCGGGTTGACCAACTCGAAGTGGCCGTTGTAGCCATTCACTTACGTGTTCTCCTTTCTTCTCGCGGAGCGCTCAGAGTCGCAACGTGCGACCGCTGTTCGAGATCCGCTTTTGCACGTTCAAGTTGCTCGATCAGCCTATCAATCTTCGCAACTCTTTTCTTCGCCAATCGCGGCGGGACATGCGTGAATTTGTAGTCACGCTTTTCCCACGTATGGAAATAGCGATTGAGTGGTTCGATGGCACCCTCGAACTTATCCCCATGGCCAAAGAATGCTCTTTTGTGTTTGGCCATGGAGGGGCGCCCCTCAGCGAGAGTGCCTTTCACCAAGAAGCCCGCCTCACGGAGAAACGCGTTCAGCGTTTCGAACTCGCCTGCCTGCAACCGCCTGAGAAGATCAGGCCGCTGCAGCAAGCACGGGCGCACTCGGCTGAGCGCGGTATGTGGGACGTTCACCGCGACGGCAACGGCACGGTCAATGTCCTCCATTGAACCGATGCCTGATTTGACGCGACTCTGATGTGGATCACGCGGACGGTATTCGCCGTTCGCCGTTTTCAACGCTCGCACCTGATCCCAGATCTGGACGCCAACAGCAAGTCGCTGCAGTTGACTGAGTTGTGTGAGATCAACGTTGGAGACCACGAAACTACCGTCGTCAGGGCGTCGTAGAGCCTGCGGCGGCAGTCCGCTCACTCTCTCACCTTCCTTTCTGGCGGGGCCGACAGACGTGCCTCCACCGCTCGCCTTGCGATGTCCAGGCGCATTGCCTGGAGTTCTTCGATTGCCGAGTCGATCAATAAGAGTCTTCGTGATGCCTCCTTGGGTGGGACGTGGCGAAACTCGTAGTTCTTTCGTTTCCAGGCAGCGAGATATCGCTTCAGCGGCAAGATGGCTTGATCAAACTTGTCACCTGCCCCGTAGCTTTTGCCAAGCGCGATGCCGCGCTTATCTGAGGCGAGACCGATCGTGCGAGCAGCTTCGTAAATATCCTGTTCCCCACTGAGCACACGATCGAGGGCACCCGCCTCTTCTAGCCCATTGAGAGCGCGGATTTTGTTCCAAGAAATCACGCCACCTAGCGCCTCGTAGAGACGCTTTTCGGTCTGGCCGCGCATAGCGCGGTAGTGAGGCAACACGGCGGCCGCGAGTTTGATTGCGTCGAGGCCAGTTGGTGCGTATTGCTCGACATAACGTCGCACCATCCAATCGAGGACGTCTCCGTCGTGATCGAGCACCCAATCACGCGTAGGTGGCCCATGTTGGCCTGATCGACCTCGTCCGAGGTTGACGATTGGCGCTATCTGGAACCATGCGCGATAGCGCACCCGACCTTCGATGATCTTGCCCTCATACAAGATCACTGGGTCGCGTAGGCCGTCCTGCGCAATCTCTATTGCGAGTGCGTCCTGATCGGCCGTTTCCGGAATCAGCTTGGTCAGGGGATGCGGTTCCTTCAACTGCATCCCAACACACCGTCCGTCACTTGTCCTCCTTTCTGGTTAGACTCGCAACGACCCGGCGTTTGCGTTCTCCTTTCTCCGGGTCTGCGAGGGAGGGGTGTCCAGCCTCTCCCTCGCCCTTTCTCTGATGCGCACTCTACTCGCTAGGGCGCCCCAGGATCTCATTGGCGTTGTCCACGCGCTTGATGTTGTGGCGCAAACAGACACCGAGGCAGTAGGTACGCCCGATCGCACCTCCGTGCACCTTTGCGTCAGAGATCCAGAAGCGAGGGCCAGGATGCTTTGCGATCCAGTCAAGCGCGGGGCCATCGATTGCGTTCCATCCTGCGCGTGGTGCCATCTCCGCATCCTCGCAACGCATCCCGTTGCGCGCGATCACCGTCAGCCAGCCCTTCCCATGACGGCCGTCGCCTTCGCCGCAGTAGGTGGCGATCACGCCGCCGGGATATTTTTCGACGAGTCGGAGCACGTCCTCGCTCGTGAGCTGCATGCTGCCGGACACGTCGATCAGCACCGCCCCGCCACCGGGCTTGCGTAGCTTGCGTGCAAACACACGCCCGTCGTGGTGGAGTCGCCCCACACGCCGGAGCCGTCTGCCGTACGCCTCCGGAATCTTGCGCGGCTTTACCCGCATCTCTTTCGGCAGTCGCACCGTGAGCGGCGGCTCCACGATCTCCATCTCGTGCCAGCCCTCCATGTCCTCATGCTCTTCGAACGTTCGATTCTTGAACGTTTGTGGCGCGCCGCCCTGTTTGTTGTTTAGCTGTCCCGTGTTGGCCATCTCGTAGATGTGTTCGGCAGGCATCACCTCGACCGCAGGCGGGTCCTCGGGGCGTCCTGGGTCGCCGAACAACTCGACGATCTGCTGGCACAGCTCGATCGAACGCTCCAGCTCTGGAAGCTCAACCGGGTCCCGCATCGCCTTTATCGCGAGCTTGCTTCCGGTGTGGAACGCCCAATATTTCGGCGAACCTTCCCTGGCATGGTTGTTGATCGCGGCTCGCAGACGAGGCCATTCGCCTGTTCCGCTCATGGCCGCACTCATCGCAGCCACCTGCGTCAGCGAGCCGTGCTTGGCAATCTGATTGATCTCGAAATCGGAGATCACACCAGACATCTCCTTCATCTCTTCCGCGAACCCGAGTCGCCTCAGGTGCCCATGCACGCGTGCGTCCTCGCAGTTCTGCAAGATGTCCTCTGGGAGATTGTGCTCTTGCGCAGCCTGCGGCAATGCCCACGTTGGCGTGATCTTCACGTGCATCATTTCGTGCAGACGCACGGCTCGTTCCCTTGTATCCGTACCGAGCGGTACGAGCATCATGCTTTCCCCCACCCCCGCATTGCGGGGGGTGGGGGACTCTCTGATCGTCCAAGGGCGCCCGTCGATCGCTTCCGGGAACGGCTTCGCCTTCACCTGCTTCTTCTTGCGCGCCATGTCCGCTCCTTACTGGTAAAGGGCCGCGAGCGCCTCCGGGTCGGCACCGTTGCGCACGATCTGCAATGCGTCGCAGATCTCCTGCGCGCGCGGCATTCCGAACACAGCCAGCGCGGCCATTTGCTCGTCCCCAATCGCGTGACGCAACGTCGCGAACGCACGCCAGCCACGAATCGAGACGCGCCGGTCATCTTCGAGACTGGCGGACGCCTTCGCTGCCAGCTTCAGGTCCTCGGTCAGGGCCGAAATCGCCTTCTCATGCGGCTGGCTGATCTCGATCTTGACCGTGAACCGGTCGCGCAACGCTTCGGGCAGCTCGTCGGGAGATCCGTTCATCGTTGCGATGCAGTGGAATTTCTCGTTCGGCCGCACGGTCTCGCCCGTGAGCGGGATCGTGTATGCGGCCGTCGAGTGATCTTCGGTGATCGCGAGGAGGGCGGTCAGCGCGGAGCCGCCCGCTTTGTCAATCTCGTCAATCACCAGGCGCTTGCCTTCCCGCCACGCACGCAAACCGACTCCATCTGAGTGGCCGCTAACGGTTGCGCCGCCCTCGTTACGGAGCGACGCACCGCCCACGATGTCCATGTCGGACATCTCTTCGTGGCAGTAGATGCGATACCACTCATACGCGCCTTCGACGCACGCGAACGTGCTCTTGCCTGTTCCGGGCACACCCCAGAGAAGAAGGTTGGGGACGTGCCCAATCACTGCTTTGGCGATGGTCCAGCCGCCGTCATCCGGCACAGCAATGCTTGCCAATTCGTTCTCCTTTTCTTTGCGAGAGGCTTAGAGCGTGACTGGCTCAGGCGGCGCGAACTCTTCCTTCGGCTTCTCTTCTGCGGGCGTCTCGACCACAGACGTGTTCGTGTACTCCGCCCGCATCTGCTCGATCCGTCTCCTGGCCGTATCCCAGTCGCTTGTGGTCCGCCACGCCGACGAACGCCCGCTGCTATCGACCCAGCCGTTCATCCGTGCACCACGCTCGGCGATTGGCAGGGGCAGCGTGTTGTGGTTGTGATTGCCGTTGCCCGCGGGAATGCCGTCCCGCTCGTGCAACCAGAGTGCCCAGCGGCCGTTGTCGTCAGCAAGCTCGTCCCCGTCGCGCTTGATCCATGAGATGCACCCATTGGCGTCCAGGATCATCTCGCCCACGCCGGAGCCGCTGCGCAACGCTTCGCAGTCGAGCTTTTCTGCCTCGGTATACGGGACCGGCGTAGTTCCTTTTGCCTTCGTCCACACATAGCCGGGCGGCGGCTGGTAGCGCAGAGGGAAGTCATCCGCCGTGTAGTCGATGTTGTCCCGTAGCGCTCCGGGCCACGGGGCCGGTGTCGCAGGCAGCGCTGGGGGCGCCCCCACGGCACCGGTCGTTGGGAAGTGACGGACGGCGTCGGCGACGGCCATGAGCACGAGCGCGAGCTTTTTCTCGTCTGATGTTCCAGTTGCCGCCATCTGCGCGAGTACATCATCGAGCGAGGATGGTTCCTTCTCATCCTCTGCTTCGAGGATTTCGCGTAGCGTGTCTCTGATCTCCTCGACGTCCCGCGGCGCATGATCCATCACCTGATCGACGTCGATCGGGTAGTAGTCGCTCTCCTGGCAGACGTACATCGTCTGCTCGCCGAACGCGCCAAGATCGACGTAGTACTCGTCGTCTTCGAGCTTTACCGCCAGTTCGACGACACTACCGCGCTTCCAATCGACCACCTCATCGAGCTGTTCGATGCAAGCGTTCAGCTTGTCCCTATCCAAAATGTTCTCCTTTCAGTTCTTGAGGCTACTGCCGGGTGCCCACGCGTTCTGCCCGGCGCCTCTCCTCTCTGTAGAAGTCGAGTACCGCTTCAGCACGGGCGCTATAGCGTTCACGCATCGCTTGTGCTTCTTCTGCGTCGAGCAGATCGGTCGTCTCCTCCACCTCATTCACGAGATCACAGAGACGAAAATATTCCCGGATAATGTCGTTGCGGGAAAACACGATTCCATTTCACCTCGCTCCCATATGGATCGACGTTTTCAATATCATGTGGGGCGGACATGCCGCCCCACATGATCACCCTGATGGTGGAACACCGGGAACGATGGGGCGCCCGTCATCGTCGTATTTGACTTTGATGCGGCCCTCAGCGATATCGATGATGATCTTCCACCACATCAGCTTCTCCGCACACAATTCGCATGTGGGAGTACTGTCATCGTCTGTGTGCAGTGTTAGTTGTCCACAGCCCTGACATGGAGACTCAGGCATAGATCTATCCTATGCCTGAGTAAGAGAAATGATCTCTTCGGCCGCCGCCTTTATCTTGGCCAGCCGATTCATCTGCTCCATGCCCGCGTCCTCTTGTGCCACGCGGTGCAGCGCAAGCCTGACTACCGCCGAGCGACCTAGACCCGTGCTCGCCTGGAGCTGTTCCAGGATCTGCCGATCTTCGGTGTTCAGGTAAATGCTGGTCTGCGCAACAGGTTCTGCCATTTGTCTCCTTCCTTAGCTGGTTTCGCCGCGATCTTCGAGTCGTACACGCACATGCTCGCGTGGGCTGAAGTGAATCACTGTGCCGTCGTAGAGCCAGATCATGATCATCGTGCCGTAGTTACCGAGCTTCTTCATCAGGCCATGCCCTACGAGCCAGTCTGTGGCGCGCAACTCCCGCGCCTCGATGGTTATCTCCGGGTAGTTCACAGCAACCACCTTCCTTTCTGTCTTGATCACGGGTTCTTCCGGGCGCCCCTTGGGTTGCCAACGGGCCACCACTGGGTGAAGCCGCCCCCAACCGGGCGTCACCCCGCGCGGGTGTCCTTCGAGCCGAGCCGCCCTGACGAGAAAGTCACGCTCCGCATGAGGAAACTCTCTAGAGAGAATCCTGAATAGACGCAGAGGCGTGAGATGCGGCAAATGCCGCAGCTCGTCAGCGCGTGCTCGAATGACGGACAGCGTTGCCATCGGCACACTCTCCTTCATCCGGTTAAGGAATTGGGTTACCTCTTGTCCCCCACACACACGGGTCTCCACGAAGGAGCAAAGGGACGGGTATTCCCAATTACATTATATCATACTTTTTGAAAAACACCCCTGACTCGGATGTTTTCCGGGCGCCCACGCGAGGTGAGCGCCCAGATGTGGGTCGCCCGGGCGCGCAGAGGTCCTATGTGACTACATCGACGTCGTCGCAACGAAAGAATCCGAGTTCACCTCCAGCATCCCAATTCTGCGCGACCCAATGTTCCGTGTCGCCGTTGTCGTACTCGACGATCACCTGCGGGCCGAGCGATTCGGGCGCCCCGTGCTCGTTGACGTCGGCGTCCGGCTCAGTGATCCGAACCACGGTCCCTTCTTCGGTGCCGGTGCGCACCCTCGTTCCCACTGCGAGAGCCATCCCTTCGGCGTCGCGTATATCGGTCATGACTCACCTCCGAACTTCGCCTTGAGCCGTTCGTACTCCGCGCGGTCGCGCTCGTCCGCGGCGGCCAGCTCCTCGTTCAGCGCAGCGCGTTTCGCTGCCTGCTCTTCGTCGCTCAGTAACCTGTAGCCCTCGACGTACATGACGACGCTGTCGTAGTCGATTTCGCAATCGACTGTGGCGTTTTCCAGGTCTTCTGCCGCCTTTTGTACGTCGGTGATGTGATCGGCGACGGACCGGTAGCTGCTGATTGGTCGCCGCACGTACTCGTGGGTCTCATTGCGCGCCATGTCGCCTCCTTAGTTCTGCGGGCCGCTGTTCCCAGACAGGCCACCATTCAGTTAGCCCTGCTGTGTCGAAATCAGCGTCACGATGAACGCTGATATTCCCTGTCCTGAAGCAGTACGCCGGACATTCATTGCTGTTCTCCGATGGAGTGCTGATCAACGCTTGGAAATCGATCCCCTCCTCTCCTCGCATGGAGTGGTGATAGCGCCGATGTCGTTGGCACACCCAGACCAAATTGACCCCCATGGCAGCTCCCTCAGTAGATGTGGATCTTGTCGGCGACGATGCTCTCACGCTCTGCGCCAGGCAATGCCAGCCCATCGGCGTCTGTGCGCCTCACGATCACGGTGTTGGCGACCTCTCCGTTCGGGTCGCGGCCGTAGAGCATCGCATCGAACGGGGCGCCCCCTGCTGGTGGCGAGATGCGTACGAAGAAAACGCCTACGTCGGCGATCAAGTCGATCGTGCGCTCCCACCATTCGTAGGCGTCAAGCGAGAAGGTGATGCGTATGTCCCTCATGGCGCGAGCCTCAGCGCGAGCTGCGCACCGAATGTCATCGCCATCTCCAGCGCAGCCGGAAGTGGAAACCCTTCGGCCACGTTATGGGAGAGGTTCATCACGATGCAGTACAGGGCCTCTCTCGACATGCCTAGCGCATCCCAGTACTCGCCAACGTCGATCTCTTTGGCGCATGTCTCGAAAAACTCCTGCAGATCTTCTGGTGTTTCGATCCTGCTCATGCTTCCTCCTTTGTGAGGATGTCGATGACGCGTAGGTATCGCTTGCCCCGCGATGTATCACCGGATGCGACGCAGCGCGAGAGGTTGATGCGTGCGTCCGCGAGCTTCACCCTGCGCGCAAGCGCAGAGCTTTGCCGGACGCGCTCGATGTAGTCCCAGTACGTCTCTCCTTCTCTGCGAGTGAGGGTTAATACGGCGGCAAGAACGTGTTCGGGAAATGATCTGAGGTCATCCACCATCGCGTAGGCGTCTTCGAGCGAGTCGTGCAAGAGGCCGACGACATATCCGTCGAAGTCATCGCTGGCGTTGCACGCCTGCAGGGCAACATGCCATGGGTGTAGATCGGGCGCCCGGTTGGCGATCTCACCTGCTTTTTGGATCTGTTCAGCGTTCATGCTCGCTCGATCACCGGCCTTGGCGGCGGCTCGATCTTGAGCTTCTTGACCGCATCAGAAAGGCTGGCCAGCCAACGCCGGTACGGCGGATCGTCCGAGCCGGTGATCCAGTCCACCGCGTCGCGCACACCGATGTAGATCCACCACAGATGCGCTGGCCACCGACTGTTGATCGTCAGGGCCGAGCCAAGCAGGACGACAAGCGCGGGAAATTCGCAGTAGAGGAAGAAGTGCCAGTCCGCGTATGGGCCACCGAACGTGCGGTACTTCCACTTACTGAACTTGCCTCTTTCCAAGCGTCGTCTGTGCCGCTCGACATGGTGTAGGTACAGACTGAGAGAGAAGATGATCGGCCATGTATAGGTGATTACCCCGTCGAGGACGTGGAAGAAAGTTGAGATGGTGGACATGGATCACCTGTCCAGCATCTCTTCCGGCCATCCCGCCTTGAGCATTTGCTCGCGGTAATCGACCGGCTGGTCGTCGCCCCAAGCGCAGCCATACTGTTTCTCGTTCTGCGCAAGCACCCAGGCGCGCTCTTTCGGTTCGAGATGGTGATGCGCCAAGCGGGGCGCCCCTTCTGCGCCGCGTGACTGGATTACGTCCTTCTCGATCGCGCGCATGATGCACGTGTCGCAGATGTTGGCGACGAGGACCAATCGTTCTGGCTCACCGATCGGATCGTGGATCGTTGACCCGTAGTGCCCATAGGCGACGAACTCGGTGCCGCAATAGGGCTGGTTTTCGTCCGTCTCGGCGTCCACGTTGACGAGCGGCTTTCCGCATTTTATGCATGGCAGAGCGTGCTTACTCATGACGCCTCCTCCCCAAGCACTTCGGCGGCTGCCTTGACCGCCTTCGCGCCCTTAAGCCTTCCCTCTGCGATATCGCGCAGGACATTCTGCGCCTTCTCGCTTGAAGATGTGGGGCGCCCAGGCGTGTCGAACTTGCCATCCAGCACGTCGTTGACGAAGGTCACAGCCCACTCCTCCGCATCCCTGGCAGCCTGTACTGACGCGGCCTCGCCAACCGCGTAGTCCATGCGCCGGTTGTACTCCGTGCGGGCGGCGGCGATTACGCCCTTCGGTGGCGTCCAGTCTTTCAGCGCCTCCGAAACGACTTCTTGCGCCTTGTCACGCATTGCGTTGGCAAGTTCCAGGCCAACGGGATGCGCGTCACGTCCAGAGGCGATTTCGAACCCTCCGTCGTGCCAGCTGCTTGTCTTGAGTCCCAGCATGGCTGGGATCATCTTTGGAACTAGCCGCGTCACTTCTGCGTGAACGATGTCCTCGATGCTCACCAGCGTCTTAGCGAGTTCCTGTTCAACAAGCGTTGTGACTTCTTTCTTGAATTTTTCCGTGCTGAGCTTCGGGAGTGCTCTATCCCGATACATCACTCCTCCTCCTCTCTCGGTTCTTCCGGGGCGCCCCGTGGCACAAAGCGAATGTCACCGCCCGTGAACCACGCCAAAACGAGCGCCCAGATCAGCAAGATTTCGTTGCCTGTCAGCAGCAGCGCGAAGAGAACAACCGCAAGCAGCGGTAGCTCCCATACGAGATAGGTCTTGTTGGCTTCGATTTTCATCGGCTGCGTCGCCGACGTTCGGCGAACCCACGGTCCTGCCGCGGTTTGACGAAGATCGCCCAGAGCAGAGCGCCGACCAAGAATCCGATGATGAGGGGAACAACGGTCCACATCACTTCTTCCCCTTGATCACGGTGAAACCGAGCGGCTCGACGTCCTGGCGAGGCAACGGTCGCTCATAGACGAGCGCGCTGATCCCCTGGCCGGTCGTATATTCGATGTAGCTATTCGTTGTTGCGTCCTTGCCGTAGTAGGCCGTGCACTGGCCGCCCGAGTAGTAGACGCCATCGACGCCCGGTGCGGGCAGCGAAAGCAGCGCATCGTTGCGCCGATAGATGTCGTAAGTGGGTGTCAGCGCTGCGCAGTACGACACGGGCAGCCCCTTGAACACGTAGTAGCCGATCATCTGGCCGTTCGAGGCGAGCAGATAGACGTACGAAAGCTTGTTCGGCTTGCCCCAGGTATCGATCCAGAAGTTGATCGTGTCACGCGAGGGCGAGTAGTCCATCGTGTGCGCGGGCTGTTGCGCGGCGAGCCTTGCGTAGCCGCTGGCGCGCACGTTGCGTTCGGTCTTGGCGGTGTCGTTCTCACTGGTGCAGGCCGTGCCGAGCAGCACGAGCAGCCCCATGATCGCGAGCCAACCGAGGATGAGCGACCAGTCCTTTAGTACACGTGTTACCCGATACATGACGTTTCCCTTTCTGCCTTGTTGATGGTGTATGGGAGTTGCAGGTCGCGGAACTGCCCGATCGTGTAGTCCTTGCGCGCATCCGCGTTGTAGGAGTTGATCTTTTCGACGCGGGCTGCGCGCAGCGCCGTCAGTGACGCTTGGATCTGCTCTCGTCGTGACTCGGACGGGCCTGTCGTCAGCTCCTGGTTGAGCGAAACGATCGAGGCCTCATCCGATTGGACAGCGGCGCAGAGGTCGAAGAAGTGGTTGTACGCAGCTATCCGTGCCTTCCCCGACAGGATCTGCTCACGCGCCTGCAGCTGTCCGCGTGCGTCCGCTGACGTCCAACGGATGACGAAGATCACGGCGAGAATCGCGATCAGCAGCACGCCTGCCATCGCCACCCAGAACCATGTTTCCTGGACGATGGTGCGGCGTGGCGTGCCGTACATGTTGCTCATGGTGTTCTCCTTTCTGGGGGCACCCCTAGAGCAGGTCAGCCAGGGTGAGCTGGTTCCAGGGCACGTCTTTGAAACCCTTGTCGCGAAGAACGCGGCGAACAACGGGCATCCGCTGTCTGCGTTCTTCGTCTGTCCATTCACCAAACAGGCCCGAGCCGCTCGGTGGGTTGAGGTTGAGTTCTTGCATGTTGTGGATCGGTGGGACGCGTCGGTAACGCGGGTCTTCTGCCCATCCGATCTCGGCGAGCGCCTCGATTAGCTCCTGGGGGTCGTCCTTGTCGATCTCCCACTCAATCGAGAGCCATGGCGTCGTATGTGGAACCTTCGACTCGAAGGCCACGGTAATGCCCACTTTGTTCTCCTTTCGGGGGCGCCCCCGTTACCGGTAACGCCAGCGGTAGAACCGCGCCTCCAGGCGCACAACCCACGCCCAGTTCCACGGCTTGAGCTTTGCAAACCGAAGCTGACGTTGAAGTTTCTGGCGCGCCTGTTCGCGCTGCTCCGGTGTTGTCTTGTGCTTGATCTCGCTCCACTTGTGATGGCCGCTCACTTCCACCTCCTCCCGTACTCCTCGTCGCGTGCCGCCTGCTTGTGGTGATACCAGGCGTCCTCGTCGTAGTACTCCCCATGCCCGTACTGCACGCCGCAACTGCAGAAGCGATCCTCGTTTGTGGATTTCCCGCGCGAAGGCCTGTGGCGTTTTGCGAAGCGCAGCTCCCACCACTCATCCGCCATGACAGAAAAGAACCTGCTCCAGCGGCTGTAGAAGTCGACGACCGCCATGCGCGTGCGGTAATGCGGAATGTAGTGCAGCGTCATGTAAAGGTCACGCTTCATATGCCACTCCTTCCCGAGCCGCGTCCCGCATCGAGGCGTACGCCTTCCGGATCGGCTCCTCGTGCTCCGGGTCGTAGCCGTAGATGCCCCGTGGGTCACGCGGTTGTCCTTCGAGGTACTGCGCCCGGCTTGGCGAGCCGGGGCACCCGGCAACCGGCAGCAGATGCCGTGCCTGTGCAATGACGAGTCCGATCGGGAACAAATCGCCCTCTGCTCGGTGCAGCTCAATGTCAAGCTCCACGGCGTCGTTGGTGGGATCGACTGGCTTCCCACACTTGTCACAGAAACGCATGATTTTTCACCTCCTTTGTCGGCGTTTCGCGAGGGGCGTCCGGAGGGCGCCCCTCAGGCAACGTCGCGCAACAAGAGATGTGTGTTGTCTCACGCTGGCGTTACATCGTGGTCACCTTCCCTTCGCCGCGTATGCGGGACTCCAAAACGACGGCGGTCATCCCCCAGGACGGACGCCCGTAGGCGTCCATCCAGGAGGGAAGCGCGCTACGTCCACCCAAGCGCCCAGAAAATGAGCAAGACGACGAGCGCAACCACGGCGAAGGTGACAATCGCCACCTGCACCTCGATGTTCCAGGGGCTGGACATGGTCGCCTCCTTCTAGACGTGCTCCGGCGTGCGCGACGAGGCGATGTCGCTCACGTAGAGCGGCGGATCGGCCGGGATCGGCTCCGGCAACTCCTCGGCGAGCTTGTCGAACGCCCGCTGGAACCACGCGCGGGCGGTCTTGGTCGTGAGGATGGGAACCTCCGAGCCGCTGTCGATGTGGTCGGCGTCGTTGATTTGCGCGAGCCCATCGCCGATGTATCCGAGGTCGCCGTTCAGTGGATCATTGAACGCCTTCTCGAACTCCCAGTACCCGTCGGGATCCTCGTCCCACGCCTTGCGTACGACCTTCATCGCCTCCTCGGGCGCTGTTTCGAACAGCGCCTTCGCGGCGAGACGCAGCGGCATCGCGGTTTCGGGTGCACGCCGAGCAGCGTCGTAGATGTACTCCGGCATCCGCCGCTCGCTTGACACGCTGAGCAGCGCGTTGGCGCACCTGGGAGTGTTCTTCACGCCGAGTGCGCCGCACGTCCAGCCCGTGCGGTCGATCTCCTCGATCGAGCGGCCGACGATCATGACGGCCTCGTAGAGGTTGTTCATGGACGTTCTCCTTTCCTAGACGAATGTGACTGGGCGCCCCTCGTGCTCGGGGACGACCGCCTCTGCCGGGATCGGCAGCTGCTCTGCGAGCAGGTCGAGCGCATCCGAGAACCACCTGCGCGCCTCAGCCTGCTCGGTCATCACCTGGTCGTTCGTGATGATGGTGATGTCCTCGATTTCCGTAAGCGACGCGTTGTTTCGGTCGCGGAACGACGCGTACACACGGTCGAAGTGCGAGTCGTTGTTGTCCTCGTCGAGGCGGCGAAGAGCAGCTTCCAATCGCTCCACCTGTTCAGGGCTGAGTACGTCGTAGAGCGCGTAGGCAGCGAGGATCGCTGCCTCTGTCTCGTCGTCTGTCAGGCCGCAGAGCGAGAGATGGTCGGGAGTCTGCACGAACGAGTACGAGAGCAGCCCGACCGCGCACTTCTTGTGGTGCTCGTTACCGAATGTGCCGAGCGTCCAGCCGTGCAGATCGATCTCGCTGATCGACCGTCCAAGAGCAATGATTGCTCCGTAGAGACCCTTCATGTTGCCCCCTTTCCGGGGCGCTCCCGTACAAATGCGGGGGATTCTTGTGGCGTCAGAGAGGTGTCCCTGCGGTGAACACTCCCGCAGCCCGCGCCCGGCTCGAACGGGTCACTAGCCGCCATGTCGGATTCTCTCTGACGCCAAGAGGGAGGTGGGAATCGAACCCACACCGTCGGGATCACAACCCGAGGCTCGACCTTCGAGCTACTCCCTCGACAAAACGCTGTGGCTCTGCAGGACGCGCTGTGGCTCTACGGAACGCGCATAGCACCGGCGGGGATCAGCAAGGGTGCGATCGTGTGCGCTCTCCGTCGCGAGCCGGGGAATATTTCCTTCCCCCAGTTTAGTTCAGAAATTTCTATGAACCCTGCGGCATCTTCCCACTCGCAGAGCAGGTCGTCGATCGGCCGGGCGCCCCGCACGTCGATTGCGGTGTCACCATCACAGACGAATGCGTGCAGGTCCGGCTCGCAGTCGCCTCTGTGGAACGTGCACAGAGGCCACAGCGTGCGCAAATGCAGCACTTTGGCGAGGATATGGCAGTCACCTTCTGTGAAGCGCGTGATGTCTAGTTCGGTTATGCGTGGACCACGCCGCATGGGGCGTTCTCCTTTCTAAGGTAAAAAGGGCGCCCGACTCCCGTGGTGGGGATCAGGACGCTGTGGCTGTGCGAAACGCGCTTACCTGTAATGCAGGTCGCGAATATGATCGCACTTGCGACAGTAAAGACCGTGAGGAACGTGCGGGATGAAACTGTGAATCATCATCCGGCGCACAACGATCGGGCCAACCGCGATACCAGGCCCGAACACACGCAAACGGATGATCCAGGGAATGCGCTTGCCATCCCAGCGTCGGGCGCCCCCATAGCGGCGAGCGTCGCGCCTGATCTTGAAGAAGGAACCATCCCACTGCAAGCGAAGCATTTCGGACTCCCTCCGGACATGCTGACGCCCAGGGCCTCCGCTGGAGGCCCTGAGCTGGGGGTGTGTGCTACGCGTAGACGCGGACGCGGCTGCGCTTGCCGATGCGCTGCATGAACTCCTCGCGTTCACGCCGCGCGATCTCGTAGCGCTCGCGGTATGCGTCCGCGACCTCTTCGCGGTACTGCTGCCGCGCAGCACGACGCGCCTCGCGCTCCTCGTCCTTGCGCTTCCTGTCGAGCGCACGCAGCTCCTGCTCGTGCTGCTCCTTGCGTTGCGCAGCGGCCTCGACGAACTCCTTGCGCACCTGCTTGATGCGCGCAGCCGCCGCTGCGACCGGCTCGAAGGGCGCCCCGTTGTGCGGGCCGCCGATGACAGTGAAAGAGACCACGTGTGGGCCCTCCTTCGTGTCGTATGTGCGGTGGTTAGCCGCGGTGCCCGGGATAGGCACCACTCAACGCACGTTGCGCTCAGTGCTGCCTAGCGTTTGTCGTTCAGGCGTGCGAGCGGGCTGCCGTTACGAAAACGAACGTGGATGAGGCCCGCCATGACCAGCGCAGCCAAAGAAAGAAGCGCAACGCAGATCGTGAAAATGGTTGATGCGATACCAGCAATCATGCAAGTTCCTTTCCGCCAGAATAGACGCACCGGGCGCCCTTTTGCTGGGCGCCCGGTGCTGCCTAACCGTGCGCGGCGTCATGGTGTGACGAGCGCACTCAGCGCCGCTGGGCGCACGTGACACACGGGCGGCCACGCGTCTCGCCTCAGCTTCCCGCGAGCCGCGAACGCGATTGCGTCCTCGACTTCCTTGACGCGCTCCTCGTGCGTGGAGAGTGGGACGAAGGAGCCGATGCGCTTGCCTGCGGGGGGGTTGGTTCGTGCGCGCACGACTTCGCTGATCCGACGCTGGATTTCGCGCATCTCGAAGCTAGTGAGCGGCTTCGTGTATGGCGTACGGGTGGTATCTGTGCTGTCCATATTTCCTCCTTTTCGCTTGAACGCACACGGCGTCGGGGCGTCGGGCGCCCCGCGCCGTCACACGTTCAGGCGAGTCCTTCGGCGCGCAACGTGCCGATCGGATCGTCTGAGAGGCGCTTGCACAAATCGTCTTCGAGGTGCGCCTTCTCCTCGAAGATCCGCGCAAGCGTCTGTCCTGCCGCTGCTTCCGGGAACCGGCTGCGGCAGATGTGAGCCGAGATACGAAACGCCTTCGCGTAATCATGCGAGGTACGCGCAAGATCTTCGGCCTGCGTAATACGCTCATCGACCATTTTCCCCACTCCTCTCGTTGAACGCTCAAGTAGGACGCCCCGTGAGGGGCGCCCCGTTCAGCGCTCAGTGTCGCCCGGTGTCGTTGACGAGATCGATGATCGACGGTTCGCTGGCATCGATCATTTCGAAGATCTCGACGCGCCTCGGATGTGAGTGCGCGAACACCTTGTCCATCGCTTCCATCATCGAAGTCGCGTGGATGAGAAAGGTGTTCGGGTCGCCGTCGAGTCGCACGCTGTAGAAGCGTGTCGACTCGTCCATCAGCGGTTCACGCGCCGCGCAGCGCGTGCCCGCTTGTTGGCTGCCCGCCTCCGCGCCTTCGCGTGCGGCATCGGCAGCCTGGTCATGCCCCGTCGCCGGGACTCGCCGCACGCGACGAGGGGTGCCCTGACGGACTCCCACGGGTCGGGCGTGAAGTCCTTCCCGTGCTTCTGCGACGGCTCTGTCCGCCGCAGGCGGTTGATGATCCTGCGGATCATGTCGCCTCCTTGCTTGCCGAGAAACCGCTCGGCCGGTTGGGGCGGGCGCCCCAAGGCCCCGGCTCGAAGCCGGGGCCTTGACCACGCCCACGTCCTATGTGGGGTTGTTTGGCTAGCGCCTCATGGTTTGCTCCTTTCGTTCCCCCCAGGCCCCGTAGGGACTCTGGGGAACGCTCAGCAGCGACGCCGAGATCGTTGGCAAAAAATCAGCGAGCCTTCGTCGGCCACGTCATACGCCTACCTCCTTCCGTTGTTCCCGGGGCGCCCCGCGCTTGGTCGGGGTCGCCCGCGAACAACCTCAGGCGAGAATCAGTTCGGCGAGGTCACCACGCGCGAGGGGTCGCGGCGTGATGTCCGCGTACCAGCCATACGGCGTGTGCTCTCTGACCCAGTTGGCCAGGTCCTCTGCCGTGCGGCGCGAGCCTTGCGCGAGCGTGAGCGGGTGCTCGTCGATTTCGACGCCGTCCTTTGTGGCTTCGATTACCCAGTACGCGATCATCAGCTGCCCTCCGCAAGTGCTGCGACGAGGGGCAGATGTTGGATCAGCCTCATGGGCTGCCTCCTTGTTGGTGCCGGGCGCCCGCAGAGAAGAGCCGCCTGTTGCCACCTGATCCTGGAGCCACCCGGCGCGTGTGCCACTCACCACGCGCCAACCAGGGTGCTGCTGTGCGGCCCTTCTCTTTGTGCGGACGGGAGCGTCCGGACGCTCCGCGAAGCCGCCGTCTCTAGATCACGGCGGCTTCAGGCAGCGTTCTAGACGTCGAGGTAGGCGAGCGCGTCGCCGTCCTCGTCGATTTCGAACCTGTTGCGCACCGAGTCAGCGATGTTCTCGATCTGCTCGGCGTCTGCTAGCAGGCCGACCTTCCTGAGCCTGTCCACAGCCCCATACAGGTGCGAGGCCGCGTCTCTCAGTTCGTGTCCGATCTGCCTTCTCGCCATCGCGGATCCGAAGCTGTTGCGGGCGAGTGTTACCGGGTTGTCCTGTTTGTCCATGTTCCTCCTGCCGGGGTGCCCGGCCTAGACGTTGATTCCCATGCCGATCAGCATTTCGTTCATCTCGCGCAGGCAATGCACCATGCAGCGCGGGATTCCCTCCAGCTTGAAATGCGTGGGCGAGCCGCAGCCTGGGCTTGCGCAGCGCATTTCACGATCGAAGTGGCGCATCGGCCCGTGTTGCTCCGGAATGAAACCGGGATGCGCAACACAGTCCTTGCGGTCGATTCGTGCCCAGAACTGTTCACGTTCGGCTTGTGTCCGAAACATGGCAGTTCTCAGTCGTCTTGGCGGGGCGTGTGTTCGACGACCTCGGGCGCCCAGCCGTTGTGGATGGCCTTCGCTGCGTGCTCGGCACGCTTGTAGAGGAACTGCTCCAGCGTGCCTCCGGCCTGACAGCCGCTGGTGATGACGGCGCGATGGTCGCCGCCGTCATACGTCCACGTGAACGGCACCATGTGCCCTTGTAGCGTGTGCAGCGCGACCACGAACGTGCCGCGCTTGAGGTCTTCCTGGTGCAACGTGACCGGCATCGCAGCCGTCATGTCACGGCATTGCTCGGTTCCCTGATCGACGTACATGCCACCCTCGATCAGCTCTGCTTCGTGTAGGAGGAGCGTCACGTAGCCCATGACACGCCTCCTGACGAGCGGTCGGAGTCGACGCAGCCAGCGTCGTGACGACACGGCTCTCCCTCGGGCGCCCCGCAGTTGCGACAGCCGCTGCCGCCAAACGGGGACGGCCCGGTTTCGAAGCCGAGGATCTCGCGGACGCAGCGCACGCACGTGACCTCCGCGAGCAGCTCCCCGAGCTTCTTGGGGGTCTTTGTCAGCTTGGGGTCGGCCTGGCCGACAAACTCCCAGCCGCAAAGGGCTTCCATGTCGAGACCCTGCGACGCGTGCACACGATCGTGGCGCTTCGCGACGCCGATCCCTTCCTGCGGATGATGGGTGAAATACCCGTACCGCATCGCCTATCTCCTTTCTGGAACCGCGGGATACGGTTCCGTGCAGCCGCCGCCTAAGG